TATTGACTAACTGTATCTATTGTATATGTATAGTATAACCAATACACTATTATATATAATCACACTAAGTAACAATAAAGTGATATACTATCATAATAATACTAAGTATACAATAAGTAGCATAGGTACTAAAAGTATACCACTATAATGTTGATCCAACATATTCAAGTATGCAAATTTATACTAGGTATTATTAAAGTAACATGGTATCTAAATGATACTATCAATTTTCCAGGAAAACACCTATAAAAAATTTTTTATCATATATCACACCTAATCACTACTAATAACCCAATATTATATATATACCTAATGATATATACCCAATTCACACTACCAACCTAATTCAGTATATCAACCTAATATATTAACTAATGACTCTATTCCTTTACATATATTAATCTTAGCTACATTAACATATCTAATAAATATAACTCTATTATCATACAAAATAACTAATATATAAAAATACATAGTGTCTAATCATTCATTTAAGCACACTTTAAGCATATAGCCTTTATACTATTACCTAATCATATTATAATGCTTATATGACTCTATTAAACCACTACATTATAATATCATGTAATAAGCTAATAAATAACACTATATATTAATGTAATATAACCATAATAACAACTAAAATATATTAAAAATAATTAAATAAATATCATTTAATAGTTGACAACTATATAATAACCATGATATAATGGTATTAACAACAAGGACATACGACATATACACTACTTAAACAACTAAATAATATTTATTTTTAGTATATGGTATCAAATGAATAATAATTGCATATACTAATAGTAGGTAATAAAGTATCATATTGTAACTGTAAACATGATAACATATATTCATGTAGGTGATGACCTTAAGTCATAAGTGTAATTGAATAAGTTAAATTGTGAGTGTCAATTCTTTATACTATTAAACTATATGCACATTATAGAGTATAAATGAAACTACACCAATTATTATGAAACTAATGTTAGTTAAATATCATTAGTCAACTCATATTTTAAATAACTTAATAATAATTTAAAAATGAATAATGTTTTAAAAAATAGAATTTTAGAATAGAATAATAAAAATTTGTAACATTAAAAAATTATAAAATGCATACGTGCAAACTTTAATAAATATGTTACTTTTATTATAAAACTGATTAAATCATTAGTAAAAAATTTGACTCTTTATTGTTTGTGACCACTTGTGAGAAAAACAATAAAGCTTAAAAGTTAAAATTTATTTACGATATATGCTTAATCAGTTTTATATAATTATTCATTACATAATTTTAAAAATGAGGATATAATAAATTATATCTTGATATTAAAATTATATCTTGATATTAAAATTATATTCTCTTTACAAATGCAATTTAAAAACAAATGTTAATATTCATCAAAATATAAGCTATAAAATAGCAAATTAAAAAGGAGTGTTATTAATGAAAAATACAAGTAAATTTATATCAATGTTATCAGTAAATGAGCAACAACAAATTAGGACTTTACTATTAAACTGTGAAGAGTTAGAAAATGAAGAGAATAAAATGGAAATAATAGAAAATGCTATGGATGATAGAATATGTTTATTAGAGGATTTCATAAACCTTGAATTAGTAATATCTGATAATTTACAAACAATTTGCAATGAATGGGAAATAGATTTTAAGGGTGATTTATTAGAGAATATTGAAGATGAACTAGAAATATATGAAACTATGAAACACTATATTGAATATTTAATAGAAGAGGTATTCCCAATATGGATTGATGAAAGTAAAACAGAATGTAAAGAAAATACTTCATTATATATTAATTATCAATTAAGATTAAAAAATATAGTAGAAGAGTTATAAAATTATGAAAACAATAAAATTAAATAATATTAAGGCTATAGAATTTAACGATAATTTATTCAATAATGATTTTATAATACTACAAGCAAATGAAATAGAATCTATTATATTAGATGAAGAGTTAAAAATATATACAATAGAGAATGAAGATGGATTAATATTTCAAACTAAGAAAATAAAATATATAAGACAAGATAATCAATTATAAAAAGTTTTTAGAGGATATAAACGATATATAATTCTTATATCCTCAATAAAGCTTTTATTAAGCTAAGAATTAAAAGGATGTGTATTAAATGACAAGTAAAATAACTAAAAAAACAATATTAGAAAAATTGATAAACTTTAAAGAAGTATCAGACATATTAGATATAAAAATTATAATGAGAAAAAATAATAATAAATAGGAGTGAATACAATGTTAAAATATCATAATAGTGAATGATAATATAAAGTGATTTATAACTAATATAGATCACTTTAAACAATTACATAATAATTATTAAAATGAGGGTATATATAAATTGTACCTTGATTTTTTAAATTATAATAATAAAATAAAAAGGATGTGTATTAATAATGACAAATACAAATATAAATTATAAAAGAATCAATGCATTAAAATTATTTTTAGAGGTAGAAAAAGAGGATATAAAAACTATAGAATATGACAACAATACATTTATATGTGGTAATGGTGAATATATGGTATTAACTGATTTAGAAGCTACGAAACAAGCTAAGAACTATATAAAAGAATCTTTATGGGCATTTAATAAAAATTTTATAATGAGTAATTTAAATTCAAGATTTAATAATATGGATGAGGAAATAGTAGAAAACATAATTGATATTGCTCAAGAAAAATATGAAGATGGTAACGACTCAATAAAAAGTATAATAAGAATAAATGACTTTATAAAAGATGCAATTATGTGTGACGGTAGAGGACATTTTATATCATCTTATGATGGAGAAGAACAAGAACAAGGAAATTATTATATCTATAGAACAAATTAAATATTTAAATATTTTTAAAGCACACTACAACAATTAAATAATAATTAGTGTGTTTTATAAAGTAATATTAAATATTACTAAGATTAAAAAGGTGGTAAAAATAATATGTTAAAGATATCTAATATTCAATCACTAATAAGAAAACACGACATAAGAATTCAAGATACCGACATGATGATTAATAAATACTATTCTGTAAAGAATCAATTATTATTTAAAAATAATGGTAGTGATAAAAAGATCTCAAGTTTACTAAAATTTTTACAAGGCTACTTTAGCCACTTAGATGATAATTTTATGTGTAATCATAACTGTGTTAAAGATGATAAAATAATGGATATATTTAATAAACTATCCTCAACTTATAGTGATAGTGAAGCTTTATTAAATAGTGGTATAACTTGTAATTATAACAAAGAATCATACACAGTATTAAAAACTAAAGAATTAAGATTATTAATGGTTAAAACTGAGTACTTAGAAATATTTAAAGACGTTTACTTGTCAGTTAATAAAGATACTAATTTAAATATAATCAATGTTATTAGTGAATATGGTATGGAAATACAAGGTATAATACTAGCTTTAGAATTCGTTAATGTAGATGGTAATAGAATAGAAATTAAAGATTATTTAATTAGTCAATTGGAGGTAGCATAAATGATAAATGAATTAAGAGAACTTAAACAATACTTAAGATTCTATGAAGAGGCTAGAGACAATGACAAGATGACTAAAAAGGAACAAAGAGAATTATGTATACAATATACTCAAGATAAAATTAAGGTAATAACTAATATTAGTATACCACTGGAGAAAATTAGACTTGATATGAGAAATAATAAAATTGTATGTGAAAATTATGGTTATAACAATAAAGTATCTTTAGACTTTAGATTCTATCAAAATAAATGCACTATATGGGACGGACAAAGAGAAATTAATTTGACTATTGAATAATAATTTAAAAAGTTTTTAAAGAGTATAAGACAACATAAATTATACTCTTAATAAAGCTTTTAAAAGCTAATAATATTATAAAGAGGAGTTGTATATCATGTATAAAAATTCTACATTAAAAGGATTAAACATCGAATTAAAAAGCAACCTATTAGACTTGCAACAAAATATAAAAGAATCGGCTTTAAGAAATAAAACTATAGATATACTTCAAGAATCTTTTAGAAATTCTCAAGACGATATATATTTAATACGTGTAAATATAGAAAGAAATAGACTTCTATTCACTGATAGAGCCATAACAAATATAGAATCACATATAACAATGATTAAGCAAGCTATAAGAGACTATAAAGAGCCACACTATATAAGTATCATGAATAATATTAACTTAGATGGGAGTTGTATATAATGTTAAAAGAATTATATTTTGTTGGGATTGAAGCAATAGGAGAAATAAAAGTTGTTGTTATAAAGAGTAAAGAATATGTTATGTCACATGATGATTATTGTATTAATGGTTTAAGATTCAATAAATATTATGAAAATGAAGAGGATGCAAACAAACAAGCTATAATTTTATCAAGAGGATCTTTTAAAGATAGTCCTAAATATAGAGTATATAAAAATTATTAACACTAATATAAAAACATTCTTTTATAAGATACAAATAATAATAAAATATGAGGAGTTGTATTAATAATGAGAGGTATATTAAATTTAAAGAATATAAATAGTAATAATAGCTATGAGATAGACTTAAACAAGTACAATAACACAGAGATTAAAATATTAGTAGAATATGATAACACATATGAAATAGAGACTCATGACGGTAGTGAGTACACAATATTTAAAGAAGAATTAATAACCATATAAAAGTAACCTTTTATTAGACAAATAATAAATATAAAAAGGAGCGTGTAATAAATGAAAAGATTAAGATTTGAATGGTGTTTAGGTGAAGACGTTCCAGAAATTAAAGAAGAGGATAAACAAATAAGAATTACACAACTAGATAATATGTTAATAGAATTGAAAGAAAAATTATTACTATTAAATAATGTAAATATTGAGGAAAGTGATACAAGAGATTACAGTGGATTATATTACTGTAAAACAGATAAAAGAATAAAGCCAAGATTTTCAATTAGTATGCGTATGAGAATAATTATAAGTAAAGAGGGAAGAAAAACAACATGGAACGATATTATGAGAACAGTTAACACAATTAAAGCACCATACTATGAATTTATATAACAATTCAATAATAAACTAAAGGAGCACACACAGTGAATAAATTAATAAAATCTTTTTACTTTGAATTAATAGCATCCATTACAAGCTTAGCAACAGCATATATCATTTTATGTATATTACTACCTAACATATTAAAATAATCTTAAAGGAGCGTTAAACAATGATAAATTTAATTAAAAAATCTATTAACACATTTAATAAAGAGGTTGACAAAATAAACCAGGAGACTAAAATAGACACGATGAAACAAATTGAATTAAACATATTAGATAAAATGTTACTAAAGACACAAAATTTATTTATTAACAACTAAATAATACTTGTATATTTAAAGAAAATTAGTGTATAATAATTATATAATAATTTAATAAAAAGGTGGCTGATTAATAATGATAAAAGCATTTAAACAAGAAGCAAATAATTATAATGAAATAAGGATCTTTAATTTAGAAACTGGAGAATTTAATTCATATTTCCAGGATAAAAATATAGGGTATACATTTACAGATTATAAAACTACAGTTTATGAAATGGGTTATAAATCAGTTAATGACTGCATGAAAGAATTAAAACATCGTAAATATTTAGGGGTTGAAATAGACTACAAAGAACAAAGAGAATCTGAGAAATTAGGCTGGATTAAATTAGGAATAGAAAGAATTAAAAGAGCTAAAAGAGTCAATACAAGTGATTTTGAAGACGTTATAAAAAAATTATCTATCTATGGATTAGGTTACTGTGATGCACAAAATATGATTATAACTTGTTATGAGCATGAACTTATAAATATTTAAATGTTTTAACTTGCACATTAAGAACTTAATAATAATTCTAGTGTGCAATGTAAAGCAATATTAAATATATTGTTAAAATTAAAAAGGTGGTTTTAATAATGAATAAAGAATATGTATTAAATAATGAAACTTCAAGAATTGAATTACATTTTAGTAAAGAAGAATACGCAGCACTAGACGGAGTTACTAAAGCAGAATTAAAAAGTATATGCTTATTTTCTGGAAAATCTCAAGCGTGGGTAAGTAGAACTAAAAGTGGCCATTATAAAATAATTAATTTTGCTGAAAAATTAGGTTTTGTAAATGGTGGATGCAATGGGGAAATATTAACTCATGAAGAAGTAGCAGAAAATAAGATAATTAAACAGGAAGAGCAAATAGAAAAATCAAATGCAACATATCCTGAAATAGATATAAATGATATAGAGTCATATTTAGTATCAAAGCAATTAAGTGATAATGAAAATAGTAATGCATTTTTTAGAAATACACCTATAGATCATCAACATCAGCTACAAGAACTACTACAAAGTGCTAACAATGATATAGCAGAATTAAAGAATTTAGGATGTAATAATTATATAGAATATAAAGCTAAAACTATTCTCCAGAGCTTCAAGAAAAATTATAGTAATCAATATATAAAAGTATTAACTCAAAAGGGTAATAATCCTTCATGGATGGTAACAGGGCGTGGAAATATGAATGTAAGTAGATATAATAAGAAACAAGATCAACTTTCTAATATGCAACATCAATTATCAATATTAATAGATGAATACAATGCAAAGATTAAAAACTTTAAATATCAAATTAAACATGAGAACGCACAAATTGTAAAAATTGAAATAGAAGAGACTTTAAAAAATGTTACTGAAGTATTGCTGACTAAAATTAGTAGAGAATTTGATCCAAGTGCTGTAGAAAATATATTTAGTAATCCAAGAAGTGAAATAAAAGGATATAGCTACAATGAAGAGTATTTCTTATTTAAAAATTGGGGATACTGGAGAATATACAATAAATTAGGGAATGAATTAAATGTAACTACAAGAACTATAAAAACATTAAAAGAAGCTAAAACTCACTTGTCATATATAATAAATAATGTAGCATAAGAAATTTTTTAACTAGCACATTAACAAATAAATAATAATAATATTAGTGTGCTATGTAAAGCATTTAAATGCTATTAATAAAAAGGATGTGTAAATAATGATAAATGTATTATGTAATAGTTTTAATAGTAAAGAGGCACACTGGCACATGTTAGTAAATAAGAATTTAAAAGGTATTAAGGCCTTAAAAGACTCTAAGCTATGTAATATATATCAGTTAGATAATAGCCTTATAATTGAAGTACCCGCTATTATGGAAACAATGAAAGAAGTACAAAGCATATATAATGCAGCTATAAACAATAAGAATTATAAAGTAGTATTTGCAGATCAATATAATTATTGTAAAAACTTTATTCTAGGAGGAATTTAGTAATGAATAGAAAATTCAATTTAATTGGTTTTACATCTCCTGAAAATTTAACATTAACAGAAGCTAAAAGAATTTTAGGAAATTCAATTAATAAATTAATTCCAGGAACTTCTATTAAATTTAATGGTTACGGTAATGGAATTAACTTCACTATAGAAAGATTAAGATAATAGCATAAAATAAAGATTCTATTAAAATTTTAGGAGGAATATATAATTATGGCACAAAGATATAAAAGCACATTTGAATTCTTTGATATGGAAGAACAAGCAAAAAGATTTTGTGATATTGAAAATTTGAATAGTTATATTAAAAAATATCACAAGGCACATTATACTCCTTGGAGTAGTCAAGACGGAAAAGAGAATAAATTTGTAGCATGGTATGTAACAAAATAAAAACCTAATTCTAGTAGAGTCTAAGAGCTTAATTAATAACAAGCTTGTAATTATCCCTAAGAAGTAATTCAAATCATCCTGGGACGTTATAAGCTTGTTATAATACATAATAACTAAACAATACTTTAAGGATGTGAATAAATGAAAAGAAAAAACAGGAAACTAAAAAAGCTTAACAAATACACTACAATGAAACATAATAGCAGTATGTCTGTAAAAGAATTTTTTATAAAATTATGTGAAGTAGAAGAATCAACTCTGGAATGGTGGGACGATAATTCATTAACAATGTAATAATAATTTATTATGGAGGTTTATTCATGGAGAATTTATCAACTAGGAAATTATATTATGCTAAAGAGAAATGTTATGGTAGTCTTTGTACTTTCATTTTTTATGGAATATGTAGAATAGATAATACAGAACTTGAAGAATTTACAAACGTATTAAAAGCTCTAGGACTTGACAAAATAATTATAGACAAAGATATTGACAGCAAAGTTTTTGTCATAGAAGCAAAATAATAAAAGAGGTGTAATTAAATGAATGATTATAAAGATATTACCGAGGAAGAATTTAAGGATAGTATATTAGTAGATAAGATAAAATGGTTATGCTCTGCTAAGATAATTGAAGCTATTCCATCGGATAAAAAGAAACATGACTTAAAAAAGATTCTTAAAAAGGAAAGAAGTAAATATTTAAATGATAAATTTATACTAAAGCAAATTGACTATATAATAAATTATAATAATCTGAAAGAGGTGTATTAAATGTGGCATCCAGTAATTGCCCATATAGAAAGTGGAACGAGAATTAACAATGCAATTCATGAACTAGAAGAAGCATTATACCAAGAAGACACATTATGTTTTAATATGGATCAAGAAAAAACTTCTCAAATTAAATTAGCAATGGAAATATTAAAAGGAAATAGAAATGATTTAATTTAAAATATCCAATAAAAACACGATTTTATAGTATTTAAAAACTTACTCTAGAAATTATAGAGGGTTGTTAAATTATAAGTATTTTATTTACTTTAATTGAAACTATTATTTAATTAAAACGTATATTGTATAATATGGGATATATAAAGCAATATCTTATAATTTCAACACGTCTGTAATAATTTACAAACAAATTAAAGGAAGTGATTATATGGAAATGGACGTAGGATTTATAGCTATGATGGAAGAGGAAAAAAGAAGAAAAGCTAATAAGAAATTAATAGAAATTCAAGAAGAACAAGAAGTCGAGGAATAGGAAGAATAAAAAATAAATTACCTCTGGCTTCATTTAAATTATTAAAGTTGGGGGTATATCCTGGGGAGGATATGAAACTATGATAATAGATTTTTTAACTGCTACAAACTATGAGAGTAATTTTAAGAAGTTAGGCGCAAATAAACAATATCAACATTATGCAATACTTAATCGTATAGATGATGAGCCAGACGAGTTTACACTAAGCATAGATATTGACATAGATGCAAAAGGCAATGACCATAGCACAATAATTAAGATGCATAGAAACGTAGCTAGAGAGCTTATAACAGATAGTACAGAAAGATTCTAATATAAAAAGAGAGTAGCAAATGTGTGCTATTCTTAACTTAACAATAAAAAGGAGGTGCGAATAATGAGTGAAATTATAATAAGAAGATCTGACATATGGATGGCTAATTTATCAGGAGATGAAGGAAACGTTTTAAAAGGTATTCATCCAGTATTAATTATAAGTTGTAAGAAATCTAATAATAGTACTACTTTGGTTAATGTTTGCCCTGTGACAAGCACTTTAAAGAGCAACATTACAAATATACCGATAGGAGCTGAAAGTGGACTCTTGCATGAATCTGTAGTGTTATGTGGTCAAGTACAAACAATAAGTAAGAAAGATTTATTTAAAAAAGTAGGATTTGCAAAACGTCAACTCATGGATTTAGTAATAAGAACAATAGTAAAACAAATTGAAGGTAAAAATAATGAATTAAGTATTACACAGAAAGAAAAATTAGATTATATGTTAAAGAGTATTAAGAAATTAATTAGTTTCAAAATTAAATATAATATTATAGATGTTGAAATAGATGAGCAAATAGAAAATTCATTTTTAGAAATTAAAGATTATTGTAATTCTATTAATATTGATTACAATGGTTTAGGAAACTTAGAAATATTTAAAATACATCAAAAATCAAGAGAGAAAATAAGAGTAACGCAATTTAAAAAAGATTATATAACAGCAGTTAAATTGTCTGAGGAATATTTAAAGAGTTTATATGAAATAGATTATACTGTATATGGTAATGAAATTTGTTCAGAATTAGAATGGGCATTGTATAATCTTTCTTTAGCAGTAAAGAAACTAGGAGAAATTGAAAGAAGTTATAAGTTAGCAAAACAAGCATTAACTTTCAGTACAGAAGAAAATAGTAATAGAATATTAACATACTGGCTAATAGGAGAATGTTGTAACTTAATGGGATCTGAATATAAAGAAGAAGGAATTAACGTATTTGAGAAATGTATATCTTTTTATAAAAGTGTTGGAGAGAAAAAATATGAAATACTATCACAGTTTAATAAAGCAAAACTATTAAAAGATATAAATAGCATGGAAGAATTAATTAAAGAATATGAAATGACACAATTTAAAAACGTGTTGCATACATTTGGAGATATGGAAAATGATGAAGTTCTTAAAGAATTGAAAATTGAATTAAATAATACTTTCTAAGATTCAAAGTGTGGGAGCGGATGTTTTTTAAACTCTCCCACAAATAAAATAATAGGAGGTAATCTCAAGATGAAGATTACAAAACGTACAAAGAACATAGTAATGGCAATGTGTCTTATTGCTATACTAACAGCAGGTGTAAGCACAACTAAAGGAACAGTTGTTACAGGGGGCACAGTAACAACACAGGGAATAGATCCACCAATAAACTAACCAAGTGCAGTCTTAGTCTTTCCTGCAATATCAAAGAAAGACTAAAATTTTAAAAGGGGTGAAAAAATTGAATAAAGAAGTGTTGGAGAAATTATGTAAAGAATATGGGTTTTCTTTTTCTATTATGGGTAAATATATTCAAATTGTAAGTAAGAGAGACACATATTATATATTGGATATGAATCATGAAGGAAGAAGAATTAAATTGTTTCACCAGAATATATATGCAAGCGCTGGATTCCACAAACATGGAGAACATGAAAGTCTTAAAAATATATTTGCTAGTATTTTTAGCCATGATAATATCTACAATGTTGGTAGCAGAAACAATAAATTAACTAGAATGACAGAATTATTTAATCAACTTCACAACACTCCAGCATAAATAAATAATAATTGTAGCAAACAATCGAATAATAATGTATAATATAAGATAAAGAGGGCACAATATTAATATACAAGAGGTGAGAACATAATGGAAGATCATTTTCTACTATTCCCAATACTGATTTTAGTAGGTATACTTTATGTAGCATGGTACATTATAAAATTGATATGGATTACGTTAGGATTAATATTTATACTAATAAGAAAAATATATCGAAAAATTATGAATAAAAATGTAGAAGGAGTGAATAATAACAATGTTATTAGATGAGTATCTTGAATATCTAAAATCTACAGAAGGTAAGAGCTCTGGAACAATTACACAATATCACAACAGCATGAAGCTATTTATGAATTATATGAAAGAAGATAAATACAGCATCACCAGAGAATCAATCAAAAAAATTAAAATATCTGATATTTATGGATTTTTAGCTACAATATCAGAATCTAATTCAGGAAGCTCCAGAAGAAATAAGATATCAGCATTAAAATCATTCTTTGAGTATTGTAAAGAGATTGAATTAGTAAAGCATAATATAATTGTAGACATAAAGAAGCAACCAAAAACTCCAAGACGAATTCCTAAATATTTCAACCTAGATGAATGTAAATTATTAATAAGTTCAGTAGGCAAAAGAAATCTAATTAGAGATAAAATGATAATAATATTATTTCTATCTACTGGATTAAGATTAACAGAATTAATTAACCTAGATATAAATTGTGTGATTGACAACAACTTAACAATAATCGGCAAAGGAAATAAAGAGAGGCCAGTGTATTTGAATCAAAAAATAATAACATTGTTAAAAGAATATCTATTAGAAAGAGGAGAATCAGATTCAAACGCATTATTCCTTAGTGAGCGAAATAACAGAATTTCTAAGAGTGCAGTACAGAATTTATTAAGAAATGCAATAGACAGAGCTGGATTGAAATTAGAAGGTGAAACTGACGTCCTAGTGCATGTTTTAAGACACTCGTTTGCTACAAATGAATATCAGAATGGAACAGATATTAGACTCCTCCAGGAAGTGCTAGGACATGAAGATATAGGAACGACTCAAATTTATACACACGTTAATAAGAAGCAAATGGAAAATCAAGCAGAAAATTCTATAATGAGTAGTATAATATAATGTAAAAAATTGGTATAATCAAGTCGAACGAATTTATGTTAATATTACGTAAAATAGATTGACAAAGTAACAATTAAATAATAAAATAATAAAGAGGATGTGTTAATAAAATGAATGAGAAAATAGAATTATTAAAAGAATTAATTGAGAAATCTGAATTAACCGTACAACAAAAGATAAACAAAATCATCCAGACACTAATAAGAACAGAAGATCCAATTAAAGCTAGAATATTGAGTAATGAGATATTAGATGGTAAATTTGATAAGTTAGAAAATCAAAGTATTTTAAATTTGGTAACAGCATTTAATGATAACGAATCAATAGTAGTAAGCAATCAAACAGAATACAATGATGTTAAAGAAGATACCCTATTTAATAAAAATGATTCAAACGAAAACAAAGCAATCAAGACATTAGAGTATCAATTGAAAGTAATGCAATCTCAGATGGAATCCTTAGAATACAATAATAATAAAAAGATGAAAGAACTAGAAGAATTAAACAATAAACGAATAGACGAACTAACTAAATCAAATAATGAATTGTCTGGATTAAATAGTAGATTAGTTGCAAGATTAAGTTTAACTAAAAATTCTAAACTGATTGAAGTATCAGATGAAAGTATTAACGAATTATATATTAGAAACTTAGAAACAGCAGTAACTGAATATGAAGAAGCGTTTATCGTAAAAGGAATAGTTCCAAAGACTTATTACAAATTAAATAATAGAGAGGGAGAATAAAAATTATGAGAACTCAAAAATATTCTAAATTATATATTACTATTTATGACGAATTAAATAATAAGGGAAATGTTATTAAAAACATTCTAAAAACTGAAAAGGAATTAGATATTGAATTATTAGATTGGAAAGATGAACAGTTAGTTATTTTCTTAAAGAAATTTGAATCAATATCTCCAGTAAGTTTAAGAAAAAATTTAACGATATTAAGAGAGTTTGCTAATTATATTTGTAAAGAAGAAAATCTTGAATGTCCTATATTTACATTAGAAGAATCTGTTTTTATGAGTTTGATTGATACAGATAAATTGTTATCCGTAACATTATCTTATGAACAGTTTCAGAACATCAGAGGACAGCTAGGAATGGCAGGTATAGGAGAAACAGTAAACTACAGAGATAAGCTTATTTTTGAACTCGCATGGTTTGGCGTTACTGAAGATGAAATGAGAATGTTAAAAGAGTCTGATATAGAATATGTTGATAATAAAGGAATGGAAGTTGCTATATTAAATCTAAATACTGGTAAAACTGTAAGAATTGATGATCCAGAAGTTATTGATGATATTAAAAAATGTATAGTAACAGATTCAATTACTAGAGTCGCTAAAGATGGCAGATTTAAAACTACTGGATACAGAGATTCAGAGTACCTACTAAGAGCTGGAAAATCAGGTGGAACATCTCCTAATTCATTCTTTGGTAAACCTGCTACAGCACTAAAAGGAGCTTTTGTTAAACAAGAAATAACTTGTGATGGAATTAATGTCTTTGATTTGAGCTTAGACGATATTAGGAGGAGCAGACTGGTGCTGTTACTAAATAAAAAGAATGAAGAGTATTTTAACTTTGAAACTGTTGCAGCAATATATAATCTTAAGACAATTTCTGCGATTAGATGGTACCGAGAAATAGCTGCAATGAAATATCCAGAGGTAAAATAATGAAGCCTGGAACAACACTAATATTATTAAGTTTAGTGTTGTTCTTAGTCAGCATCAACAATCAAATAATAATAAGGGATGGGGATAAATGATGAAAGAATTTAATAATAAAGATTTTGTTAAAACTGAAAAATACGTAGCTATAACAGGAGACAATTTTGACTCAGATAGACAATTTGAAATAGAAGTTGATGGAGTACAAATAACGTTATGTATGGATGAACAGAATAGGCTCATTCAGATACTCTCAGCCGATGGAGAAGTTATTAGTAGTAAGAATACCAATGTAGCTAAAAAGTGCCTACAGAGAGTCGTTACAACGTCTAGAGAGGCTACATATACCGACAAGCAAGAAAGGTTCTGGTCGTTCTACCTAGATGATATAAGACCTAATTCAAAATGTCCTAAAGTAGATAATTCCACTATGTATGCGATTCAAGCTTTGGATTGGGAGACAATAAAGTTAGAATTAACCAAATGAATTATATCGGAATATTGACAATTAAATAATAAATTTGTAGAATAAATAGTCAAGTAGGAAATTATTGTAAACATTATTATTATATTGTACCGATTGACTATAACAAATTTAGAATATATATTATGTTATAATAAAATATAAAGTTTATCAGACGTGCATGGTATAATAAAGAAAATAATTTATATGAAAGAAGGAATTAATAATGGATCACACAATATTAGCAACATATTTTAATGGAGATAATTATAGTTTTGATTGGTTAGAAAATGATGAAGATACAGCAGAATGGTTAGATGAAAGTAAAGACAAGTATACTCAGATAGAAATTATTAAAGTTAATGTTATGGAAGTAATATATCAGTCTAAAGATATGGAGGAATAATATGAAAAGTATAATTAATTATGTTTCTAATTTTATTAAAATGATAAAAGATTTACCAGATGAAATGTTATATGTGCAACTAAATAATGCGGGGTTAGTGACTCCGACTGTAAAAATGAGTAATAAGGAGCCATTTCTTACTAAAGAAGAAATTATAAAAGTTAAAAGTATAAAAAATATAACCATATTATAAAAGTAGTTTTCAAGTTAAATTATAAGGAGGTAAATAATATAATGGAAGAATCGGGAACATCTTTAAATTGGAAGAAAATAAGAGCTGAAGAATTATCGAGGAAAGGTTATTCCCCGGAAGATATGGGATTATTAGAATTACTTAAAGAAGATTGTTTAAATGTAGATATATTAAAAATGTACCTTGAAAGATATATCCATAATAAAGTTATGTATGAGAATGATAGTAAAAAGTTAAGAGATAAAATACACATCAAATGCAAAATTATGAATGAATGGATTACAGAATGGAGCGATTTTGATTCTGTATCATGGTATCAGGAAGGACTAGATGAATTAAGTAAAATGATTGGATCATTACAGAGATTAACTTAAAAATGAGGAGGACTAAATGATAATTAAATGTGGTAGAGAAGAGTTTGATTTAAATGAAAAAGATGTAATTTTAGATAATGGATGTTGCTTTCAGATATTAACCAGAGAGACAGGAAAAGGATGGAATAAGTATGCTCCTATAATAGCTAAACGCCTCGCAAATAAACTGATTAAGAATGGTGATTTATGTTTAAAAGAAGCTAAGGCAAATAGAAATCTATATTATAGAATAAGTTAAAAGAGAGAGGAGGATATTAATGAATAAAAGTGAAGCATATATTTCGATGGAACAAGGTAAAAAGATTACACATATATATTTTGATAGTGACGAGTTTCTATATATAAAAGATGGAATTATGTATACAGAAGATAATTACAGATTTGATAATAGAGATGATGGTTATGATGGTTGGAAAGATAGAAATAGCGAATCATTTCAAAGAGATTGGAATATCTATTAAAAGAGAATTTTTATAAGAAAGGAGAAAAAACAAATGTTTTTAAACTTATTTAATAGTTCAAAAAGAGATCAAAATATTCAAAATGAAAGAAGTAAAATATATAATGAAATATCTATTATAAATAAACAACTTCATGATATATATAATCCTTCCCCAAAAATAAAACCTTGGAGATATAGATTAAATGCAGTACCTACTGATTATGAAGAATTTACTATAAGATATCTTGAGAATTTAAAAATGAATGAAGTTTTGCACAATAAACCAGAGTATAAAGAATATGGATTGATGAATGATAGTAAAATGAATTTTGAAGAATTAGATAATAAATTACAATTAGACACTGATAATAAATATAAGTTATTTGAAATTATAAATGAGCATCAATTAGACGATTTTGAAACTCAAATGTGGGCTGAATCTGCAATTAAAGATATTCATGTTATAAAGATAAGTGAGCAAGAAAAAGATGAATGTAGGCATAAGTATGGATTAGCTAAAATAGATGATAAGCAACTAGAAACCATCAAACAATTAAATTCAGAGAAAGAAAATTTAGAAAAACAATTAAACTTGTTACGTAAATTATAATTATAAAACAGGTATTTTATATTAAGGAGGATGAGAAAATGAAATATAAAGTATTAATAGAAATTCAAGGAGAAAAAGATTGCTATAATTGTCCCATAAATGAATCAGTCGGTGGATATGGAAATACAAAATGTAATTTGCAAGGTGATATGATATTTGATTATGATAGTAAAAATTATGGTAAATCAGATAAGGCTAAACAATTAGAAAAATGTCCATTAAAAGAAATAGAATAATTTAAAATGTTAATTTTATGGTATGAATAATAAAACTAAAATAAAAATTAGGAGGGGTTTAAATGTCAATTTATGAAATGGTTAAAAAGTTAATAGGAAGTATAGAACCGTATGGAGATTCAGGTATTGATGAAAAACGTTCAACTAATCTTGAGGAACACATAGACCTTGTTTTTGGTTTAGTTACTGACTTAATTAAAACGGCAGATTTTAAAAATAGAGGTGAAGCTAGTATACAGAAATTAGGAATAGCAGCTAACGATGCCCTATTGGAAATAAAAAATTCGATTGATAATAATATTGGATAAAACTATTATTTTAATATAGGAAGGAGTTGTTAATGAATGGAGTATCAATGTCCTCTGTGTAAGGAAATGTTAATTAAAACAAATGATGACTATAAATGTACTAATGAAGATTGCAATATGAAAAGAGCTGGAAAAATAAAGATAAGAGAAGATTATCAAGATATTTTTATTGAAGATAAATTGACTAATAGAATTACGAAAGAAAACAAATTATGTACCATATTTAAAATAACAAATTAATTTTAAATAACATTTGACAAATGAATAATACTTATGGTAAACTAAGGATAACGAATTAAATAATAATTGAAAGGAGATAAAAAAATGAAAGAAAGAGTAATGTGTATGGCAGGAGAACTTGGATTTAATATAGAGCAGAATGTTTGCCACGTATATTTAATAAAAGATGAAAATAGAAGACACTATAAAGGATATACAAAAGCATATATGTTTTTATATAGAAGATTAAAAGCAATTAAATAATAATAAAGGAGAGGAGAATATTATGGAAAACGATCAATTACAAATATTTAATAATGAGGAGTTCGGACAGATAAGAACTATTACAGAAAATGGAGACACTTGGTTTTTAGGAAAGGACATTGCTGGAACTTTAGCATATAAAGATACATCAGATGCATTAAAGAAACATGTTGATGAAGAGGATAAAATGGGTAGGCAAATCGCCGACTCATTAGGAAGACAGCAAAACACTATCTTTATAAACGAGAGTGGAATGTATAGTTTGATATTTAAGAGCAAACAACCTAAAGCTAAAGAATTTAAAAGATGGGTAACTTCAGAAGTATTACCATCTATTCGTAAAACCGGTGGATATGTAGCTCCCAGCATTGCAAGCAAAGACACTTATATATTAGACTTAGCCAAGTCAATGCAATTAACTAATCAAGTTGTACAAGGAATATTGACATCAGTAACTAAGATGGAAGAGTTTGTTAAAGATAGTCTTAATGCAAAAGATATTCAAATAGATAGAGCATCAGAGTTAATTGGATTAAGAAGTAAGAACACAATGATGTTATCTGGTGCATTAAAAGAGAAATTAGAAGACCTCACAGGGGCATATGTTTCTGCTACGTCTGAATTATATAAGAAGATTAAGAAATTAGTATTTAAAGAGTTTCATGTATTTAAATGGGAAGAAATTGCAATAGGAAAATATAATAGAGTTTATGCATTTATAGATTCTATAGAAGAAATATAACAATTAAATAATAATTAGGGGGAGAATATTATGATAAAGAATAACTGTAGAGACTGCATGACCAGAGAACTCGGATGTCATTCAAATTGCATTACATATAATAACTTTACTGCTGCACTCCAGGAGAAGAAAGAACATAAGCTAGATCAATTTGATAGCTACAAAAGAGATAGACTTATTCAAGAGAATGAGTACAGAATTAAAATAGGTAAGGCTACATTAGGCAATAGTAAAAATTTTGCAAACTGTTAACAACTAAATAATAATTGAGGAGGTAATATATTATGAAAGATAAATGGATGTATAATTTAGATGGTGGAGATATATGGTATGGCGAAGAGTTTGATACAAAAGAAGAAGCAATTAAAATTGGTAGAGAAGAATCGGAAGATGATACTTTTAGAATAGGACAGATTAAAGAAGTTAAGCCAAGTGGGGTAGATGTTGATTATATATTAGAAAATGTAGCTGAGAATACAACAGATGATGTTGGAGAAATTGGAGAAGATTATCTGTGTGATGTTACTAAAGAAGATAGAGTAGAATTAGAAGAAAAGTTAAATGTAGTATTATTTACATGGATGAAAAAATATGGGTATGAGCCTACATTTTTTCTAATTGATAATGAAGAGGTAATCATATGTTAAAGGACTCTATTAATAAATCTGCTAAGAAACATGGAATTAATCCATATGTGTTAGCACAAATTATTCAATCAGAATCAAGTTGGGTAATTCCATACGAAAATAAGTCCATGTGGAATAAGATCAAATTATTCTTTAGTAAGATATTTAAAATTAATAAGGAAGTTAAATCACAGGAGACTTTTGGTCTTGGACAATTTTCTAGAAGTCAAATAGATAAAAATAATGATTTTAGGAGGTAATATTTATTATGAGTGAATCAAATAATGAAGTAAGAGGACACTTATGTGAGGGATTAAAGAGATTCCAGGAGAACTCCACTTATTCGTGTATACCTAAATTTAATAAAGAGGGTGAAGTTGAGGGGTGTGATGCGACAAATGAAATTAGAATTATATTTTGTCCATTCTGTGGTGAGAAATTAATTGAATCGAAAGAATATAAATATACTTGTGTTGAATGTAAAGATACATGGAAATCATATGATAAAAATATAATATGTTGTGACGAATGTTATAGTGGTGATTTAACAATAGAAGTGATATAAAACATGTCTTTTAAAAGAAGGAGGAAATGGTATGTTAAATAGTGAGTTAATTACAAAGTTAGAAGAATTAGATCCAAATGCAGAGATTATTGTTTGGGAAGGCTATGATGCTGGATGTACTACTAGAGAATTTCAAATTAGTTCAGGTATATTCTTTGATACAAATCAAAAATATTATTTATTGGAGGCATAGTATGAATAGATTAATTGAATTAACAGACTTATTAAAACAAGCCTCGGCAGCCTATTATAATTCTGATACTAGTTTTTACACTGACAAACAGTTTGACGCCCTCCTTGACGAGCTGAAGGCACTAGAAACATCATCAGGAGTAGTATTATCAGGTAGTCCAACAAGTAATGTAGGATATGAAGTCAAGTCAAAACTAACTAAAGTTTCTCATTCAATTCCACTCCGTTCACTTGGTAAAACTAAAACAATTAAAGATTTAGAATACTTTCAAGGCAGTCAAGATTGTGAGTTAATGCTTAAGGGGGATGGACTTACAAATGAAATTATATATGACAATGGAATATTAATTCAGGGTAGCACCAGAGGAAATGGAGAGATAGGAGAAGATATAACTCATAATGTAAAAACTTACAACAAAATACCTTTAACTATTGATTTCAAAGGATATTTAAAAGTTGTAGGTGAGGCCGTAATATTTGATGAGGATTTTACAATAGTGAATGAAAAAGCTGGAGGAAAGTATTCTAATTCAAGAAATCTAGTAGCAGGAAGTGTGAGACAATTAGATTCTAAAATATGTGCTGCTAGAAATGTAAACTTTATGGCTTTTGGAATATTAGAAATGAAAATTGATGGAGTAGACAAAAACTATAATAAGTTTCATAAGCAATTAGAATTTTTAGGTGACTTAGGTTTTTATGTTGTACCTCATGTTATGACTGAGAAGAAAGATGATTTAGAAGTTATTATAGATAGTATGAAAGAATTAGCAAAACAAATAGGAGTTCCTATTGATGGAATGGTATTGAAGTTTAATGATATTTCTTATGGAGAAAGTTTAGGATCAACTTCACATCATCCATTAAATGCTATTGCTTTTAAGTTTTATGATGAAGAATCTGAAACTGAATATATTACTACAGAATGGAATACTTCACGTACAGGACAGTTAAACCCAGTAGCTATATTTCAACCTACAGAAATAGAATCTTCTATAGTGGAAAGAGCTACACTTCATAATGTAGATTATTTTAGAGAGTTACAATTAGGTAAAGGAGATATTATCACATTGATAAAAGCTAATCAAGTTATTCCTAAAGTAACAGGGAACTTAACGAGAAGTAATACTGAATTAATTCCTGAAGAATGTCCGGTATGTAATAGTAAAACAGAAGTAAGATTATTAAAAACTGCTCATGTATTATTTTGCACAAATGAAGATTGTCCATCTAAAAAAGTAGCTCAGTTTGAACATTTTTGTAGCAGAGATGCTATGAATATTTTAGGACTTGGAGAGGCAATAATCGAAACATTTATAAATATGGGGCTCCTAAGTAATTTGCCAGATATTTATAGATTGCAAGATTATAGATTTAGGATAATTGCTCTTGAAGGATTTGGAGAGAAATCATATAACAAGATAATTCAAGCTGTTGAAAATTCAAGAGTATGTAAGTTAGAAAATTTTATATATGCTTTAGGAATCCCAAATGTTGGTAAAGGTACTGCAAAAGATTTGTGTAATTATTTTAAAGGCTCTTTTAATAATTTTATAGAGGCTATAGAAAGCAATTTTGATTTTTCTAATATAAAAGATATAGGAGAAATTACAAGTGAATCTATCTATTTATGGTTTACTGAAGATGTTAAAGATGATCTCTTTGAGTTAGTTCAGTATATTGAATTCAGCAAAGAGAAAATTGCAGAAGTAAACACTAAAGGAATATTTGCAGATAAGAAGATTTATTGTACCGGAAGTTTTGCTTCACATAAGAAAGACGAATTAAAAGTTATTGTAGAAAGTTTAGGAGGAGAGTTTGCTTCAGGATACGCTAAGTCTCTTGATTATTTAGTAGTTGGTTCCTTAAAAGGTAGTGGTAAAGTTGCAAAGGCCGAGAAAGATGGAGTTAAAGTATTAACCGAGGAACAATTTTTAGAAATGATTAAATAAAGGAGGCCATTATGGTAAAGAAAGTAATAATAGAAAAAGATGATGAACGGAAAATGTTAAAGTGGGATGAGGAAAGACTTAGTGTTTTCAGGGAAAGATATAATACTCTTGGTGCTGAAGAAACAGAATATGTTATAGGTTTAGATATTGCTAGTACGGATTCTGTAGATTGCAGTGGAATGTGTCATTTCAAGATCGTTGATGGAGAATATATTTTTGATGGGGTTGTTACATTATGATTTACACGCATAATTGCAGAAATAAGGAATGTGATAATTTCGGAGATTTTGACTTAGATTTAGCTATGAGGGAGATTCCATTGAAGGAATGCCCAAAGTGTCACCAGAGCGTCATTAGAGTGTATAAATCAGTTAATGTAGATTTATCATTTAAAGGATCGTACAATTCCACTAGGAAGTAAAAGTTAGTACGTCATCCTATGAGAATATGATGAATTAAATTAAAGGAGAAAAAATTATGCAAGAAAGTATTTTAAATGAAACTACAGATACAGAAAAATATTGGTGTGTAATTAGACTAACCGACAAAGATGGAAATATAACATATAGATGTGATGAGCATGACACACCATTTTGCAAAGAATTAATAAATGCAAAACAGTATGAATATTTCTTAGAGGATGAGCTTGAGGCATCAATGCAAAGTTTTTCTTATGGATTAGATTTAAATAATTTTAAAATAGAGATTAAAAAAATCAGAATTAAATATGAGATTATAGAATTTTAGTTACGTAATACAAATATAGATGATAAAACATCTTATAAAATTTATGTTTTAAAAGAATATAAAATAAATACCAAATTATTTCAATTATTCTATTGACAATTAAATGATAATTTAGTATTCTTAATACAAGGGAATAATTACTAATAAAGTTGAGGAGGAAAGGAATGAGAATTGTAGTCGGTGAAAGTTATAAGGTGGCAAAGAATAGACACACATATTACGGTAGCTGCGATGATATAAAAGCTCTGGAGGGTAAAGCAGTTAAAGTGGTTAAGATATATGATTATCCAGAGGAAGAATCTCCTTATGATATTGAAGATCTAAATGGAGAAGTACATACTGTTGAAGCTTGTAATTTACAAGAATTAAATAATAATTTAACGGAGGTATAAAAATGAATATTATAGTAGGAAATAGTTACAGGGTAGTAAAAAATAGAGATAGTCAATATGGCGGATGTAATGATATAAAATTAATAGAAGGCATGATTGTCAAGGTAACAAATTCTGATACTAATTTCCGAAGAGAAGGTTCTTTTGATATTACAGATGAAAAAGGAGGAGAACACTGTTGCGAGGCATGTAATTTAACAGAAATAAATAATAATGAGGAGAAAAAAGTTATGAAGAAAATATTAAAAGTATTATGTGTGAATAATGGTTTCTACAATTTAAGTAATAGACAATTTTGTACAGAGGGAAGAGAGTATAAAGTAATCGAAGAAACAGACAAAACTCTTACAATCCTGGATGATGGAGAATATGAAAATGAAGTAGAGTTTAGAAGTAATAAATGGTTTGAGTTACTATATGAAGAAAAGGAGAATGTTGTTGTGAAAATGTTTAAAATAGGAGATAAAGTAAAAATAGTAAATAAGGAAATAATGCTATCAAGTATTGTAGAAGTAAATATAGGAGATACAGCAGTAATTGAAAAAACTTTAGGCTTTGACAATGAGTATAAAATAATAATGGATAAAGATAATGATTGGTGGTATGCAAAAGCTGAAGAGTTAGAATTAATTATAAATAATCCTAAGTTTGAAATAATAATTGAAGGGGATACAACTACAGTAAGGTTAGATGATGGTGTTGAAGGCGTAGCAAGACGTTACTACAAGGATGAATATAGTAGAGGGTTTGGAATAGTTGCAGCTCTATCAAAAGCTTTAGACATAGATTTAGTAGCTGAAGTACTAAAAGTTGTTAAGTCGTATGATAAACCTACAGTGGAAGAAATTAAGGCATTTGCAGATAGAACTGCATTTAGATACAATAAATTTAAAGTAGGGGATATTGTAACAGGGTTAGATGATGGTACAGAATGGGGTATTACAAATATAAATATGACTAAGGGAAAAGTTATACAGGCTAGATTAAGATTTGTTTGTATTGAAGTATTAGAACATAAAGATAAAAGTCAAATAGGATATATAAGTGGAGAAATTGAATCTAAATACTTTAAATTAGTAGAAACGAAAAAAGATCCTAAATTTGGAATTGGAGATATTACTATTAGTAATAAAACTACTGGAGAAGTAATATATAAAGGTAAAGGAAATATAACTTCAGACGTATCGTTTAAAAAGACAATTTTAAAGGAAGGAGTTAAGATAGAGCCAATAACATTTAAAAAGGGTGACAAGGTAAGGATTTGGGAAGGAATAGTGGTTGATCAGAAATATGATGGGGAATGTCAAGTTACATCGGATATGAGAAGGTATATCAACAAAGAAACAATAATAGTTGGAGAAAAATATCATAACACTAGATTTGAATTAGAAATAGATGGTGGTGATTGGTCATGGAGTCCTAGTATGCTTGAGTTAGTTAAAGAGAAAGAGTTAAAAGTTGGAGACAGAGTTTACTATAAGAGTATGAATGGAACATATGCTGTGTGTGAAATCAACAGAATAAAAGGAAAAGAGGTATGGGGAAAATGGTCTGGTAAATACTTTGATACTATAGAAGAGTTGCCTAAGACAATAAATGAATTTGAAGAGGTCAGAAAGAATTCAGGTAAAACATTTGTGCAGTTGTTTCAAGTTAAAAAGCTCATTTTAATAGATGATACTAAACCAAAAAATCCAGTAATAAGATGGTAACAATTGAATAATAATTAAAGTTTGAGGGAATATCGATTAATATATCTCCTCAAATAAATAAAAATAAATTAGAACTGATGTTCTGTTTCGACAAATTATTACTTAAATTAGGTATATAATATAATTATAACTAATAAATAATATCTTAGGAGGAATGATTATGATAATAAAAGATCTGGTAGAATCTGATTATGAGGAAAAGTATAGTAGGCTAAGTGCAAGTAGACAGTTAAAATATCAAATAATTGACAATGAAATAGAAAAGGAAGATCAGGAATACATAGTTGCTATTGATATGGATGAAGAGAATGAGGTAGGGCATATCATAAAAATGCACTATGATGATAGAGGATATTTAATTACAGATGGTGCAGAGATGTTCTAATGTAGGGGCTGCTAGATGGGAGAAGTTTAGCAGCCAGATTGTAACAATAGTTTGAGAAATAAATAATAATTAAGGAGGTGACTATATGTGTGAACATAAATGGGTATTTCAAGAATCATCATATGCTCATAGCTTTGGAAGTTATAATGATGTATTTGACAGGGTAGATACTTATTATTGTGAAAAATGTTTAGAGATGAAGGAAGTTAATGCTAAACATGAAAATGCCAGAAGTGCGCCATATTGGTATAAGAAATAATATCTTATCAAATGAAGATTTTAAAAGATTAATAAAGGAGGGAACATTACAATGAAATATTATGTGAAAGATTTAGAAGAAAAGAGCAATCCATATCCTTGTACAAATTGTAGTCATGGAAGTGGAAGTTATAGTAATGGAGAAGATAAAAATGGAAAGTACATTGAATCTAAGAGTTGTAGGGATGATGGAAAATGTTCGGAATATAAAGAATACAACGAGAGAAAAGCTCTTAATCAAAATATTCTACTTTAAAAGTTGAGTTTTATTGTATATAAAAATAATTTAAAATATCTTTAGGAAACTGTTGACAACTAAACAATAATTTAGTATTATATAGGTAAGGGTTTATTTTGTAAGGGAGGGATTGCATGGTAATGGTAAGAGGATCACCTGGAGGGTTGAAGTACAATTAGATAATACTTGATGAATTAAAATATAGGGTAGCAACCTCATAGCTGAAGGAGTAAAGGATATGAATAATACATTCGAAGTTACAGGATTAATTACGATGGGGAAAGAGTCAGAAAAATTTAAACCTTATTCAACTACAACATCTGTAAAAGGATGGACTACAGAAGTATTTCAACCTACTTTAGTAGCTGGATGCAATCGACACTTCACAAGAATAAAAGGATTCCATAAAGCAGATGGCACTGGAAAAGTATTTACACTCTCTAAAGGTGAGTTTGATGAAAAGACAAAAGAAAAAGTTAAAGGAACAAAATTACAAATTACATGGGCAGATAGAAACTTGCCTGAAGTAGTAGAGCAAGTTGCAGAATTTAAGAAATTTGTAGTTGATCTTGAGGAACCAAATAGAAGATATCTACTAGAAAAAGCTTTAGAGAAAGTTAAAGATGGAACTATAACAGAAGAAGAACTTATATCAGCAGATGCCCAGGATGCAGAAGATGTTGAAAAAGAATTAATAGCAAGTAAGAAAAAAAGAAAAGAGTTTATCCATGAGGCAGATTTTATAAATCTTGTTAAGCAAATAATAGAGTCTGGTAAATATTCTCAGAGATTATTCAAGACGATGGGAGAACTTCAATTCACAGAGTATCAAGGTAAGTTCAGAGAGAATATGGTTCCTTCAAGAATATATCTAGCAGAAGAAGACGCAGTTCCAAGCTCTATAGGAAATATAACAATATTCTTCAAAGAAGATGCTGTAGTAGATGCCAAAGATGGATACTTAATCAATGGATTTGTAAGAAACTATGATAATGACAGAAAAGAAGAAATAGGAGCTCCTATAGAATTATGGTTAGATACAACTAATGATGATACAGATATTAAGAGAGAGAAATTACATAAACTCTTAGTAAGTCAATTTACAGTTAATGATGAAAGCTATAAAGAAATAGGATGTAGAGTTCATATATTAGATGGTTCTCAGAAAGTGGATATTACTGAAGATATGCTAAATGATTTTCAGAAAGAAATGATTGAACTTGGAGTTATGACATTTGATGATGTTAGAGCAGAATTAGGTGGAGATTTATATGGAGATAAAGTTAAGAAAATGGTCGTCGATACAGTCTCTAAGGGATATTCAAAAGGTAGAAAAGATACTCTATATAAAGATTCTGATTTCATTGTAAAAGCTATTGAATTAAAAGAAGATCCTAAGCCAGCAGAAAAGAAAGATGATGAAGATGGTTCCGGAGATATATTTGAAGGTCTATATTAAAAAAATTATAAACTAAACGACAATTAAATAATAATTATGAAAGAAGGTATTTATTAATGGCAGAAAGAAGAAAAATAGGTTCAGTAACTAAGGTGGCTACAGATTTTGCAGATTATAGTTATATGCTTAACGGTACAGCAGGTATAGGTAAAACTACCACAGCAGTAGAGATAGGGCAAAAATTATATGGAGGAGATGGTGTTCTTCTCCTTACCATAGGAGAGGAGCCTAAACCTGAACATATGGGAAATGTATTAAATGAAGTTGCTAAGGATTGGGCAGATTTCGCTGAAATACTCAAACTACTTATTAAGTATAAGAAAGAAGATTATCCAAACTTAAGAATGGTGGCATTTGATACTACAAACGAGATATTCAGATTAGCTGAAGCTTTCATTGTAGATAAATATAACAATGCTAATCCTACTAAAAAAGTGGGAAGTATAAAAGGAGCATATGGTGGATTTCAAGCTGGAGAAAATATGGTAGTTGATTTAGTTGTAAGAGCTGTGTTCCCTCTAAGAAATGTTGGAATTTGTCCTTTCTTTATTGGACACACAAAGAAAAAGAGCATTAAGGATATTCAAACAGATATAGAATATGAGGTAACAACATCAGATTTAGACTCTAAATACTATAATGCAATTAAAGATAGAGTATCTATTGTTGGATGTGCTTATGTTGAAAGGGTAATGAATGATGTAAAAACTGTAGAAGATGCTTTCTCCAAGAAAAACAAGCAAGTGGGTAGGATTGAAAGTGAAAAGAGAGTAATTGCTTTTAGAGATGAAGAACATTCAATAGATAATAAATCTCATCTTAAATTTATTGAAGCAAAAGTAGATTTTACCTCTGACGATATTATAAAAGGAATTGAAGTTGCAATAGAAAAACAAGTAGCATTCTACAAAAATCCAGTAGATAAAATAGAAACTCCTAAAAAGGAATCTGTAGCTACTAAGGAACCTATTGTTGAAACAACTACAAATGATTTAATAGGATCAGAGGCTGAAATACCAACAAAGGATATGACCGTAGATTCTGCTAAAAACAAAGAATTACTAAAAGAAATAACAGTAATATTAAAAGCTTTGGGAGCTAAAAAAGATCAATCTAAAATGCCAGGAGTAAAAGATATATTTACAGAATATGGAGCAAGTAAATTAGATCCTGCTGCACCAACAGAGATGTTTGTAAAAGTATTGGAATATATTCAATAATTGAATAGGGGATTAATTTCCCCTTTATTTATTTAAAAAGAGGTGAGTAAATGTTAGTAATTTGTAGAGCATGTAAGAAAAAGAATGATAGAGATATTTCCTATAAGGTAATTATTAACGGTAAAAATCATTATTACTGTAATGAAAAAGAATATTTAGATGAAATTGTAGCAAGAAAAGCAAAACTAGAAGTATTTGAATTATGTACAGAAATATTAGGAAGTACGACAAATACAATTTTATTTAAAGAAATAACTGAAATAGCCAATATTCATACATATGTAAAAATACTGGGATATCTTACGGATAATATTGAAAAAATAAATGGATTTATGTCAAAATCTTTTAGTTCAGAATACGGAAAGATAAAATATTTCACAACTATTTTAAAAAATAATATTGGAGATTATGTAGTTGAGACAAAAATAGAAAGATTCATAGAAGCAGAAACAACTGAAGTTAATTATAAAAGGAGAGATAGAAAGAAAAGTTTAAGCCAATATATAGACGAATATGAGGGGGAATAAATTTGAGTGATATTTTTATTACAGGAGTTGAAGAAAGGTATCCAAAGGAGTTATTAGAGAATAGAGCAATGCATGAGGGTAATTGTATAGCAATCATTTTTAAGGATATTTTAACACTTGATGAAATAAGTTTAAAATCTACTGACTTCATTACTCAGGATGGCAAGTTTTACTTTGAAATAGCCAGTAATGTCCGTAAGAAAGGGTTTAACGTTATAGACGATGTTACAATCTTCTCAGAATGTGGAGATGTAATTACTAATGGATATGAAAAAAGAGGTGGGTGGCAGTCTATTCAGGATATTGTAGATGTTGTGAATGACAAGAATGCTGAGAGCTATTTAGATACTCTAGATAGAGAAAATGTAATGTTAAAATTACATGATCTAGGAATGAATTTATTAAAACCTATTCAAGATAGTGGAAAAGAAATAATTCCTTATAAGTTGTTTAGAAAAATGGATAGTGAGAGTGTCGTGGAATGGTACGAAAGTAAAATCAATGAATTTTCTACAAGCAATAGCACTAAGGTTATTGAAGAAGGTAATTTAGAGATAACAGACGAATACTTAGAGGGGTTGCAACAAGGACTAGAAAGTGGTGTCCCATTCGATATCTGTGGAAAAGACATTAATGGAGAAGACATTAAATGTTTCCCTTATATGAGCAATGAAATAGGTGGATTAATGGATGAAACATTAAATATGTTATCAGGATTCAGTTCAAGTGGTAAAACCACAGCATGGACTACAATCATGATGGGATTGCAATATAGAGGAAGGAAAATAATAATTATATCAAATGAACAAAAATCAAGCGTATTTAAAATGCAATTTCTGACATGGCTACTTTCAAAGTATTTTAAGTATTTTAAAGTAACAAAGAAAAAAATAAAGAATAAGAGTGAACTAACTCAAGAAGATAAAATTATGATTAAAAAGGCTCAAATACTATGGAATGAGAAATATCAAAGTAGTTTTAAATTTGTTAGAATTACTGACGCAGATATGTCAGTAGTAAAAAAGAAGGTAAGAAAATATGCGCTTAATGATGGATTTGATACATTCTTGTACGATACTTTTAAAGTTGAATTAGATGGTGGAAATGGTGATAATAATCATTTAAAATTAATAAAAGATTCAAGAACTTTAGATATTTTATGTAAGAAGTATAAATTACTTGGTCTTGCAAGTATGCAGTTAGCTGAAGGAATGGTAGGAACATTATTTTTAAATGCTGGAGTATTATCTCAAAGCAAACAAGTAAAGGAAATATTAGAAAGTCTAACTATGATGAGGCCTACGTTCCTAGAAGAATTAGACTCCACGAATAAAAAGTTTTATTGTAAACCATTCAGAAGAAAACAAATTAATGGGAAATGGATTCAAGAAGATTATACTCCAGATCCGACAGGAGTATATAGGACTATATTCTTTGAGAAAACAAGAAATGGAGTAAGTTCTAATGATACCGGAGTTTGTATGTTATGGAAGTTCAATGGGAATAATGGAACCTTTGTAGAGTCTGCATATTGCATGCCCAAGCATGGGCGAATAGGTTAAAGAAAGGAGAATATATGAGTAAAAAACTTAATGAATATAATTTAAGTGGTGAATATGGGATAGGATATACCTCAAAAGGAACTGAATTTTATTTTGATATAGAAGATTATAATAAAATTAAAAATTTTACGTGGTATATTGGCAAAGATGGGTACGTAGTTGAAAAATATAAAAAGATAATGACTAGAATGCATAGATTAGTTATGAAACTAAATAAAGATAATCCTATTAAGGTGGATCATATTGATAGAAAACGAAATGATAACAGAAAAATGAATCTAAGATTTGCAACATCTAGTAAAAATGGCATGAATAAAGGATTACAAAGTAACAATAGCACTGGATTTGTTGGAGTTTCATGGGATAAAAAGAATAATAAGTGGTATACTGCAATTAAAATAAATCAAAAAGTTGTTTTCATAGGAAGATTTAGTGATATAGATATTGCTATAACAGAAAGACTTAAAGCAGAAATAAAATACTTTGGAAAAGAATTTGCACCACAAAGAAATTTATTTGAAGAATATGGAATTGCTCAAGAGAAACAATTAAACAATAATTTAGTTTGCTAATAATCTCAAAAAGTTAGGTGAATATAAATGAAAGAAATTAAGGAACTTTTATTATCTAATCCAGAACATATAGAAAATATACTCGTAACTCTTGGGTTTTATAAAGTTCATAAATATAAACAAGAAATCATGTGCTGCAACTCAGAAAAAGGAACAGGAGCTTCTATCCATATTAAACTTAATGATAGCATATCATGTAAGGACTATAAATATGGTGAGAAAGGTGATATATTCTCATTTCTTATGAAGAAAAGGCAAATAGAATTGGTAGATGTTCTAAATATAATTAAACAAGAACTTGGAATAGATTCTTTTACTTTCTCAGAAAAGCCAACAAATAATGTATTTGGAGGAGCCTACCGTAAGATAAAGAGAAATTCTCCGGATGAAAATAAAGATATAATTCTTCCGGAAGATACTTTAATTCCTTATTCTAATAAACTTAATATGAGATTTCTAAGAGATGGCATAAGCTTTGAGACACAAAGGAAATTTCAGATAGGGTTAGATCCATTTACACAGAGAATAACAATTCCTTGGAGAAATTTACAAGGAGAATTAATAGGAATTATGGGTAGGTATGCAGGTAATGAGGAAGAAATACCTAGGTGGATGCCAGTAATACCTTTTCCTAAATTAAATGCTTTGTATGGATATTCAAGTAATTATAAATACCTTGTAGATTGTGATGTTTTATATCTCGGAGAAAGTGAAAAATTCGTACTTTTTTTGGACTCGGTAGGTATAAATACTTGTTTAGCAATAGGAAGAAGTGAAATATCTTCAGGACAAATTAAAAGAATAATATCTCTTAATCCTAAAGAAATAATATACTGCATGGATGAAGGACTTCCAGAGGAAATAAATATTAAGAACGTTAAGTTAACGCAACAGTTTTTGAAGTATCATAATATAAAAATAGGATACGTCTATGATGAAAATAATGAACTATTGCCAAAGGACTCAAAGGCATCACCTACAGATTTTAATAAAGATATATTCTTGAGATTAGTTACAGAAAAAGTTAAGGAGGTGTTAGTATCTTAGATTTAATAAATAGAATAATGCCAACATTGAAATTTAAGTTTCCATATACAGCAGAAGAATACTTAGAAAATTTATTTGTGGAAAATTATCACAAACATACAGATTATAGTAATGTTTTTTCACCGGATAGTGCGGAGTCTATTGAAAACTATGCGAAAAATACAGTCTTGTATTCAGGAAAGTGCCTTTTTAGTGGTGAGCATGGTAGTCAAGGCAATGTATTTCTTACATATAAGGTGGCTCAAGAGAATGGTTTGAAATACAGACATTCGACAGAGGCATATTGGGTAAAAGATAGAGTAAAAGAATATCCTGAAATTGATAAGGAAACAGGAAAATACAAAGTAGATGCAAAAACAGGAGAGATTAAAACTCATAAAGACAGAGCTAATTGTCATATCGTCTTAGTTGCAAGGAATCAGGAAGGACAAGAAGATATAAATTTTGCTTTATCCCTTGCAAATGAGGAAGGATATTATTATAAACCTAGATTAGATTTAGAATTACTTTTAAATATTCCTAAAAATAATATTTATGTATCGAGTGCGTGTATTGCAGGTTGGAAATATGAAGATGCTGAAGAAATGTGGCTAAAGATTCATAAACACTTTGGAGGTAATTTCTTCTTGGAGGTACAAACTCATAATACTCTTCCTCAGAAGGAATTAAATCAGAAAATATCAAGAATAGCAAAAGAAAATAATATTCAATTGATATGTGGTTTAGATAGTCACTTTACCAATCAAGAAAATAGTATTAAAAGAGATCAAATTCTTAAATATAAGGGTGTAACTTATGCAGAAGAAGAAGGTTGGTATCTTGATTATCCTAATGGAAAAGAGATATTTAAAAGGTTTAAGGAACAAGGAATTTTAAATAATACAGAAATTCTAACAGCTATGATGAACACGAATGTTTTTATTAATGAATGTGAAGAAACTTCTTTTGATAAGAGCTTTAAAATACCTTGTATATATCCAGGAACCACCTATGCAGAAAGAGCAATAATATTCAAAAAGATAATAAATGAGAGATATAAGCTTGAAAAACTTAAAACTCCTGAAAAAGTAAAAGGAATTATATATGAAGTTGAACAAATTGTAGATAGTGGAGTTGTAGATTATTTCTTATTGAATGATAAAATTATTCAGAAAGCAGTAAATGATTATGAAGGGATATTAACTACTACATCCAGAGGAAGTTCTGCTTCATTTATAGTCAATAAACTCTTAGGATTTACTACAATTGATAGATTTAATTCAGAAATACCTATATATCCAGAAAGATTTTTAACAAAAGAAAGAGTTATGAGTGGACAAATGCCAGATATAGATATGAATATCGCAAAACAGGAACCATTTATTCAAGCTACCAGAGATTTACTTGGTGAACATAGTTGTTATCCTTTGGTTTCTATAGAAAAGCTCAAGAAGAAAGCAGCATGGCAACTATATGCTGGAGCAAATGACGTAGCTCCTGAAGATGCAAATGAAATATCTAAGTTTATATCAAAATATGATGAGAAAATGAAATATGCAGAAGAAATAGATAGAGAATTTATTCTAGTAGAAGATTTCATTCCAGAAGAGTATATGTCTTTATATGAACAGAGTTTAGAATATCAAGGAATTACTATTAATGCTAAAGCTCATCCTTGTGGATATTTATTGCTCGAAGGTGACATCCGCCGTAAGGTAGGATTAATAAGGACTACATCTGAAACAACAGGTAAGTTTGTATTATGTGCTAATATTGATGGAGCTTATCTTGACGAATTTGGATATGTAAAAAATGATTTTCTTATAGTAGACAGTGTTCATTTGGTTTATGAATTATTTAAAAGTATTGGCAGAGAAGTTCCTAGCTTTGACGAACTTAGAGAAATGATAAAAGGAGATAAACCTACTTGGGATATTTATGCAAATGGAATAACTTGTTGTATAAATCAATGCGAAAAAGAATCTACAACTAAGAAAGTAATGCAATATAAACCACAAAATTTAGCGGAGAGCTCAGCACTAATTGCCGGAATTCGTCCAGGTTTCAAATCTCTTCTTGGAAATTTCCTAGCGAGAGAACCTTATTCTACTGGAGAACCAGTAATAGATACTCTTTTAGAAGATACCTTTCATCAAATGCTGTATCAAGAAAATTTAATGAAGATACTTGCGTTCTTAGGAGTTCCTATGACAGACGCATATAGTGTAATAAAAGCTATAAGTAAAAAGAAACTAAAAGGAGAAAAGCTTGAAAAATTAGAGAATACACTAAAAGAAAATTGGTTGAAAATTATAGGTAATTTAGACAACTTTGAAAAGGTTTGGCAAGTATTTAATGATTCTGCCCGATATTCATTTAATGCACCCCATGCTTTGTCAATGGGAGGAGATAGTGCTTATGAAGCTTGGTTTAAGGCTCATCATACAGCAAAATTCTATGAAGTATCAATTAATCACTATCAGGCTAAGAACAAGAAAGATAAGATAGATGCTCTTATCAAAGAATCTATGATTCACTTTGGATATAGATTAGGAGATTATGAATTTGAAAAAGATAATAGAAAAGTAAATGTGGATGAGGAAAACAAAATAATATATCCTAATTTATCTAGTATAAAAGGATTTGGAGAAGGGGTTTCTACTAAGCTATATGAAATGGGATTATCTAATTACACTGATTTTACTGTATTCCTAGATGATTTAAAAGGTGGAAAGATAAATCGTACAGTAGTAAGCAAACTTATTAAACTAAACTACTTCAAGAAGTTTGGAGGAATAAATTATCTTTTAGAAGTTATGAATTGGTATGATACTTTAAAAGATACTAAGGAAATATTTAAAACAAAAGTAGTAGAATTAGGACTATCTTTAGAAGATGTATTGACATACGGAAATGAAACTGCTAAAAAGGTAACGAAATTAAGAACCGATGATTTGCTTAAGGATATTATATCTAAAGTAAAAGATACTCCTTTAACTCTTCAAGAAACTATTAAAAATCAAAAGGAAATACTTGGAATAATAACTCATGTTGATCCTTCCTATTCAGATAAAGTATTCTTTGTTTCAGAGTTAGAAGTTTTGAAGTCTATTACAAATATGAAACTCTACAGAATCAAAGACGGTAAGCTTATAGACTTAAAAATGTGGAGTAGCAAGTTTTCTAAAGATGAATTTGTATTGGGAGATTTTCTTTGCCTAACAAAAGTAGATAAGAAAAATCGTCAGACTCCAACAGGAGAGATTAATCTTGATACCGGGAAGAAAATATATATGGATGTAGAAGATGTTTTTGAGTTTTGGTTAAATAAATATAAAGTTATAACATATGAATTTAATGAGGATTAAATAATAACTAAGGAGCGTGGATAAATGATTAAATTTCTTATATCAATGATGATAGCATTTATTTTGCTCTATAATAATCCAACTATAATAATCCAAGAAGAACATAAGCCAGCTATAGAAACTGAAATAATAGAGAAAAAGGTAGAAGTTAAACCTAGAGTTGTAATAGTTAAAAAGAAACCAGTAGTAAAAAAGAAACCAACAGTAGTCAAGAAAGCTCCACAATTAATTAATATCATAATTTCCTATTACACAAACTCCATTGAGAATTGTGGCAATACCAAAGGAATCTCTGCTAGTGGTAAGAACCTAACTTTGAGTAGAGGAGGAACATACGTAGCAGCTCCCAAGAACATTCCTTTTAAGACTAAGATAAATGTCAAAGGGATAGGAGTTGTTACCGTAGAGGACAGAGGAGGAGCCATTAAACATGTCTGGAAAGATGGTAAGCAATATATGAAGCTAGATGTATTTGTAAAAGGCGCAACTCAACATCAATTAGAGAAAATGGGAATTGTAAAAACTACAGGATATATAATAAAATAAATGTAAAATACTTTCAGTAGACTATTGACAACTAAACAATAACTTGGTAGAATATAGGAAAGAGATTAATAATAATCCAGAGGAGGATATTATATGAAATTTCAAATCGGATCAAGTTTAAAAGTTAAAGAGGGTTTAGTAGAAGGCCGGTATTACAATGGAATGAATGGAGTATATTTCAACCCAGATATGGAGAAGTATTGTGGCATGGAAGCAAATGTAGTAGAAATTGAAAATGATAAATATAAATTAGATATTGACGATGGAGATTGGAGCTGGAATAATGCTATGGTAGAGGAAGTAATAGATTTTGAAGTAGGAAATTTTGTTAAAGTTACAGATGGTGAATATCTTGGAGTAATACAAAATATTATACCGGATGATAATGGTAATAAAATGTATAGTTTAGACAAAAACAATGTATATTTATTCAGTAAAGATCAATTAGAATTAATAAATAACAACTAAATAATAACTTTAAGGAGGATATGTTAATGGATGGTAAAGAATTAATTTGGGTATCAACAGAATTAAAAGAAGTATGGGATAAAGCAGGTTCTGAGGAAGAACAAACGAAAGTGTTTCTAAGAGCTATAGAGGATAGAAAGATTGACGTAAAATGTCAGATAGAAGCTCTTGAGGAGGATGTACTTCTCTTTAAAGGTATCGGAATAAAGTATAAAACTGAACTTGAAAAAGTTTATAATGAACAGTCGCTTCAACTTGAAAAGATTTGGGAAGATTTTAATTGTAGTGACAAGATTGCAAAACAAGCACAGAAAATAAAAAGTACGTTATCACCTGTAATTGAAACTATGAAGAGTATTAATAAAGAATTTGATAGTGTTTCTACTTATAAAGTTGAAAATCTTATCTCAGTTATTGAAAAATTTAATAATATGGGCACAGAAGATAAAAGACTTCTAGAAATTTTATTAAATAGTCGAAAGTAATTAACAAATAATTTTGGGGTTAAAATGAAAGAAATATCAGAACTTGAAACCTACTCATAGCCCCATTCTAAATCTGTTAAAAGAGCCATTTTAATAGATGAATAATATGAAAAAAATGTGTAACTAAAGGGAGTGATAAAAATGTGTAAATATTGTGAGGGCGGAGAATTACTTTATAAAGGAACTTGGTGGGAAGTTAGAATTTATAATGATTACGGTGAACGTGAATTATGTTCCGAGATTGATATACCAGGATATGCGGGTGTTTGTGATAATGTGACAGTAGATATTAAATTTTGTCCAATGTGTGGGAAAGAATTAACAAGTAAATCTAAATATCAAATAGAGGAAGAGAACTTAAAATAATTACGTCACACTTCAACCAAAGGATGTATTTTAAAAGGTCAATTTTATATTAATATTTATTACAATTAAACAATAATTTATAGGCTAGATTTAGCTAAATTATTAAAAGTTGAAACTGGCTTATATCCCCATAGTCAATGTTATAAAAGGAAAATTTTATAAGATGAATGTAACAACTAAATAATAATTAAATTAGAGGAGGTTTTTGTTATAAAAAAATTAAGAGTACGTACATTATTTAGTGGAATTGGTGCTCCAGAAATTGCATTAAGGGATGCTAAAATTCCTTATGAACTAGTTGATTTCTGTGAGTTTGATAAATATGCAGTTAAGAGTTATTGTGCAGTACATAATGAATTAGAAAGCAAGAATTTGGGAGATGTAACAAAAGTTGATGGTAAAGAACTAGAATACGCAGATCTTATGGTATGGGGGTTTCCTTGTACAGATATTTCGGTAGCTGGACTTGTTAAAGGATTCATAGATGAAGAAGGAAATGTAACTAGATCAGGATTATATTATGAAGGACTTAGAATACTCAGAGAAACTATGCCAAAATATTCTATAATTGAAAATGTAAAGAATTTAGTAGGAAAGAAATTTAAAGAACAGTTTGAGTCTATGTTAGAAGATATAAAAGGATTAGGCTATAATAATTATTGGAAAGTTCTCAATGCTAAAGATTTTGGTATCCCTCAAAATAGAGAAAGAGTATTTATAATTTCTATTAGAGAAGATGTTGATACTGGTAAGTTTGAATTCCCTAAAGCATTCGATAATGGATTAAGATTAAAAGATTTCTTAGAAAATAATATAGAACCTAAATATTATATATCTCAAGAGAAAACTGATAAATTAATTAGTCAATTAAAAGATAAAAATAATTTAATGCTAGATATGTGTCAATCTAAAAGAGAGGGACATCCAAGGGAATACACAGATTATTCGCCTACTCTAAGTGCAAGGGATTATAAGGAACCAAGATTAATAAATGAAGGGAGTCAAACTGAACCTAAAATAATTGCTTCAAGAGGAAGATATATTGATGGCAAAATAGAGCAACAATTTGAGCCTAGAAAAGATGATATAACTAACACTTTAACCACTGTCCAAAAAGATAATTTGTTATTAGAAAACAAATGTGTTCAGCTTGGGAATTTGGAACAACCAGGATATCATGAATCATGCAATAGAGTATATTCCCCAGAAGGTATCGCAAGAACTCTTATGGGTGGCGGAGGAAATTTAAATGATAAAGCTGGACAGTATCTAATTGATTATAAAGTTAGAAGGTTAATACCACTTGAATGTTGGAAACTTATGGGATTTACAAATGAAGACTTTCAGAAAGCAAAAGATGTTGGGATTTCAGATAGTCAATTATATAAACAAGCAGGAAATTCTATTGTAACAAATGTTTTGAAAGAAATATTTAAGAACTTATTTGACAATTAAATAATAATTTAGAAATTCAGTTAAAACATTCATTTTAAGATAAGAAAGGAGATAATATTATTAAAAATTCAAGATTAGGAGAATCAAAAAAAATGAATTGTGGCGAAGTTGCAACAATAATTAAATACAATAAAGCCACTGATATTATGATCAAATTTGAGGGAACCGGAGAACAAATCAACTGTGAATATGGAGATTTCAAAAAAGGTATGATTAAAAGCCATTTTTCACCTTCTGTTTTTGGTATAGGGATAGTAGGATTAACACTTACAGTTGATGAAAAAGGAAAGCAATTAGATAGTTACCATAATTGGATAGGAATGATAGATAGATGCTATAACAAAAAACATTCAATTAAAAGACCAACTTACGCAGAGTGTAAAGTATGCAATAAATGGTTAACCTACTCTACTTTTAAAAAGTGGTATGATAACAATTATTATGAAATTGAAGAGGAAAAGATGTGCTTAGACAAAGATATCTTATTCAAAGGTAATAAAATTTACTCGCCAGAGACATGCATTTATGTGCCTAATAGAATAAATGTGTTGTTTACTAAAAGACAAAATGAGCGAGGTAAGTTTCCTATTGGAGTTGATTTTATAAAGAAAAATAATAACTATAGATCAAGATGTAATTATGAAAAGAATGTTTCGGTTTATTTAGGATCATTTAGTACTCCAGAAGAAGCATTCATGCCTTATAAAATATACAAAGAACAATTGATTAAATCTATTGCAGATATATACAAAAATAAAATACCAAAAAATCTATATAATGCTATGTATTATTATAAAATTGAAATGACAGATTAAAAATAATATAAATAAGGAGATAAATTATGAGTAGCAGCAACATTTTTATACCTAAGAAAATTAATGTGGGATTTCAAAGTAGAACCGACACATATACTAAGAAATTGGCTTATATTATTTATTATGATAATAAGGGGATACTTAGAAAAGAAAATTCATGGAACAGTTGGAGAGATGAAAAAATTGACAATATTATATTTGAAAATGTGCCAACCAGCGGATTCGTTCTTAATAAAAAAGTAGGGGATTATTCATCTAATTGGAATCATCGTCAAGCTTATGTAAGAGTTTATGATTCTAGAGATTTTGAGTTTGAAATAACTATAGAAAATTTATTATATATTCTTGAAAATGCTTCATCAATAAAAGGCAAAGGATTAGAGGGTGACTTCATATATGGGTGGGATGGAAAGGACTTATTATTAATTCCAGTTGAATCTCCAGACTATATTGAAATTTCTAAATTTAGTAAGATGCTCCAAACTAATTTACATGTTAAAGCCAAAGAATTAATATTAGGAGCTACCTATAAAACTAAACAAAATGAAGAATGGATTTACATGGGTAGATTTGATTATTGGAATATCAAGTACGATAGAGTTCCAATAGAGTCAGCGAGAAATTTTTATGGCTACAGTAGTCAACAATATAAAAGTGTTTATAGCAATGTTAATAAGGGCAAGCATCATTATTTTGCTAGAGAATGTAAAAATACCTATAGTGAAGAAATATATCTTTCAACACTAAAAATCAAAAGTTTAGGAGATAAATTTATTGAAGTAATTTCAGAAGAATGTGTAGAAAACTATGCAGAATTGTTTGATAAAATAGAATGTACTAGAGATTATTCTCCATATGATGAGAGTAAAGACGTATATACTCCGTATACATTTGAAGAATACTTTGAAAAAGTTAATAGAAGTAATGGACTTTATTGTTATGACTCTCAGAAAAAAGATAGACATATAAGCAAAGTATATAACAAAGAAAATATGTATTATTATGAAGAGAGAAGTAATTATAATTCAGAACGAACAGAAGGAGATATTGAGACAATATATAATACAATACAACCAATGTATAAAGATGAATATTTACAAAATGGTAAATTATATAAGGAGGGTAAATAGTATGAATAATACATCAAACGATTCAAAAATCATGACTTTAAAAACACAAATTATAAACAAGAGGAAACAATTAGACGGTGTTAAAAAGTTCTCTCCTATTACAAACTGCTCAATTGAGGTTGATGGAGTAAGATACAATATTAATGTATTAATAAAAGAACAACTTATCTCCCTCATGGTTAAATTAAACTCTTATATGATTTCTGCAAAGGAATTAAGATTGCTAGAGGAGTATATTATAAGTGGTTTTAATGTACAGGATTGGATCAGTGATATTAAAGCAAAACTAGATGTAGTTTCTCGCAAAGATGAAGAAAGAAAACTTAAAACTATGGAAGATAAGCTAGATTATTTACTTTCCAATGATAAAAAAGTAGAACTTGAAATTAGTGAAATTGAAGCGTTATTAAAATAACAATTGAATAATAATTAAGGAGATGTAGATATATGCCAGCTAAAGGAAGTTATTGTGAAATGTGTTCTCATAGGGGAAAGAAAACAGATATGGTTATGGATAAAGGCAGATATTTCTGCTCAAAGGAATGTGCTACATGGTATGAAAATACATATCTTAAGGATGAGGAGGTAAAAAAGAAATAATGGGGAAAGTTAAAGATGATTTGACAGGACAAAGGTTTGGTAAATTAACGGTCATAAATAAAGTAGAAGGTTATATAGCTACAAATGGAAGTAAACCGACTATGTTACATTGTGAATGCGATTGTGGCAAAGAAAAAGATATCCTTAAAGATAGTTTAACTTCAAACAAAACTAAGAGTTGTGGGTGTTTAAAAAAAGAGAAAGGAGATATAGATAGGAAAAGTTTAATTGGGATGAAATTTGGTAGATTGACTGTTCTATATCAAACAGATTATTATTTCTTGCCTTCTGGAAAAAGGGTTGCTCAGTGGTATTGTCAATGTGATTGTAATTTAGATAATCCAAACTTTGCTACTGCTTCTAGTGGTAGTTTACAAAGTGGAAATACAGCATCGTGTGGTTGTTTTGCTAAAGAACAGATATATAAGGCACATAAAAAATATAATTCTTATAATTTAAATGGAGATTGTGGAATAGGGCATACCTTTAAAGATGAACCATTTTTATTTGACTTAGAAGACTTCAATAAAATTAAAGAATATTGTTGGTGTTATGATAAGGATGGATATGTTATTACAAATAGTAACAATAAAACTATATGGATGCATAGGTTAATAATGAGTCCTAAAGAAAATGAGGATGTTGATCATATATACCATGTACATCATGATAATAGGAAAAATGAATTAAGGTCAATTACTCGTTCTCAAAACCAAATGAATAAAGTTCTTTCAATTCATAATACAACTGGAATAAAAGGAGTACGATTTACAGGTAATCATAAACCTTGGAAAGCGTCTATAACAATAGATGGTAAATGTGTACAAAAGGCTTTTAAAAATAGAGAAGATGCAATAGTTCATAGAATATATCTTGAAGAGAAATATCATGGTGAATATGCACTTAAAGAAAAAGAACAACTGAACAATAATTTACAGGAGGTGACTATTTGAAAAAGCAATGGAATATAATTAATAAATGTCCATCAAGCGAAAACATGATTGAAAATATTTTGACTGCACGTGGAATATTAGATATTAAACATTTTCTAAATCCTATCCCCTCAGATTTAATACCTATTGATAAATTAATAAACATGGATAAATCAGTGGAAATAATAACTGAAGGTATAAAAGATAATAAAAGATTTACAATATTTTATGACGCTGCCGATGTTGATGGAATTGCAAGTGGTACAATTATGAGAAAATATTTAGCGAACTTTACTGATAAAGTAGAATATGTTTTCGGGCTTGGTAAAAAACATGGTTTGAAATGTATAGACTTAGATAAAGTAATTGAGATAACAGATATTCTTATAATAGTAGATTCTTCTACAGGAGATCATGAGCAACAAAATTATCTTCAATCTAATGGAGTAACAGTAATTATATATGACCATCATCCAGAACCTATAAATCCTAATGTTTGTACAGTAAGTAGCCAGTATTTATATCCTAATAGTCAATTAAGTGGCTCAGGGGTTACGTGGAAGGCTTGTTTAGCATTAGATAATGCTTTGGGTACAAATTATGCTCTTGATTATATTGATCTTGCAGCGATAGGAATATTAGCAGATGTATCAAGTATAGGAGAAAAATATATGGAAAACAGACTCCTTGTCAGCTTAGGCATGAAAAACTTAAAAAATACAGCAATCAAGATTATATTGGGATCCTACGATTTTAACTCTCAGAGTGTGTTATTCTCAATTGCACCATTAATCAATAGCTCGGCAAGGTTATCTAAAAATCAGCTAGTAATTGATTTTATGATGGAGGATGATAAGAAAAAAGCCAAGAAATTATATAATCAATTGGTGGAAATAAAAGAGGAACAGAAAATTCTAGTTGATATAGCTACTAAAAGTCTTACTGAACAAATAGAAAAACAAGATTATGTAAACAATAAAGTAGTATATGGTTTTGTAAATGTAGGTGAGCTAACTGGGTTAATTGGTAGTAAGCTTTGTGAAGCATATGGCAAACCTGCAATAATATTAAAAACTCCTATAGTTGGAGCTTCAAAGTTAACCGGCTCAATAAGGGCTGTTGGAATTGATAACTTTAAATCTCTCATCAACAATTCAGGTTTAGGAAAGGCCTATGGTCACGAAAGTGCAGCAGGAGTATTTATTCAAGTTGACAGTCTTCAGCCTCTATTAGAAAAGTTGAATGAAGTTCTAAAAGATGTAGAATTTAAAACAGAAGAGGATATTGATATTCAACTCGAACCAGAAGAAATAACTACAGAGTTAATTAAACAAATGGAAAAGGTTAATAGATTAACAGGGAAAGACTTCAAGCCTATAACAGTTTATATAGAGGGTGTAGAGCCTCAAAATGTGAGCAATATGAAAGCTGGTCAACATACGAAATTCGATGCGGAGGATTTAGAGTGCATAAAATGGAATTCTCAGCTACATGAAGATTTAAAATATACAAAAGGGATATACAATCGAATGGATATATTTGGAACGTTAACTTTAGGTAATTTTCGTGGAGTTAAAACTAAACAAGTAATTATTCAGGATACAAGAAATTTGGAGCAGAATTTAGAATTCTTCAGATAATAATTTATAGGAGGTAATAAAAATATGGATATTGAGAAACAATTATTTGAAATATTTCAAACTAAAAATAATAAATATGATTTATATATAACTCTTGTAAAGTTTTGCAAGAATTTAGAAAATGATACTAGAGGAGAGGAAAATTCTGAATTTTATTTAAAAGTAACAGAATTACAAAATAGCATTAACAATGCAGGATGGGAAGAAAGGCATTCGGAACAAATAAGTTATTTAAATAAATTACAAGGTGAAATTTCAGATAAATATGAAGATTATTTGTACTAAAACAGTAATAATTTAAAATAACCTTTTTATAAGAATTAATAATAACAGAGGAGTGATATTGTGTCAGCAACAAATAGAGGAACAGTTCGAGCAACAGCAGATTTTTACGCTACACCAGAAAAAGTGATTCATAATTTATTAAATCATTATAAAATAAAAGATGGTGAAATACTAGAGCCATCCGCAGGTAATGGTAACTTTACTAAGGTGATAAAAGAAAGAGAAGGAGATAAAGTGTTTATTACTTCGCTAGAATTAAGAGAAGAAGAATCTGAAAATCTTAAAGAATATAGTGATAATGTCATAATAACAGATTTCCTAAAATTCAAGACTAATAAAAAATACGGAACCATCATAGGTAATCCACCTTATAGTTTAGCAATGGAATTTATAGAACATTGTTTTGAAATAGGTGATGAGAATACAGAAATAATTATGTTGCTCAGAACTGCATTTTTAGAAAGTAAAAAGAGATATGATTTCTGGCAGAAACATCCTGTTAACGGATTATATGTTCTAAGTCAAAGACCATCATTTACTGGTCATGGTACAGATGCTACATCTTATGCATTCTTTGTATGGAATAATAGTGGGAAACAAGAAATAAAAGTTATATAACTCTTGACAACTAAATAATAATTTGGTAAGATATACACAAGGAGTTAATCATAAGGAAAGGAGGATAAATATCCAATAAAATTTAACTTTTATATGATGATTAAATAATAATTTTAGGAGGTCATGTATGAGACTGATTAAAATAAATTCTAGATACACTTATGAAATTGAAAGTGACTATCAAATCGGAGAAAAAATTATATTCACAGATAAATGTGGATTAAAGGGAGAGGAAGGAACTATAGTCGGAATCGTTGGATTTGAAGAACATTGTGAATATGTTATTTTATATAGCCACAAAATTAGAGGCGGGATAGGTCAAGCTTGTCTTTGTAAAATGGGAGATGAGAGTGCAATATTTTCATCGCCACAAATAATACCAAATAATAATTAAGGAGGGTTTATATTATGAAAAGATTCGTTGTTGAAATGGCAATAGGATTTGGTGCAAGTTTAGAGGTAGAAGCAGAAAACTATGAAGATGCTGTTAGCAAGGCTAAACAAGAGGTAAGAGATAATCCATCAGAATATATGGATGAAGTAGAAATTGAAGGAATAAATTTTGTAAGAGAAATTGAGAGGAGGTAATATTATGTTAACAATGAAAGATTTAGAACAATGTTTTAGAGATGCGAGGTTTATGAATTCTCTATATGTTGGAATACAAATAGAAACAAGAGGTTCTGAAGGATTGGAAACAATTATTAATCCAAGTGAGAATTTTGATGCTAAACTGGAATATTATAAATCAGCTTATACAAATGAATTAGTATTAAATAAATTTGATGGAATCAAAATAGTAAACTTTGGATTTGGAGACTGTTATGATGAACTCGAATGTCAATTTGAAAATATAGAGAACTAAAAATAAAATATGACGGAGGTATTTATGCAAATAGTTAAAAGAGATGGTAGAGAGATAGGGTTTCAAAAGGGTAAAATTGTTGAAGCAATAGTAAAATCTATGAATGAAACTAAGAAAGGAATAGATGTAGACTTAGCTAATAAAATTTCAGAGTCTATATCTAAAATAAATAAAGAAAACTTATCTGTAGAAGATATTCAAGATTTAGTTGAACAAAAACTCATGAAGTCCAATCGTAAAGATGTAGCTAAACAATATATATCTTATAGAAGTGAAAGAACTAGAATGAGAGAAATTAATAATGAAATAAATACAAAGATAAAAAAAATAGTTGCCTGTTCAGATGTTCAAAATGCTAATGCAAATGTAGATGAACATTCTTTTGGTGGAAGAAAATTTGAAAGTGCTGGAGTAATTCATAAGAAAATAGGATTAGAAATGATGAGACCAGAAACGGCATTAGCTCATAAAGAAAATAGGGTTTATCAACATGATTTAGATTCTTATGACATAGGAATGCATAATTGTTTGTTTTTAGACATGGAGAGAGTTTTGAATAATGGATTTGAAACTAGGAATGGAGATGTAAGACCTGCAAGTTCATATAGTACGGCTTGTCAACTAGTTGCAGTAGCTTTCCAGGTACAAAGTCAAGTGCAATTTGGAGGTTGTGGATCTGCTCACATTGATTATGATTTAAAACCATTTGTTAAGAAATCATTTATAAAGCACTTTAAGGATGGACTTAAATATATAGACGAATTAGAACAATATGAGATTGATAATATAATAGAAACAAATGATGTACAATTATCTAATTTAGAATTAGAACAAAACTTTAAAAAATCATTTAAATATGCCTTAGAAAAAACAGATAAGGAAGGATTACAAGCATCTCAAGGATTATATCATAATCTGAATACATTAGAATCAAGAGCTGGAAGCCAAGTACCTTTTACTTCAATTAACTTTGGAAGAGATAAAACTCCAGAAGGTAGAAAAGTTACAGAATGGATGTTGAAGTCATCAATTGATGGTATAGGTAAGAATCACAGAACAAGTATATTCCCTATATCTATATTCCAATATAAAAAAGGTGAAAATGATAAAGTAGGAACTCCTAATTACGATTTAAAAAAACTAGCGATAAAGTCACTTACTAAGAGAATATATCCTAATATAGTTAACTGTGACTACACTCAAAATATAGAAGATATAAATAGTCCAGATACATCTATGGCAACAATGGGGTGTGTAGATGGAGAAGAGATAATTACTTATAAATATAAAGACTTATTGTTTATAGAAAGTTTTAAAAGAATGTGGGATAGACTATCTAAAGATTTTGAGGTTAAAGAACAACAATTAAATAATAATTTTTATATAGATTTAAATAACGTATTGATTTACGACACGAATAAAGGATTTGTAGACACAAAGAGGATAATCAAAAATCAAGATAAAGGAGATTGGAACAGAGTTAAATTCTCGAATGGAAGAAGTTTATTAGCTACATCAGATCATCCTTTGCCTATTGAAAAAAAGGGAAGAGTTTTTGTTAAAGATTTAATAGTTGGAGACAAAATACAAATTAATCAGAATCAATATAGTGAAACTAATATAGAATATTCTCAAGATAAAGCATGGTTACTTGGATTTCTATTATGCGATGGTTGTTATGATATGCAACTAAGTTCTTCAATTGCTTTGACCGGTGAGGATGACATAGAGGAAAATTATAGAAGAATATTTAAAGAAATTTATGACTTAAATGTAGAAACAGTTGTTTGGAATAGGGGCGCAAGAGGAGATTATAAAGAATTAAAAGTTAGAACCGGAAACTATAAAGCAGTTGAATTAGAGCTGTTAGAAGTGTTTGGAGGAAAGCAAAAAATATATAGACAAATACCAAACGAAGTTTTTTCATGGAATAGAGAATCTAAATTGTCATTTCTAGCAGGAATGATTGATGCAGATGGATATATTAACAGCACTGGACATAGTGGAACAATAGTACAAATAGGTAGTACAAATAAAGAATTAGCATTGCAGACTGCTGCATTATCCCAAAGTTTAGGAATACCTACAAAAACTTACTTAAACCATTATACTTCCAAAGATAAAAGTAAAATAAGATATAGAGTTGAGTTTTCTGCGACAATAGAATTATTAAATTATATGGCTTGTAATAAAAAAATCGACTGTTTTACTAGAGAGGCAAACACAACAAAAACTAATGTTGCAGTAGTTGTATCAGTAGAAATGTTAGGTAATTTAAATAAATATAGTTATGACGTTACTACTGAAAGTGATTTCTTTGAAGTTAGTGGAATATGCAACCATAATTGTAGAACGATGATAGGAGCAGATAGACATGGATTAGGATACTCTAAAATAGGAAGAGGTAATGTAGCTCCTGTAACTATGGATTTACCTAAGATTGGTATTAAACATGGTATATGTCTTGGAGAAAGAACTGAAGCTGATTTAGAAGGATTTTGGAAAGAATTTGATGAAGTATTGGGAATAGCATCTCAAAGTTTAGTTGATAGATTCTATCATATTTGTAGTCAAAATTATAGGTCAGCACCATTTATGTATACAAATGGAACAATAGCAGATTTCGATAAAGTAATAGATAAAGGAATTTATGAAGCTATGAGACATGGAACTTTAGCTATGGGATACATTGGAATTGCAGAAATGTGTCAAGCTTTATTTGGTAAAAACCACGCAGAGGATAAAGAAGTTCATAAGTTTGCCTTAAGTGTAGTAAAATATATCTCTGAATACACTAAGAAGGTAAGTGAGGTATATAATTTAAACTTTAGTTGTTATGCTTCTCCAGCAGAAAATACCTGTAAAACAATGATGCAAGGACTACAAAAGGAATTTGGAATGATTGAGAATGTTACCTCAAGAGCTTATTTAACTAATTCACATCATATTCCAGTATGGCAAAAGGTTTCTATCTTTGAAAAGTTAAATCTTGAAGCTCCATTCTGTCGATATCCTACTGGTGGTTGCATTACATATGTTGAATTAGATAGTGCAATAATTAAAAATGAGAAGGCAATAGAGGATATAATAGATTATGCTATGTCATTAGATATACCTTACTTAGCTTTTAACTTTCCAATAGATACTTGCTTAGACTGTGGTTATCAAGGAGAATTTAATGACAAGTGTTTAGTATGTGGAAGTGCAAATATTCAGCAACTTAGAAGAGTAACAGGGTATTTGACAACAGACTATAAGAATTTTAATGCAGGCAAAATTGCAGAAGTAGAAGATAGGATAAAACACAGTAAATATACCGATTTTGGAGAATAGTTATGTATATCAGTGGAATACAATATGAAAGTATTGTAGATGGAGAAGGATTAAGACTAACAATGTTTGTAAGTGGATGTAAATGGAATTGTGAAGGTTGTCATAACCCTAAAACTCATAGCTTTGTTAATGGTAAATGTTTTGATATAAAGTTACAAAATCATATTATAGATTATATTCAAAACAATCCTATGATAAAAGGTATTACATTATCTGGTGGAGATCCAATGTTCTCAGCAAAAGAATTAATTGAATTTGTAAAAAAGTTAAAAATCAAAATACCTTCTATTAATATATGGTGTTATTCAGGATTTACATTTGAAGAAATATTAGAAGATTCTGATGAAAAGTTTGAATTATTAAAGCTATGTGATATTTTAGTCGATGGGAAGTTTAATATCGACAAAAGAAATGTAACATTATCATATAGAGGAAGTGACAATCAAAGATTAGTTTTAGTTCAAGAAAGTTTAAAACAAAACGAATGTATTTTATATAACAATTAAACAATAATTTAAGGCTGGCATCCTAAACTGCCGAAAAGGAGAAAAGGATTATGGGAAAAGTATATTTTGCAAAAGTAAATAAATATGCAACAATTCCTTCCAAAGCAGATGAGGATATGGGATATGATATTTATGCTTGTTTTGATCAAGTTGAAATAGCAATACAACCTGGAGAAATTAAACTGATTCCTACAGGTATTGCCTCTGCATGTAATGAAGATTACGGATTTATACTTAAAGAAAGAGGTTCTACAGGAACTAAGGGAATGTCACAACGATGTGGTGTTATAGATAGTGGATATAGAAACGAGTGGTTTGTGCCTATAAATAACACAAGTAATAAAGTAATTATTATAACAAAAAATGAAGATAGAGCAATGGCAGATTATGAACAATATTATTCTTATTCTAAAGCTATATGTCAAGCATTGTTAATACCAGTTCCCAAGACAGAAATTATTGAGTTAACTGCAACAGAACTTAAAAGAATACCATCTAAAAGAGGTATGGGACATCTCGGATCAAGTGGAAAGTAGAGGAGAAATATGGGTGGAATAGGGAGATTATTAAGAATTAGACAATGTAGTGTTTGTGGAAAAGACATTGAAATACACCATAAAATAAGAATGGAAAGTACTACTATTTATTGTAGCAGAAAATGTTATAAAGAAAAACTAATCGAAAAGCCAAAAGCAAATGTTAAATGTGCCTATTGCAATAAAGAGTTTTATTTAAAGCCTAGTCATTTGAGTAAAACAGATACGCATTGTTGTTCAGAAAAATGTTTGAGGAATCTAAGAAAAACAACTTATTCAGGTAAAAATAATCCTCAATATGGATTAAAAGGTATACTCAATGATAGTTGGAAAAGTGATGTTAAAATAACCCATTATGGCTATAGAAAAATTAGAGCACTAGATCATCCTTTTAAAGACATTGATGATTTTGTATTTGAGCATAGATTAATCGCAGAAAAATATCTGCTAACAAGTGAAAACAGTATAAAGGTAGGAGATAAAAGTTATTTAAAAGACACATATGTTGTTCATCATGAAGATTTTAATAGATTGAATAACAAAGTGAATAATTTGAAGGTCATGACTAAATCAGATCACATAAAATGGCATTGGCAAATAAGAGAACAATGTAAAATATATAAATCAGTAATATAAAATAAAAATTAGGAGGTCATATATAAATGGAAAGTAATAATTTAGAAGAATTGTTTGCATCATTATTTGGATCAGAAGAGGAACAGGAGGAGGCTAGTCAAAATTCATTTGATAGCGAATCAGGGATAGATGAAAGTATACAAAAAGTTAAAGATTTAGATTTAGAAATAGAGCGTTATAAATCATTATATAATGAAAAGTTAGAGAAATTAAAATATGATTTAGACAATAAAACATCCAAACTTAATAATCAAAAGGAATGGTTGTTATACAATCTTAAAAATTCGGTAATGGCTGCTCCAGATAAAAAAGATTTAAAGTCTATGTATAAAAAGGTATATTTCGCTGGTGAGGTTCAAGTTAAGAAATCAGTTGTTCAATTTATTGTTCCTGAATTTTCAGAGGAAGAAATTAATAAGAATTTCTCAGATTATAAAAAAGTTAAAACTGTTACTACACTCGATTGGAAATTATTGAAGTCGCATATCAAGATATTAAATGGCAACATAGTTAATGAAAAAACTGGTGAATTTCTTACAGATAAAATATCAACAGAAAAAACTCCAGAAACCGTAACTGTAAAATAGCTTAACAATTAAACAATAATTGAGGGATTAATTTCCCTCTTTAATAAGGAGTGATGGTATGCTTATAGTGATTATGGGAGGCTCAAGCGTAGGAAAAGATTTAATCCTGTCTACAATTAATAAGCAATATGATATTCCAATCTGTGTTTCCTCCACATCGAGACCGATGAGAATTGGTGAAACGAATATGGTCGAGTATGATTTTATTACTAAAGATAAATTTCTTTCAGATTATGACAAAGGTAAATTTGTAGAATATAGAGTATATGAAACTGCAAATGGTAAGTGGTACTATGGACTATCTAAAGATAGTGTGGATATAAATATAACTCAGATAGTAATTGTAGATGAACAAGGTTATTATGCTCTAGTTAAAGAATACGGACAACAAAATGTATTAGGAATATATTTATATGCTCCAGAAAGAGTAAAAATAGATAGAGCACTATCCAGGGAAGTTAGAATAGATAGAGAGTTTTTCAAAGAATTCTATAGGAGAATGGGTGACGATTTGAATGCCTTTAGTAAATGTGAAAAAGATCAGAACGTTATAAAAGTAGAAAATATTATTTTAGATAATGCTTTAGCTGATATAGTTAAAATATTAAATTATAAGGAGTTGGTATCTTGAAGATAGATTTCATTAAAAGTGGATATTGTTTTAAACTTGATGAAAAGTATTTAGATTTTAGATTTGTTGCAATGAATGTAATGGATGCTAAAAAATCATATTTAGAACGGATAGAAAATGAAATTGATGAAGCTATAGATGACAATATGATTAAATTATATAAACTAGAACAAATAGTTAAGGAGGAATGTTGATTGGCTTCAGCAATCGTAGAAGATAAGAAATATGAAGAAATTAAATATAGGCATAAAAAAGAAATAGTAGATACTTCTGATATAAAAATCACAATTGGTAATAAACTCATGGTAGACGGATTTTATTATGGAACGGTAGTCAGAGAGTCGGAATTATTCTACTATATTCATACAAAATATACAGATGAAGAGGTAGAATATCAGAAGTCATCCATCATTGATAAAGTAGCTAAGGAGCTAATTGTTATTGTGGACTAACAAGTATACTAAATCCAGTCTAAAGTCCTTGTATGGCTATACTAGGAAGGCTCAATACTATCACAGTATCATATTATAAAACTACATTTTTATTAGGAGGATTATATTAATGAGTATTAAGCCGAAATATCTATTTTTATATACAAATGATGATGCAGTCGAGTGCTTAATGAATCAATCTCCATTTATGTTTGATAAACCAATATCTTTCAGAAAATCAAAACAAGAAGCTAGAATTGAATATGAACATTACAGTGTAGAATGTCATAAAGTAAAATCTAGTTTGGGAGATAACTTTAGAGGAATTAGAACTTGGCAAATATTAGTTGAGGATGAATTATATGATAAATTAAGTCAAGAAGAAATTGATTATAGGTTAAAACCCATGATGTATCCATATGGAATTCTCGGAGGAAGAATTGTAAGTGTTCATATCTACAGAAAAGATATTTAAAATATATTTTGTGGAAAGTGTTGACAACTGAATAATAATTTGGTAGTATGGAGATAGGGAAATAATTCCTGTCTCTAAAACTATATTATAGGAGGTTTTATTAATGGTAGATCGTGTGGGTTATTTAGGAACTGTAGATAACAAATTTAAGGTGTGGTTTGATGGAGATCAGTTTATAGCTAAAATTGAAGGTAGAAATTTTTGTATAGATTATGAAGCTATACCAGAAAGTAGAAAACAAAGATTAGCATAGCAACAACTAAATAATAATTAGAAAGGAGAAATATTATGAGTTTTGTTTTAGGGACAATATTCGGTGCTTGTGTAGGTTTTATCACTTTCACTTTAATCTCAGTAAATAATACAAAAATAAACTAGGAGGAATAACTTATGAAAGATCAAATATATAAATTAGAAAACGAGAAATGGATTAAAACAGAAATAGAAGACATTAAAATATATGATATCTTCAAAGTATTTAATTCAGATACTGGAGAATATGAAACTAACGCTGAAAAGGGAATTGTTAATATATGTGTCAGAGGATGTTTTAAGGATGAAGATGGATTATCTACAATTCAAAGTAAACCATCAGAAACTACAATTAAACAATAATTTAGGAGGATTAAATGAAAGTTAAAATTATAGAAGCAAATATGTCATATGTATTTGAAGATAATCTAAATAAGTTTCTTGAAAATGATATTAGCGTCATAGATATTAAATATAGAACATCCGGAAGTCATAATGGAATATCAGTTGCATATAACTACTCAGCAATGGTTTTATATAATGATGTAGTAACTATGGGAGATTTATTTGCAGAATTAGATATAGAGTCTGAAAGACAAAAAATGAAAAGAGAGGTTGATAGGATATGAATAGTAAATTTGTTGATGTAAGCAACATGGTTTCTATAGAAGAGATGCTATCATCTTCAACATATTATATAGCACATTATTATAATCACTGTGTTTATTGTCATCAGGCAGTTAATAACAACAAAGAGGTTATATGGAATGAAATTAGCTATGTACCGTATAGATGTAGTTGTAATAATGCTCAACATGAAATAACACTTAAGGAAAATGTACTATATAAACTCAAAGAAATAGAAGAAATGAATAGACATATTAATATGAATATCATTGACGAAAATACACAGATTGTTTTAGAAGAAATGGAAGAAAAATACAAAACTTTACAGAGGAGGAATATATGAAAGTAGAAAATGTAAAAGTGTACGATTTAGAGGAAAGTATTAAAGCTAGTAAATATCCTATGGCAATTAATACTGATAGTTGCAACTGTGATATTACAGATAGAGTAAAAGGACTTGCATCATCATCTAAAGGTGAGGGACATGATCAATGGTTAACAGGAGTTAGGGTAGCATTTGATTTAACATTTAGTAATAAAGCATGGGTAGAGCTGGAGAGATATAGATTTGTAGAATTTGTTAGTAGTCAGTCTACAATGCATAGAATATCAAAGTTTGACCTAAGTAGTCAATACAATAAATATGTAGATTATATAATGGTTACTAGGATGGAAATACTCAAGGATATATATAATGAAACACAAAATATCGAAGATTATTTAATACTATTATATAGCAATCCAAGTGGATTTGAACTAACAGCTAGATTAACTACAAATTATAGAGCATTGAAAACAGTCTATTCACAGAGAAAAAATCATAGATTACCAGAATGGAGAGAATTTACAAAATGGATTGAAACATTACCTAATTTTGAGGAATTAATATTAAATTAAGAGGAGGATTATATTATGGAAAATGAAATTAATCAAGAGCAAATGGAAGAATTACAATTGAAATTAGAGAATTCGGAGCCAATCCCGGTGTCGATGCACATGTCAAGAAAATCCTTTGAGTTTATTACAAGCTCACTTAGAATACTTGATAAAGAAAAATACAGAATTGAAAATGGAATAGAACTTACGAATAAACATTCTACCTTGTTTGATTTTCAGGCAAGGGTAATTATGAGCGATTCCAGTTCAAAAGTAATCAACCTGAGAGAAGAAATATAATGCAATCTAAAACTAGAATTAATGAAGAACTTGACTCTGCAATTAGATTATCATTAGAAAAGTTTGAACAGAGGTTCCAAGATAGAATAATGGCTAATTATAATAATATGACATTACCATGCACTACAACTTCTCAAAGTTTCTCAAAACATGATTTTGAAGAAGTAGCCAAAATGTTAAAGGAACTTCCTCCAATAGCTACAGAAATGGAAGTATTTCCTTCTGGATATATAAATATGTTTGCAGACTTTAAAAAAGCAATAGATATATCACAACAAGGATATTATCCAGGAATGGGAATTAGAGTAACAGTTATACAAGAGGATAACGAATTAAAAGAAAATCAAACTAGAATTAAATATAATGATGGAACCAGTAAAATAATTGATATATTTTAAGGAGGGTTTATTAATGGACAATAAAGTTGGATTTAGTTATGGCTGCATTGGAGATACATTAGAGGAACAAGCAATAAAACAGGGATTTAAATTAAAAAATCCAGATAAGTTCGAGAAAATAAGACATGCAATTAATATGTGTGGATTTCATGTAGCTACAAGCAGTCAGGTAGATATGATGTTTAAGAAATTAAATAAACAAGTAGTAGAAAATTTAATTAAATAATCTATTAAACCAAGAGATTTAATTGATTAATATGAGGAGGGAAATTATGAGTAAATGTAATAATTTGGAACATGGTTGCTGCACAATAACAAACAATAATAAGTGTTGTATAGAATGTGATATTCTTACAACTTGTGACAGTAAATGTGATATTCTTATGCAAGGTTTATTATATAAAGATGTTAAAAAATGTAAAGACTTTCAAGAATGTAATGAAGGAGACAGTTGTATAAAATATAATATATCAACAAGTATTAGAACTATATATAAAAGCATAAAAATGTTAGACGAAACTTACACAAATACTAAAACTGATATACGAGCAAGGGAAATAGAAAATTATATGGAAAATCTTGCTTCTGAAATAAAACAAATGTCAAATATATGGTGTAACAACAAATAATATTAAAATGTAAATTCTATATGACATAACAAGGATTGCTTTACAACTGAAAGGAGAATTAAATGAATAATTATATATTAAAAATAAACTTTGAATCAAGCAAACATTGTTTTGAATGTCCACTTTGTGATGAATTTGATGCTTGTATAATGCAGAATAATAAGGAATTCGATACAATTAAAAAGCAGATGAATAAATGTCCATTAATTGTGAAAGGAGATAAATATGTTTAAATGGATAAAAAGTAAACTTACAAATAACTTAACAGAAATTCCTTTACTCTGGGTAAATTATAATTCTAAAACTATGGATAAGAAAAATTGTATGGCTCATATTCATCCGGAGTTAACTGATGATAAAATCGTAATCGAATCAATAAATAAGCTGATAGATTATATTAGAGATAATTATGATATGAATAAATTTTAAGGAGGTTTATTGTGGATAAAAATGAACATGTATATTGTACTAATTGTGTACACTTTGATGATAATTTAAAATGTCTTAATGATAATAGTTTATTAACAGGTAAATGTGAAAAGTGTAATTGTAAAGATTGTGACTGTGGAGATTTAGAGGATAGTATGACATTTGAATTTAGACCTAATTATATAAGGGATATCAGAATATTAACAACAACTAAATAATAATTTAAAGGAGGATTAATATGAAATACTATCAAGGTTCTATAGTAGTAAGTGCGATGGGTAAAAGACGTTTAAAGTGTGAGTTGTGCGATAGAGATTGTTTGTCTTTAAAAATAAGAGAAGATAAAGTCAAAATATGTACATCTTGTTGGTTTGCAGATAAAGAAGCAGAAGATTTAAAAGAAAGTGGAAACATATAACAATTAAATAATAATTAGGGGGAATTTATTATCAACAGAGAAATTAAATTTAGGTTTTGGGATATATGTGAAAAGACAATGATTCCGGTTGATTTTGCTGATTTATGTAGTGGCTGTATGTATATTGAATCAAGTTCTTATGTTATGCAATACACAGGAGTACATGATGAAAGTGCAGATGAAAAGGAGATATATGAGGAAGATAAAATTAAATTTATATACGAAAGTACTGAATATGTTGGAATAGTTAAATTTGAAGCAGGTACATTCATTTTGGCTTGTGATGATTTTGTTGATGGATATATACCTTTTTTAGAACTTATTAATAGTGATAGAGATTACTGGTGGATTAAAGGCGAAATCGTAGGCAACATATATGAAAATCCTGAGAGGTTGAGCATATGAATGATGGAAAAGTATTTGAAAATAGTTTTAAGGAAAGTGTACCAAATGACGTCTATTATCTTCGGCTTAAGGATCCAGCATCAAGTTTTGGTGACCAAGGTAATTCCGCATTAAGATTTTCAGTTTCAAATCCTTTTGATGTATTGCTATTCAGTAATCCTTTCTTATTTACTCTAGAGCTTAAGAGTACAAAGGGAACTGCATTTAGTTTCAAAGGTAAAACTCCAATGATAAAGGCAAGTCAGATTAAAGGCCTTACAGAATCATCTAAATTTGAAGGAATAACATCTGGCTTAATTTTTAATATGAGAGAACCTTATAACAGAACATATTTTCTTCATATAAATAACTTTAATGAATTTGTAAAAAGTACAACAAAATCTAGTATTAATGAAAAGGATATTCTTGCTGCTGGAGCTATAGAAATTAGAAGTAAATTAAAAGTAGTTAAATATTCTTATTATATTAGAGAATTTATTAATGAGATAAAAGAATCATTGACTGATTAAAATATAAACAATTGGTAATAATTTCTAATACATATTAATACAATAAACCATAAGGGGTGATTAACATGGCAAAAAAAATTAAACTTAAATTAGTCTGCATAACCAATGATGCAATTACAAAGAGTTTAGAAAAATCATTGATAAATATAATTGCTAATTCAATATATAATAAACCTGAATTTCAAAAACTATTACAGGGAGCTTTAAATCCTAGTAATATATAATATAAAGGAATGTGCATTAATTGCATGTTCTTTTATATTATATATATGATATAATCAACATAGAATGATTTAAATTAATAAGGAACGGTCAGATAAAAAGTCCAAAGGGGATGTGCATACAATGGAGAAGAAATTAGAAAGAATTAAAATAGCTTGCTATATAAGAGTAAGTACAGATAAGGAAGAACAGATTGCAAGTTTAAGTAAACAACATGAATTCTTTGAAGATATAGCTAAGCAACATGATTATGAATTAGTTAAGATTTATGCTGATGAAGGGATATCTGGTAAGCAACTTAAAAATAGAGTTGAGTTTCAACAAATGATTGTGGATGCTCGATTAGGTAAATTCAGTTTGATCTTAGTCAAGGATATCAGTCGTCTAGCAAGGAATACTTTAGATTTTTTGCAAGTTATAAGGAAGCTAAAAAAATATAATTGCGACATCAACTTTGTAAATCAAGGGATGAAATTACAAGAGACTTCAGAAGTTTACTTAACAATTCTTGCATCACTCGCCCAGGAGGAATCGTCTAAATTAAGTGAGAGAGTGAAATTTGGTAAAGATATAACTGCTAAAAAGGGAAGAGTCCCTAACTTTGTATTTGGATATGATAAAGTGGACAACTATACTCTTACTATTAATGAAGAAGAAAAAATTATAGTTGAGAAAATATTCGACTTATTTGTAAATGAAGGCTATGGAAGTGGAAAGATAGCTGGAGTATTAAATGATCTAAAAGTTATTACTAAGAGGACTAAAAAATCACAATGGCACCAGGTCGTTGTATGTCAAATTCTTAGGAATAGATTATATGTAGGTAAAGTTGTAAATAAGCAATCTCAAGTTGTAGATTTTATTACAGGTACTAGAGAATCAATTCCATTGGAAAATCAGATTATAATAGACAGACCTCAATTTAGAATTATAGATGATATTATGTTCAATAGAGCTCAAGATATTCTTGAAGGTAGAAGAGATACGTTTCATATGATGAATAAAAAAGAAAGTACAAAATATCCATTAAGTAACTTGATTCGATGTTCAGAATGTGGATATGCTTTTAGACGTATGCAAAGGAAATATTCTACAGATGGAAAAACATATAAAAGATGGGTTGATAGTTTAAGAAATTCTATGGGAAAAGATGCTTGTTGCAATAAAGTAATTATTGATGAGGAAGAATTAGAAGATTATATAAAATTGCTTATACAACAAATGTTTAAAAATAAAACTAAAATTATCAAAGGGGTTTCCGCTAGACTTAAAGAAATAATTAAAGAAAAAAATAAAGGAACTATAAATAATCAGAAAGATATTCAAGTGGAATTGGATTCACTTATGAAACAAAAACAGAAATATATGGAAATGTTTCAAAATGAGATTATAGAAATGGAAGAATTAAAAGATTATACAAAAGGTATTAATGACCAAATCTCTATACACAAAATTAGTATTCATGCTGTAAATAATGCTAATGAAATAACCTTAAACATAGAAAGTATTGTTAAGAAATATTTTGATAATATGAGTAATATTATTGAAGAAGGAGAATATACTAATGAAGCATTAAAGACACTGATAAAAAGTATAATGATATATCCTGATGGCACAATTGAAGTATCTTTAGTTATTAGTAATGAACATAATTTAAACCTAATATTACCTTTAGAACAGATTGATATTCCGTTAGAAAATACCGTTCCAAATACTAATGACAATACACACTGTACTTATAAAAAGGAACGGTTTAAAGTTGTTTTTCAAGTTGAAGGAATTTCCGATAAAGGTTGATGTAGTAAGGGTTATAGAGTTTGAATTAAAAATGTAAAAAATAAGGATAATATATTCTCGAATTAACGAGTTTATATTATCCTTAAAACTGTAACTTTAAATTATCATATTAGAAACTATAAATAACTATTTATCTTTTCATTATCACATTCTAATAATCCAAATAACTTTAAAGTTTCTGTTTCTAAATCTTTTCCAGTAGCATAGTATTCTGGGTTAATATAAATTGCTTTCTTATGCACATGTTGCACTCTTTTGATTAAATTAAATTCCTCTAGAGATTTTAAAACACTAATAATACTTCTTTCAGTTAATCCTATTAATGGTTCCAATTCTTTTACAGATGGAATATTATCATTTATCACTACACAATTAGTTGGATATTGTATGTAATCTCTTAGAACATAAAACACCAATTTTTCGTTACTATTTAATTTCATATTCCTTAGTTTTTCAATCTTATCTCTGAAAACTAAATTACAATTCATATGAGATTCAACATATCCTATATTTGGTCTATTGGCTTCCACTGATATATTATAGCCAATGTTTCCATCAAAACATTTAGTTTTATTTATCCATTTCTGTTCTATTAATTTTAGTGAATCCTCATCTAAAACTAATTCCAATATTTGAAAATTAAAATTCTTTTCAGTATATTTATTCCAAGCAAATTGTAAATGTTTATTAGTATGTTTATTCTTTTTTAAGTCACTTGTATGTTGTTTCCACCTTTTAGGAATATCTATGCTACTACCTATATAAAATTTATTATTCACCATATTTGTTATCTGATAAATCCCCATTATATTATTCATTATTAACTCCTCCTACTATATTAATTTGCGAACGTGTATGATTTACCGCACCTTCTATTATTTAAACCCTTGTAAATCCACAGTTGTTTAAACATTGAAGGTGCAATCTACCGCACACCTAATCTTCCTTAAACGTTGGTAACTATACATTCTTACATCAAACATCTTAATACTCTATACACTTTCTTTTACCTACTTTTTGTACTCATATCCGATTATCTTAAAGAATTCAGATATAGCTTTATAGATTTTAACTCCTTTAAACATTAAGTTAGGATTAATTAGGAAATAAGTGTTCCTTTCATGCCAAATTCTAATAAGACATTTCTTATACTCAAGAGTTTTAATATATTGAGAAACCGTACTTCTACCTAGTTCTAACTCCTCACAAAGTCTCTTTTGATTAAGAGGTTTACCTTCAGAATCTACTAATAAATTCTCTTCCCATAATAAGTAAGGTGATAATGAGTATAAAAAAAGAACCTCTGGTTTAGTCAAACCATAAAGTTCAGTAGCACTTAATATTTCATTGTAGAATATTTTTATAAACTCATTCTTCTTTGCCCGATTCTGTTTCCATTTCACCTTTGTCGTATCTTGTACAAACGTATTAATGTTATAATTCTCTAAATTGTTTTCCTTCTTTAGTTTTGATATTGTTTCACATATTAATATCTGAGCTGCAAACTCAGAACTGACTTCACTATTAACCTCGATTAACTGACTTAAAACTGTCAATTGTTCTCTTCTTATTGCCTCGTCTACCATATTAAATTGCCTCCTACTATATTAAGTTGTTACTTTTTTTTAGCTCTGTTTAATGAATTATATATAAGAAAATATCCATTGAACCTATCGTCTCTATCAAATACCCAATATGTCATGTTGTCTAATGGATCAACATCTACCCATGTATATTTAAGACCATTTTTTACCAAGTAATTTTTTAACCTTACTGATTTACATTCAAAGTTTTCCATATGAAGAACCTCCTACTATTTTTAATGTTTATTGATTTACCTTAATTCCTTTTTATTTCCGGACATAATAAAAAGAGATAAGCCTAAACCTATCTCTTGAGTTGATATAAAATTTGAAATTTATTGGATAATAACACATATAAATGTATAGATATACAAGTCATATGTGTTATTATATTTGATTTTGTTAAATAGAGTTACTTACACCTATTTTCCTATGATGAAGCAACTAACCTACTACACCACTAATTTTATACCATGCCGACCATGTATTAGTATCTGTATTACCTCGTCTGTAATAATTATTTGTTAATGTGGTAATATCGGCACTATTGTATCTAGGGTAATACATTTGTGTAATAAATCCTCTAAAAGAGGTATCACTACTTAATTTATGAGTGACTAAAATACCTTGGTTAAACCCTGTTGGTAATCCAACAGCGCCAAAATTAACAATAGAATTTGATTGACCTACAGAAAAGCTATCAGGCAATTTTGAAACATCATAGGTTTCAATTATATATTGGTTAACTACAATAATGGATTCTGCTATAACTTCATTATTTATTGCCTTTTCCTTTTTAAAAACAACACCTTGTATCTGTAAATTTGTGCTTGAAGATAATGGGTTTTTAGCAATACATACAATATCTACAATATGATGACCTTTTGCAATACTAAATGTCGTTATTTTTCTAAGTTCTAAAACTGTACTATAGCAATCAACTGTGCCTATTTCTATATTATCAACAACAACTTTAAATGTCCCTATTGATGGAGCAGTTGCATATACAATACTTAATTCACTACCTATATATTCAAATTGTATTCTTGTATCTACCCATGCAAACGACAAAACTTTGTTATTCATATATTGTGTGCCTGTTATAATTTCCCCACCACTATTTTTAAGCCTAAATCCACCATCTGCACATAAAGTTATAAAATTATTTAATGGTCTTTGAACATTTGTTGTAGGTATAAAAAAAGGTTTTAGTTTTTGGAACATATATTCATGTCCATTTTGATTAGGATGTACATGGTCAAACATTAATGTATTTTGGTCTGCAATTACACCACTTAATATATCTGCTTTCATAGTTTCAAACATATCAAAATAACCTAAATTATACTTTTTAGAAATACCTAAAACTACATTATTATAAGGTGGTTGCAAAGCATTATAATCGACATTCATCATATAACTTGGAGTTCTAATTATTACATCACAATCGCATGAAGAAATTAATTCTAGTATAAAACCATTATAAGCTTCAATATATTCATTTAGAGTTGTTTTATTTGTTCCATTACAATCATTTATTCCACTACAAATAACAACTAAATCGGGATTTCTTGCAACTATATCTGCGTATATTCTTCTCCACATCATGTGGATATTTTCACCACTAATACCCATATTAATTACATTTACATTAGCAGGGTTATAAATTGATTTAAGCCATGTATCTATTTTGCCAACAACATTAGGTAAATAGTTAGTTGTTTCGTTTATTTCCGTTGTACTATCACCTATAAATATAACTTTTGCTGATTGATTATTTTGTAATTTTGCAATAAATTTACTTGCATGGAATGACGTCTTATCAGCCAATTGCGACTTAACTTTATTTATTTTTGAATTTAAAATCATATCCATTTAATTCACCTCCATTATATTAATATCCATGTCGTTCCATCAAACAGGTAAGCATTTTTTGAACCATCTGTTTCGAGAAAAGTTGAACCAGCTTTGTATATTGTAGGCTTTACATCTGTAGATAATCCGAGTAATTCTGCCTTTGACCAATTTGCATCAAATCCAATCATTGTTACTGCCATTATTTATTCCTCCTTGAGATTTATTTTTTATATAATAAAAGAGACTAGAATAAACTAATCTCTTAAATGGTTCTTATAAATTGTAACTTTTATAGTACTTTAGTTCTTTTCTGGTACAACACCAAACTCAACATTTGGAGCTATTTCAGAAGGGGATACCTCTACCCTAGTATTTGTATCAACTTGAGGTAATAGTGGTTCTACGGCTTCGCTAGAAGGCTGTGGGGATACTATAACAGTAGATTCTACAGGATTAACATTAACTACAACTGGACTTTTACTTTCCACAACTGTAGTAGTAGTTTTATCTGCAATAGTTGGAGAATCTGAAATAACTACTTGAGTAATTACTGTAGGTTTTAATGCTAAAATTTGTGTATTTATAGTGTCGGTAATATATTTTTGAATATCGTTAATTTCAAGTTTTAATACATTTATGGTAGGTTCAGTAAGTTGAGCATAAACGGTAGAAGCTACATTTCTTCCTATTTCTAATAAGTCTTCTCTAGAGGCATTTCCTTCTGATATTTGTGCTTTTAAATCAGCTACAATTGCCTGTTGCGCAGAGTTTACACCTTTGAGTACAAGATCATTTATTCTATCTAAAGCACTTCCTAAAAGAGCTCTAGCAACCTCATCTTTAATTTTGTTTTTTTCTATGTCCATTTTAGCTTTTGCCTTATACACAAAGAAAGTTAGATATGCTAATGCAAGCCCACCTAATAAAGTAACTGCTTGATTTAAAAAAGTTTGAATTGTTTGATTTAAATCCATTAATACATTCCTCCTAAAATTTTATTTTGCTAACATACTTGCAATTGATTTTATAAGACTAAATGAAGAACCAACTATATAAGATATAATTAACATACCTGCACCTATTTTCCACGCCATACTCATTTGTTTCCAACTATTGTGAGGAGCATCTTTAAGAGTTTGAATGGCTTCCATTGTAGCTTTTTGGTTCTCCTTTGCATCTTTTGCTACTATTGCTATTGTTTCTCTAGTTTCTTTGGCCATGGTATTTTGTGATTCTCTTATTTGGTTGATGTAAATACGTGTTTCTGTATTACTATCTCTCATTGATAACATAGCAATACCTTGTTCTTTTGCATTTATTTTTATATCGACTATATCACCTTTAATATGATCAACTTCCGTTTTTAAGCTTCCAATAGTTTGTTCCGACATTATTATTACCTCCTGCTTTTATTTTTACGTCTTATATTGGAGGATATATAAAGTGTTATATAGTCCTTCGTAATTTTAATTTGTTATAGCCTATAAGGAATATTATGTCATCTTATAGGCTATTTGATTAGATTAGACTACCAATACCACCACCACATTTTCTCAGGTCAACTCCCGTCTCAACATTATTATTTATATAATAAAAACACCTACTAATTAATAGGCGCCAATTGTTGATTATTGTTTTCAAATCCAATCCATTCATATATTTTATTTAATCTTTCCTCATCATAAAAGGTTTGTGATTTATACCATAATTCCATGTCTGAATTATTTTTACTTGAGTTAACACATTTTTCGCATGGAATTATATTCTCTCTAACATAACATCCATTTTTACTCAATGGTATAATGTGATCTTGACTAATGATTTTCATGTCTAGACCAGTGTAAGCATCTTTGCAATTAAAAAAATCTAAACAATCCTTCCATTCTTCAATCGTTAATGTTGATAAAAGTAATTTTTTCCTCGTTCTTCTGCGTTGAGAAATAACATTGCATTTATCTCTATTATCTTTTTTATATTGTGATATTTTATCTTTATTTTTCTCTCTATATTTTCTAGAAGATTCTTTTGTTTTTATGCATTTTTCAGGGTGTTCTTTTCTATATTTTTTATCACGTACTTTAAATTTGATCTTATTTTTCTTATTATATTTTCTAACTTCTTCTCTTCTCTCTTCTTTATCACTGTAGATTTTATTTTTAACTTTTATAATATCTTTATTGCCTTCTTTATATTTTTTATTTCTTAATTTAATCTCGTCCCAATTTTCTTCTTTATATTTTATAGCTTCTAATTTAAGACATTTTTTACAGGCACATTTAAGCCCGTCTTTATTCTTTTTACTTTTACCGAATTTATCTAGTGTCAATTCTTTTTTACATTTACTACATTTCTTAGTTTCCATTATTATTTAATCATCCTCCGATATTTTCTGATTAAATGGGAAAAGAGCTGTGTATCGGCACAACCCTTTTAATTACTGAAAATAGACTTCGAACCCTATTTTTCAAACCACAATATTTTTTGCACAATAATAAAGGCAGAGAATTAATCCCTACCTTGTAAAGTGTTATTTCATTTTATTTATTCTGTAAAGGCATCATCCGCATCATCTGTGTCTTCTCTAATAACATAAATTTTTGTAGTTTCTACAGATTTATGTCCAAGAAGTTTCTGTGCAGTTTCTAAAGTTTTACCTGAGTGCAATACTAAATTTGTAGCCCTTGATTCTCTAAAAAGGTGAGGATGTACTCTTCTGCCCACTATTAAAGTGAATAATTTCTTGCACCAATAATTAAAGTTTTCAGGTTGTCTTGCATGAACTCCATCTTTATCTTTACAAACAAACATAAATTCACAATCATCTTCTCCACGAACCTCTAACCATTTCTTTAGTGCTTCCATAGCCTCTTCAGAGAATTGTAATTTTCTAACAACACCAAGAGCACCATGTCCCTTACAACGAATATTATGGGTTCTATAAGAGGACACTTCTATACTAGTTTCTTTACCATCTTCGTCTTTTACTTTTACTGTTGATTTTTTAGGAATATAATTTGCAACTTCTTTTAAAAGTAATGAGCTCTCCGTACGCCTACATCCTGTAGAATAGGTAAATTTAAGATATGCAAGTTTTTCCCATTCTTCCATTTCCTCTAATTTATCACATAGGAAAGTGTATTCAGTAGGAGTCAATGGTACTTTTTTATTTACTTCTCCTAATGATGGTACTTTAATTCCTTTGTTAACAAAATTTCTAAATGTAGGATACTGTTTCTGATAATAAAGCATAATGTAATTATTTAATGTACTTACAGATGATCTTTTAAATCTAATAGCACTTTCACCTAATCCACTGTTATATAACCAACTCTGATATTTTTTATAGTCTATACTTTCAACTGTTGGTAATGGTTTGTTATCACAATATTCTCTAATATAATTTATCCAAATACGTAAAGATGAACGATATTGTGGCTTAGTTTTTGGAGATAATTCGTCACTATTATCTATGAACTCTTCAACTATTTTCTTATTGTATTCATTACACAATTGGTACATTTCCTCTGTTAAATTGGTTAATTTTTTAGCCATATTTTTATCGTCTCCTTAATTTTACGCATAATAAAAAAGCACTAATAATAATGCTTTACAATGTTATTTAATCTATGTTAAACTATAGTATGGAGAACTCAATATTCTCCTATTACATTTATTAACAGAAAGGACTACTTTTAATATATCCTTTCTGTTAATATCTGAGGAAATCCTCAGTAGTTATTTATTTCTTACATATCTTATTTATCAATTGGAATGCTATTTCTGTTTTATTCCCATAAATTCCATCCTCAGATAAAGGTGAACCTGTCTGGGTAACGAAATTGAACCAACACTGAAAATCTTTGCAATATTTGTACTTTTTACTTTGCTTAACATATCCTAAAAAAGTGTCTAATGCAGTTTGGGTATTATTACCATAAGTTCCATCACAAACTAATTGATTTTTAGATTGTGTCGATAAATTATAGAAGCGTTGGAACTCCAAAACGTAGTTTACCTTAGAATTGGGTTTTGGTGGAGATGTAACAATTATATTATTTGTAGTTAGTTTATTTTTAAAATCATACCATTGGCTCCAATTATTATCACTAAATGAACCGGGACATCGCTTAAAACTGGCATCATAGTGACGTTTAACATTTTCAATTGGTATATTTAATTCTTTCATAAGATATTTAATTAAATCTACCGTATTTCCTATTGTTTTTGTAGATGGTTTCATATTAAATTCAAGACACATTTCTACGGAAACAGAATTTGAATTGGTTATTCCTCTACTCCCATGTCCATCACCAACAGCCCATGAATTTCTAGTATGGTAATCCATCGTTTGAATAATATTATTTGAATCTGTAAAGAAATCGGCAGATGCATTTTTATTTCCACTAGCAAGATAATCTCTATTATTTTTTGCAGACGAAGAAGCTCCGACATCATGTAAAATAATATACTTAATAGCTGTATTTCTAATTGAATAATTGTAATCTATAAACAGTTTTTGTATTGCTAACATATTATCCTTCCTCCCAATTTATTATTTAAATATTCAAGAATTTTTATTTCACGTTCTCTGTTATAAAATTTATATGAAGGATACCAATCTGAAAAATCTTTATCATTTTTTGAGCAGTTACAAGATTTACAAGATGGGAGCATATTTTCATCTACATATCCTCCACCTTTAGAAACACTAATAAAATGTTCTTGTTGTAGAGGTAATTCTTCTCCACAATAACAACACTTACTATCAAAATAATGTTTTGTTGATTCCCATTCTTCTATTGTAAAAGTAGACAATAACAATAATTTTTTTGCCCTTCTACGTTGTGAAATAGCATTGATTAAATCTTTGTTGGCTTTTCTATATATTCTTTTGTTTATGGTAATCTTCTCTTTGTTTCTTTCGTTATATTTTTTGTGCCATTCAAATACTTTATCTTTATTGTCGGATCTCCATTTTCTTTGACGGATTAAGCTTTCCTCCTTGTGATTATCTCTATATATTTTACCTCGTACTTTTTCTTTTTCTACATTATTTATTCGATATTCTTTACCTAACTCCAAACATTTGTCGTGATTTTCTTCTCTATATGCTTTATGTGTTTCTGATATTTTATCTACATTTTCTTCATAATATCCCTTCATGCGATTCGATATCTGTTCCTTATGTGTATCTCTATATGCTCTGCCTCGTTCTGATATTTTCTCAGGATTTTCTAATCTGTATTCTTTTGTTTGTTTACTAATATGTTCCTTGTTTTTCTCATAATATTCTTTTCTCTTTTCTTGAATAAGTTCTTTATTGTCAATTACATATTGTTTTTTATTTTCTTTTTCGCAAGGTTTACAATAAGAACTCACACCATATTTATGTCCTTTTGCCTTGTAAAAGTTATCAAGCGTTAAATTTTCCTTACATTTGCTACAAATTTTTGTCTCTTCCATTTGTGTTTCCTCCTATTTTTTTTACATAACAAAAAGGCCTGGCAAGTAGTTATCCTGCAAAGGCCTTCTATATATAATTAAGGAGGCATTTATTCCATGCAATTCCTTAGTATTAAATTATTATTTAATTCTTACTTATAAAACCTGTGTTTTATATGATTATATTTTATGCTTCCTTATTTCATTTTGTTTTAAAAAAGGGCAATAAAAAAGCACTATTTCTAGTACATAAAGTATTACCCTTTTTAATTAAGGAATTGGAACTATTAAATTACCGAATCCATCAACTATTAGCATTGCATCAACATCTGCTTTTAATGGAGTATATCTTGGTATTGAAAAAACTGCTAGGTAGTCTAATTTCCCTAATTCTATTCTTTGTGCTAAATATAAAGCCATATCATTCACCTCCTCTCACATCCTTTCTAAAAGTTCATTATGATGAAGTCTATTGCACCAGCATTTGTTGCAACATCTTCTTTTAATTTTATATTATCTGCTTTTAATACTACATTTTCACTTTTAAGTGCTTCAATAATATCTGATTGACTTACCTTAAACACAGGATATTGGAATAATACCTCATTTGTGTTTATATCTATCATAAAGGTTGTTGCCATTTCAAAATTATTTTCATATTGCATATAATCTAATTGTTTAACACCAACTTGACTTGGATTTCTTCCGTTTAACACATCAAACATGATAAAGTCTTGCTCTTTTGTGGTATTGACTGCATTTTCACTATGTTTTTGTGGAATCATTAAAATTGTAGTTCCTGTTGTTAATTCATAATATATTTTTTTCCCTATCATTGTAACGCCTCCATTTTTATTAACTAATACATAAAATGCTTAAGTTAATTGTATTTGATGGCACTGTATTACCACCATTACTACAACTTATATTAAATGTTGCGGTAAAACCGTCACTATTAGCAACAAAATTTGTTATAGATATAGTCCAACTAATTGTTGTATAATAATAAACTAAATCTTTATTAGGCGATAAATAACCACCGTTTAATGAATAATCAGTAGTATATAAATAATATCTATTAGTAGTATTAATAAATATTTGTGAGGGTTGAAAACCAACTCCACTAACGGTAAAACCTACCGAAGTTGAACCTGAACCAGTAGGTACAGTAATGGTAGTAGTTTTTGTTATTGTTTTCTTTTCAACTACATTTCCAATAATTCCATCAATATTAATACTATTTTTTATATTACTTGCTATTAAATTACTTAAATTTTTAGTGCCTGTTACAATTCCATTATCAGTTCCAATAGTTTTACCAAGCACTACATCACTACTTATGGCTGTTCCGTAATCACCTCCCTCACCCAATAATTGAAAATTTGTGCCATCATAAAAGAAGGTATATACACCAATTTTTAAAGTTGCATCTAACCCTCCTGCCTTTTTTATTCCTTTTGTACTTCCAATAGAAGATATATTCAAGGTTGCTACTCCTGTTGAATTTGCGTTGATTTTAACGGTAAATTTCTGATTAGCAACAATAGTCTCAGTGCTTGTAATACTATAAGCATTTCCGATATTTGTAGTTGTTCCTAGATGTGGTATTGCCTTTGTGTTATCTGCCAAATGAGCAACTAAATCAACATTCTCTGCTTTTGCATTAAACTCGCTCGCGGTTATATTGCAAGATGCAAAAAGAGTTTGAAATAATATTACCAATCCATTTTCACCAGTAGTTGAGCTATATGATAACCCACTACTAGCACTTGTAAAACTTAAATTCCCTGTAGTAGTAAGAGGGGATTCTTTATATGATAAACCATCATATCTAATTTTTTCAGAAGCATATAAAGAATTAAAATCTACTTTTGTACTCAAATTAAGCACTTCCTTTCATTAATTTAATTATTATTTAATTGTTATATTAAACGAATTTAAATATATATCCTTTATATTGTTTCCCTTCGCTGTTGCATGCTTTTGTTATACTACAAATACGCAACAGAACACCAAATAATCTCTCTGACTCTCTTCCTAATTTGCTACAACTTTCAAAGATTCCAAGTGATACCTGATTTTTAAATATCTCTACTTTTTTGCAACCCTTGTGATTCCGTTTATATATTTCTTCTTCGACATCGTAGTTACACCATCCGATATCGTTTCCTTGTTTTAAATAATTTCTAATTGTTGCAGTGTGCAATTTCATAATGATACCAATTTGATACGTTGATAAATCGTTATTATTTTTCTTATAGCCACAAGCGGTTTTAACAAAATTATTCAATGTAAATTTTATACATTTGTCCCAATCAATTTTATTTAAATCAAATAAATGGGACAATGAACTAATTAATATATTGTTTTTTATATATTTTAATTCAGAAATATTTGAATTAATTCTTATGACTTCTATATCATGTATATTTGCTGTTTTATCTTTATAATCATCTATTTCTTTAGATTTTTCTTTAGTTTGCCCACTCATATTGTTATCTTTAAAATGAAAACCCCCATCCATTTCTACTATATATTTTTTATTATTTAGTTCAAAATAAAAGTCGTATCTCATAGGTTTTATCCAATCAGGATTATATTCTGTTTCAAAAAGTATATTCAATTGTTCTAAAATTGAAAACATAAATTTGAAAGGATATGACTGCCCATCACTGCAAGAACATCCAAGTGAATGGTTACTATAAATTTGGCTAATACAAATTTCTTTTCCTTTAATCCTACTACAATCAGGACATATTGATATTATTTTTTTACTACTTTGACATGTATATAATTTTGCCTCATCATACCCACCTTGAAAATATGGTATCATCCATGATGCTGTTGTTGGTATATCATTAATGCCTTCAACGGTAGTTTGATTTGCACAACATGAGCATCCCTTTCCCTTTATTAAATTAGATTCTTCCATCCATCCTCCAGTCCAACCACATTTATGACAGGTGTACTTATACCATTTCCAATTACAGTTGTTTTTATCTTTTCTATATTCTCTATCCATAATTGATAAGTCTCTTTTACTATCTTTAAATTTTGTTCCTATATCTATTTTAAATTTATTTGTTTTTAAACATAGTAAACCACCTAGCCTACAATTTTTTAAATTACCTGCACTTATTTTAAAGATATCGTTCTCTAAATATTTGATAAACAAATATTGCGTTTGGCTTTCATAATCAATAATTTCAAATTCGCCTTTTATATCATCATATGCGAACTTGATTTTACATCCTACACTTTTTATCCAATTAATATTTTTATCATTATATCCATTTTGCTTTGGTAAACTCTCTAAAAATACCTTCCTCACTATATAAACCTCCATATTTTCACATAATAGAAAAACACCTACTACATAGTAAGTGTTTTAAGTTTTTACTTATTATTTAACTGAATTTTACGCAAATCCAACAATTAGTGAGATTGCCAGTAGGAGAGTGAACATAAATATTACTATTTATTAATAGAGTTTGTCCGCTTTTATTTAAAATCCCCGGAAGTACAGTTACATCATCTCCAGCAATTTTAATATCTGCTGTTTTGTTATCTGAACTTACTGCAACCACTGTGCCAGGCCATTCTTTGACTACTTGTTCTTTACTTTTTTCTTTTTTTATTATATCTCTTATTTGAGATATTAAGAATTCAGAAAAATCCTTATCGTTAATATTCAAATTACATCACTTCCTTAAAATACTATATCTTTACTCTTGACACATGAAATTGACATATTCCCTTGGTTTTCTAATTGTAATGTTATGCTTTGAGTTAGAAATCTTTCCTCGTTTAATTTTAATGAATAATCTGTTAAAGTAATAACTTGGTCGACATCTAAATGAAACATAGGCATTGCATTAATACTAATTGATGTTTGTAATGCTACTACTCTTTTTAATTCATACTCTGCTCTCTGTTGTGCAAGTGAATTTGTAGTAATATTATCATCTACAATTGGTGTTTTAGGTTTACTCCCTATTAATTGAACCCTTGTACCACTTTGTAAATTATTGTTTATTGCAGTACCAGTTGCGATACTTCCATTTATATTAGAGCCTATAACAACTATAGTATTACAAACATCTTTAAATTTATAAGTGTTGGTAGCACCTAAATAATGAAAATTATCTGTTGAATAATCCCATTGACTTCCTTTTATTGTATCTTCAACATCTTTTTCAAATACGAGGTTGCCTAATTCATTATAGTAAACATTACAAGATAAAATTTGTGCAAATTCTATTAAAACTTCACCATATGTTGAACTTCCTATATCTTTACGAACTGTATATGGAGTTATTTCTGATGTAAAATTGTTACATAAAATAGGAGGTAACTTATCATTATTTAATGCTAAAATACCTCTAATAGTTGTATATATATTTGAACCTAATGGTGCTTGATAAATACTTGTAAAATTACCGCCCATATCTCCCGATAATAAACTAAATTTGTCTGAACCATTCAATGTTAAATATGATTCACTAAAATTGCTTATAGCTTCAGGATCTGATATTACAAAAATCCCTTGTGAGAAAAAGTAATCCTCATCTTTATTTATTGCAATTCCCAACGATAGTCTAAATTTTCTATTTATCCATATATTACTATCTTCACTAGGAATATATTGACCGTTGATATTTTTTAACTTAATTGAAACACTTCGTCTTATTCCGTTTTGACGAGTTATTGAAAGTGAACCACTTAAAATATCCGCTGTAAATTCTGAAGACACACTCTCATCTTCAGATCTCAACCATTCAACCTTACATCTTTTTTTATATTTTCCTGTCTTTATTTTATCTATATAGTCTTGAAATGTAGACATATCTATATCGCCCCACATTCTTCAATGTCAAAAGTTATTTGATATGGTTGAATATTTAACTCGTCTGTGTATTTATATTTAAAATTTGTAGTCGTAACTTTTAACATTTGTCCACTTCTAAATTTGAATAGCTTTTCTTTACCATTGTTTATAAACGTCCTTAAATCATCAATATAGTTAATGTCGCTTTTAAATACATCATCTATTTCTGATAATCCAGCATAAGCAGTAACACTAGTTTTTAAGAAGTCTCTATTTCCCCAAGTAACACCATTATATTTTGTATAATTTGGATAACTAGTTCTGTCTATTTCATTTGTTACATCAGAAGTTGTTAAATTTAAATCAAACATATAAACTTCGTTAGTATCCCCATCAATTAAATAAACACCATAAAAATCAGCTAATATATTTGCTGTTTCCAAAGGTTCTCCTATTTGAGTATTAGTTTGTGGAAAAATATCATAGATATATGTTTTGTTGGCTTGTGCAGTATAATCCATATACTGTGTCGTTCCTACATCTATAATAGCTAAGTTTTTAGATATTTCTTCATCTATGGCTTTTCTATAAATACCCCAATTAGTAATTGCAGAATCTAAACTTACAACATTTCCTGCCTGTAAATTTGACTGATTAAACTGTGATAACATTATTGTATAACCATCCCAAGAGGGAACATCATTAATTACTAAAGATTGGACTTCGGTATCCGAATAAAGCCTATTTTGAACATGTATATCATCTATAATATTGTTTCCATAAAATGTTATTTTGTTATAAACAGAAGCAACCGGTAATGGCTGTGTATAATTAAGAAAACTTTTTCCTAGGAATACTCCACTTAATAGCATTTTAATATTACCTCCCTTCTCTTACATTCCAATCCGAATACCGTTTACTAATATATCTGTTGGTCTTATATCTACATAAATTGGTATAGTTGGTAATGTAGTTGCTAATCCATATATAATTATTCCTTTGTTATTAAAATAAAAATGTGTACCATCATATCCAATTTGATAATCATTATTTCCCAATGAACAAAACACCCCTATAAATCCTACTGAAAATAGAATTTTAAACTTTGCATTAAATTTTAGAGGAATATTTATTGAATAACTTATATTACTTGTGCTATCTAACTGCAATGCCTTATTATTGTTCCTTATGATATTATTTGCATATGAATAAGTTCCATTTGGAGTTCCTACTATTTGAATTGCTTGTCCCCAAACTAATTGTATTGCACTTAAATCTTTGAATACACTTGCATTAGGAATTATATTAAGATTTGGCAACGAATAACTTACAGTAAATGTTTTCTTACCAGTAGTTGAAATTATATCATTTTGGTCTACAACTATACATTCAATAGAATAAGTAGAACCGTTTAAAAATCCATTAAATACATAAGTCAGATTAGCTGAAAATATATAACCACTATCCTTTAATACAGAAATATTACTTGAATCATATAGTACAAATTTAAATTTCTTAATCGCAATACTTTGCGGATGAGAATATGTGGCAATTGGAGTATAGGTTTGAGAATTAATTGTTACCGGAATTGCCATTGAAACTGTTGATATTCCATAAGATTTAAAAAATACTTCTCCTGTTGTAGTACTATTATTTGCATTGTCAAAGACTGTTAAAACCCATTTGCAATTTTGATTAGCAGTAATTGTATTTGCAGGAAGAGTTATATTTAAAATACTTTTATCATATAAAGGAGCTCCTAATGTAATTTTTGTACTATCATATAATAATGTTCCAGAATCATTATTATAAATATAAATGCGATAAGCTGTTATAATAGAACCATTCATAACAGCAGAAAATATATTAGATATTGTAGGATTTATTGTACTATTTTTAGGAATCATATTGGTGCTTAAATATATCAAAGGCTTTACCTCACTTTCTTTCATAGTAAAAAGAAGAGATATTAATTATCTCTTCTTTAGTTATTGAATTAGACTAAAGCAACTTTTGTTTTAAAACTACTTATAAATTCATCTACATTATTTGCCACCACTTTATCAATATGATAATTATGAATAATTGGTGCAACCACAGATTGATTATTATGACCAGATGTATTGCTCATATTTATTTTGTCCATAATATTTTCCATAGAAATTAAAGCAGAGGGAAGATAAGATACAAGTTGTCCGAAATCTTGAGTTTGAGTTGATGATAATACTCTTTCTTTTGTATCTACCATAGCTAATCTATTACCACTAAATGAACCTACTTCTCCACCACTTGCAAATTTAGGAACAACCCCTTTGCCTGATAATATCTTTTCATTAAGTAATAATGTAGCAGCCCTATCAGAGCCTGTAGCCCCTCCACCTTTAGACACTGTAATATTAACTCCACTACCATACTTTGCTTGTAGCATTGCTTTATCAACCTCTGTGTTTACTGTAATAGAAGCTGAGTTACCAACTCCTGTAGTTCCTTTTACAGTGGAAGATAAAGTACCATTTGCTTGTGATAATAGGAGAGAATCTTGTAATGATTTAGCAGAATCTACATCTGTTGTAAGTTGTTTTATTATTTCAACCCAATTATCTCCATACGTTTTCTTTAATAATTTTAATGAAGTATCCGCAAGGAGATTCATATCTGCATAATGGAGAGTTAGAAGATTAGTTTCTATAAGTTGATCTTTTTCAAGTGTTACAAGTTTTTCAGAATATGCTAAATCTTTTGCAGTTTTTTCATCTGCTAGTGATTTTTTTAACGCATTAAGAGAATCAGTTTGATGTTTTAGTGCTATAGATTTCTCAAAATCTGCATTAGATTTAACTTGGTCATTTAAGGCTTTTTGTGCGGATTCAATTGCTTTAGGATCTGCAATATATTCTTTTGTAAATTTCCCATCTGCACCTTGTTTTATTTGCATAACATTTTTTTCTTTTAGTGTATTTTGTAATGCAGTTTGTTTTTCTATTAAGTCATTCTGATTTTTTAATCTATCTTCAATTTCTTTATTAATATCATTTACAGTATTTAGATTGTCAATTTGTGTCTGAATTGCATCTTGTTGTTTTTGATTTTCTTTATCATAAATTTTAATTGAATCTTCTGCTGATTTCATTGCAAGTTTCTTTTCGTTTAATGCTAATGTATCATTTCTATTAGCACCAGTTTCACCAGCACCTGCTTTAACAGTTATGTCTAAATCCGAGTATTTCTTTTGTAACATTTCTTTGTCAATTTCTGTATTTACAGTGATAGTTTTACTTGGTACTCCACCATAAATTGAAGATGCTAATTTGTTTTTCTCATTGTCTTGTTGCTGTTTTAAGGCTATTTCATCGCTAACTCTTCTAGATTCTAAAAGCGAAGTTACTCTCTCTTTTGCTTGAGTTTTAAGTGCAAGAGTTGTGTCTAATTCCATTTTTAATAATTTAGATTTCAAGATAATCATTTCTTGTAATTGTGCTTTTGTATATTTACCACTTTTTAATCCATCTTCTACAAGTTTGATTTCTTGTTTTTTAATGTCTAATTCTTTATTGAGATTAGATACAATTTCTTTTTCGTATCCTTTTCGTTTTAAATCATCATCTGTTATTTCTGCTTGACTTGACAAAATATCGTTTTTACTTTCATATTCTGCAATTTTATCATCATATTGTGCTACTCTAATGTTGAATTTTTGATATGCAAATCCTGCTAACTTTTCTTCCCAATCAGCTATATCAGCTTTATCTTGTTCAATTTGAGCTTTGAGTTTATCGGAACCATTATCTGTTGTGGATTCTCCTGTTGATGATGTAAAGCTTGATTTTCCTCCTGGAGTATTGTTCTTTACTTTATTTAAATAAGATCGAGTTCCTTCGCCATATCCCATAATAGCTTTTTCTACATCTCCACCAGCCCATGAGATACGTTTAACAAGATATTTAGCAATTGCGTCTATAGATGATTTAGCATCAGTTCTATCAGATAAACCTTCTTCTTTTGCTGTACTATAAAGGAATTGTCCAAGTCCAGTTGCACCAGATTTAGAATTTCTAGCTAAGGGATTAAAACTTGATTCTGTCTGAATAATTCCAGCTATTAGATTAGGATCTATTCCATATTTAGAACCAGATTGATTTATCCAATCTTTATATTTACCATTTGCATATCCACCAGCATAATTTCCTGAAGATGTATTCGATGTCATAGTAGATTTAGAAGATTTATTTGTAGCAGATTCTACAGATAACATTGATTTAACATTTGCTTCATTAGTTTTTATGGATTGTTGAGTTAGGGTAATTTTCTTTTTGATAAGAATTGCTTCTTTATCTAATCCGGCGATATATGCATCAGAGTTTGGTGCAAGCTTAGATTGAGATATTGCAAGAAGTTTAAGTTGATTATCTAATTCCTTGATGGCCTGTTTTTGATCGTTTATTGCATTAGTGGCTTGTTTATTTGCATCTGTGAGAGCTTTAGTACCTTTTGTTACTTTTTCTTTAGATTTACCAACATCTTGAAGAGAAGTATCTACAGAAGTAATTATATTCTTTAATTTAAAGTAATCATCAATTGATTTTACAGTTTCTCCTGCTCCACCACTACTAGCTTGAGATGCTAAACTAGCTTTCTTACCTAAGTAATATGATTCTTCGTCTGTGGCTCCACTAGCTTTACCAAGAGTTTCAAATTTCTTTTGGATTATATCTAAGTTAGCAGCATATGCCATTAAGTATGCATTTTTAGCATCTATTGCAGTTTTAAAATTAGCAATATCTGTAAGGTAAGCTCCAGCTATTTTCTTAATTTTATCTGCGGTTACTTGTAATTCATCCTTTGCTGCTTTCTGAACAGTTACAATATTATCTCCTTTTATTTTTGTTAATTCTTGTGCAAGGAGTTTATCATCGTTCATAACTGCGAGAAGGGAAGGATAAGTTGATGCAAGTTTTAGGATTGATGCTGTATCCCATTCGTTAGTTTCTGCATGTTTTTCTAGGATTGTGTTGATTGAGGATACGATAGGAGTAGTTGTTTCCATTGCTTTAGTTACTGTGGTCATTACGTCTGCTAGGGTTTTAGCTTTTATTGTAGCTTTTTCAGTTGCTATTCCCATAGTGCTTAATGTTTCTGCTAGAATTTTACTAAACAATTCATATTCTGTTGTTGGCATTGAGTTCTTTTGACTCGCTAACAAAGAAGACAGAGCTACTTTTTGCTTATCAATTTCTCCTGGAGTATGACTGGTTTTTTTATTAAACTCGTCCACTGATTTTGAAAATTGTTTAAATATATCTTCCTTGCCTAACTCCACTAGCGAATCTGAATAACTAATAATTTTATCTTTATTAATTCCTCCGGACTCTCCCATTTTATCAAAAGAATTTATTATATTTGTTGCTACAGTTCCAGTAATTCCTGCTGCAACTACTCCATCTTCTGCTAATTTTTTAAACCATGCAGAGTAAACAGCAACAATTTCTTTCGATTTTGTCATACTATTATAAGCTGTATCTCTTGTTTTATTAGCCTCTGAAATTACAAAACTATCTATTGATGCTAAATCTTCTTTTGTAAGCTCAGCTTGAACACCCATACCTGCAAGAAATTCTGCTTTTTTAGAAGCATATGCCTTTTCATAATCTACTCCCTTACCTTTTGAAACTTCTGAAGCACTATCATAAATGTCTTCTTGCTTTGTAATATTTCCTTTCGATTTATCATAATTGCCTGCTGCATCGTCAATTGATTTCTTTGTAGCTGCTTTATCTAATTCAGCATTATTTTTCTTCATTGCTGAGGTTTGTTCCTCTATAGATAAAGTTTGATCTCTTATAATAGAAGAAGAATCAGGTAATAGTTTGTTTAATTGTTTTACAACTTCTCCATAACGTTTGGTTTCTTCAGCAGTAAGACTAGTTTTCTTAGCTAATTCTTCATGCTCTGTTATTAAACCATCTATTGAACTAGTTTTATTATTTATAGTATCTAAGGCAGATTGCATATCTTGAACTGCATTCTTTTGTGCTTGAACCATTTTTATTATTGCGGTAATTCCAACCGTTAGAATAAGAACTCCTGCTAACATTGCAGCTTTCATAACCCATGCACCAGCGGTTACAGCTTTCTGAGAAGCGTTAAGAGCTTCATTACTAGCGGTTTGTCCTGCTGTACTTGCAGTAGAAACATTTAAACTTGCGCTTGTTTGAGCTATTACTATATTGTATTGTTCTTGTGTGATAATTTTCTGTTTTAATAAACCATCTGCTTGTGCTTGTGTTATTGTTCCAGCAGCAACTTGTCCTTGTACTCCAGCTTCATATATTGAACGTCTTCTTAATGCTAGGTTATATTCTTCTTGTGTTATTATCCCTGATGCTAATTGTCCTTGCAATTCTTTTTCTGAAAACATACGTTGTAATAATTCAGCCTTTCTACCTTGTGCAGATAAAGTACCAGCAGTAACTTGTGCATTCAAACTGCTTTCTAATGCAATTCCTCTTGCAAGGCTACTCTGAAGTCCAGTTTGTGCAGCACTTAAAACGTTAGTACTAGTAGAAGCAAGTCCAAGTTTAGTCCCAACTACTTGTAATATACCAGCAGATTCTGTTGCGGTTATATTTCCTGCTGCAACTTGAGCCGATAAACTTGCAGATGCTACTTGATAAGCCTTTGCTGCGGTTGTAGATTTTTGGTATCCTCCAGTAAGAGCAGATAATCCATTAATTCCTGTTTTATCTAGGAATTGTGTGAAATTTAATCCTGTAAATATTTTAGATGCTGAAGAAAATGACTTCATTACAACTCCAACTTCAAGTAGTGTAAATAACCATTTTTTCATTCCTGGATCTGCTTTAGAAAGAGCTTGTGCAATTGATGTTGCTCCATTTGCTACGCCTTTCAAAGTTGTCATAAGTCCTGCCTCACCGACGCTAATATAAAGTTCTTTGATTGAAGATTTAAAAACCTCAACTTGTTTAGAAAATGTTTGCATAGCCTTCACGTTTTCCTTTGCAGAGTAACCTACTGAGTCTGCACTTTCTTTTGCTATTGCATCTATTTCTCCCCAGCCCTTGGCCAAAATCGAGATGTCGTTCTTTCTCCATGCTTGATGTTCATATGAAATCGCTAGTTTTCATACAGTTCTCATGTAATAAATTACAATGAACTTCTCATACTTTTATATGAGAACAGACTATATCACAATCCTATTTATTAGATAGGATTCTCCCCATTTCCCTACGCTTGTAGGTACGAGATTTCTCTCTAGTCGTTGAAGTTTACTCTGTTCGAGTCTTACTTGCTGATTACCCATTGTTTAGTAGCACTTAGGATTTAACCATATGCCATTCTGATTATTTTTTCTACTTTCATCACCATCACGCTTAGACATATTTCATTCTTACGTTGTGGTTAATCAGACTTTAGGGACTTCCAGCAGTTAAAGGAGTTTTGATAGGTTAAACTATCGGTCTATACTTTTTACAAATATAGGGAGCTTTAAGGTTACTCCACCCATTGCATCTAGAATATCATTTGAAGATTTTGTTCCTTCTCCAAACTTATCTAATGCTATGTTTGTACTTGTCATTATGTCTTTAAATGTGTTGAAATGTTCAGCATCTTTCATAACTGTAATTCCATAACTTTCCAATACACTGATTGTTTCAGGTCTTAAAAGTCTAGTTTCCATAGTTTTGATAGCATTTCCAATTTCAGAACCACTTTTTTGTGTCGCCTCACCGATCACCACAGTAATTGCGTTCAAATTATTAAGGTCAATTCCTAGGTTTTTTGAGCTCGACCCAGCTCTTTGCATTGCCTCTGCCATGTCATTTGATTTTACTGCATATTTATCACCTAGTTTATTCCATCCATCTATAATCTTTTCTGAGTCTTGAAAACTCATGCCTAGCTGCTTGACGGCCGAAACTAAGTAGCCGGTCATTTCTGTTGCTGAGGCTATTTCTGTAGTATTCAAACCTAACATAACTGACTTTGACATACCCGTTAAATCTGACTTGCTACTTATTCCTGCACGAGCTAACTCTGTCATAGCAGTTTGGACTTCTTGCAATGGTTGACCAAAGTCTTTAGAATATGCCACAGCTTGTTTTCCATATTCTTTTAAATCATTATTTGTCACATTTTCAAGGGTTCTGGACAAATTATTAAGCGAAACTTCGTACGAGGAATTTGTCGTAATTAGTTCTTTTATAGAACTTGTTAATAAATATATATTTGCTGCGGCGAAGGCGTAGGCTCCGGAAATTTTTGCACGATCCATAAGGCTGTTGTTTATGTTTCCTGAACCCATCGCTAATTGAGATTCCCCAGATATTTTAGATAATTCTTTACTCATTTTATCGTATTCTTGGCTACTTGCTTTTTCTTGAGTGTAAAGTTTTAGTGCGGATAATGCTTGTTTTTCATTTGCTGCTATAATTTTAGCCGTTACATCCTGCCTAGATTTAACCTCTTGGTCAATAGCCAATTGAACTCTTTTAGCCTCATCTGTATATTTCTTGGCTTGTGAGGTGGCTTGCATTCTAGCAGTACCTTCTAATCCTAACGAGGATATTAATGCTGTTGATTTACTTGCAAGAGCATTTAAGTCAGATATTCTAGCTTTCTCTGATGAGTTTAAAGTTAAATAAGATTGATTAATTCCGTCTAATTGAGATTTATATCCAGCATTATACAAAGTTGTATTTTGCCCAGCATTTTTCTTTTGTGCTTCAGACTGTCTATTTATAGAGTTGGCCAAAGCATCTAAATCTTTTGCCTGTTGTTTATAATCAGTTGTATTAGCTGTAGTTGTTACAGTATTGCCTGTTTTATTATTAGTGGTATTATTAGTAGTTAATTTTTTACCTGCTGCATTAACGGATTCTACCATCTTTACAGTTTTGTCTATTGCATTTGCAGTATCGGTTATAGTTTTAGTAGTTGTCTTTGTGATTTCTGAACTTACTTTCATAAGAGCTGCCGTTAAATTCTTTACAAAGTCATCTATTTTAGTCGTAGTTATATTTGTATTACCCATACTATCTAATTCTTTTTTAATTAATTTCAATGTATTTATTGCAGTGGTAGCTTGTTTAGTAGTAATAATATCAACATTAATCTTTGACATATCAATAGTTTGTAATATTTTATTAGCGTCATTAATATTTTTTTTGAGAGTGGAAAGTCCTAATTGGAGCTCTCCGACCAATTTTCCCTGTCCTATTGCCATTTATTTATCTACTCCTTTCAATTTAAAATAAAAAGAGTAGATGATTCCTACTCTTAACTTACTAAGTTATTATTTAGTTGTTGTTTGTAATTTTGTTTGAATTCTTCAAATTGTTCTGGGGTATTTTTCCCATATCCATATTCTAAATGAAATCTATCATGCACCTCGTTGGACAAACAAACGCCCAATCCATATTTAGCATGCAATTTAGTACAAGTATCTACTAATAAAGCACTTTCTATTTCAGTATACATATTCATTTCAGTATATATTGGTAAATTGGTTATACTAAGTGTTTCTTGAATTATTTTATCAAATCCATATAAATGATGGACTACATTAAATCTACTACCACTTAAAATACATTTATAGTAACTCTCTTTAATGGAGTCTTTTTTCCATTGTAATATATTTGAACGCAGATATTGAGAAAGAGTGCTTACTCCACCATTCCATCTACAATTACCTTCTCCAATTTTACTCTCCGTAGAACATATGGGGCATCTAAAGTCTCGATGTTTTGAACCGTTAGTGCTTCTTTCAAAATCATCATGTTTTCCATCTGGACATTTAAACCAACAAATTTCAGTTGAGCTTGGAGAAACATCATGCGCAGATTTTTTATTCTTATCCGAATATATATATGATAAATTTATTTCTTTAAGTAAACTACCTAAGCTATCTCCTTCATTAAATACATTATGGCTACAACAAGGACATCTTGTTCCGTTTTTAAAATTCCACCAAGCAACGATATAATCCTCGTGATAATCTTTGTTTTGGCATTTAATCCATATCTTTTTATCTGAACCTAAACTTATTTTCCAAGGATTTAATGTATTTTTATCTGACCAATATTTATCTAAAAAATCTTCTCCTAAATTGTCTATGCTCCATTGAGCAAGACTATCTTTGGGATGAACCTGTTTACCTGCACAGAAGGGGCATCTACAACCTTTTGAAAAATGACGAGGTTCTATTTTATAACTATCATGATAAGAGTTGTCTTGGCAAAATATAAAAACATCTTTTGTTGACATCACAGTGATATTCCATGGATTATTTCCTAACTCATTATTTTTATCCCAATCCCAATACTTTTCTAAAAAATCTTTATTTATGTTGTCTATATTATATTGTGCAAATGAATCTCTTGGATGAACTTTTTGTCCAACACAACATGGACATCTTTTACCTTCTGAAAAGTGGCTACAACTGATTTCATAGCTTTCATGATAATCTGTTTCTAAGCATTTTATCCATACTTTTTTATGTGCTCCCTTAGTATACTCACTCCAATGTTTTTCATTCTTTTCATAATCCCAATAGGGTTCTATCACTTTCCAAAATTCCTCGTTTGTCTTGCATACAATTCGTTCTTTTAACATATTATATTTCACTCCTAGTTTTATATTTTCACTCGAAATTAAATAAGGTGGCAAGATAAGCGAGTGAAAACTTATCATTCCAAAAGGTTTATAACTCCTCCTGTTGCCACTTTTTATAATAATATTAAATTATTATTTAGTTGTTAAAACTTGTATCAATTGCATAAATAGTCTTCCTTACCTAAATTATACCAAGTTATTATTTAATTGTCAATATTTATTTACATAAAAATAGAGCAGACTATTAAAATCTGTTCTATTATATATTCTTATTTATAATAATTTAAAAGTATTTGTATATTATTTTTTAAATTTATTTTGTTCTCTGGAGTAGGTTTATCACATTCAATTATTAAATCTCCGTTTACTTTTGATGATTTACTTAATAAAAGTTTTTCTGTTTCAGTGAGAGGGGAGGAGTTATCATTTTTCAAATCTGATTTAAGTAATGAATCTAAGTCAGTTATTATTAATGGTTCCTTTTGATTATATAATTCAGTGTATTTTGTTACTATTAATTTAAGTTTATTATCAAATTCAGTATTTACATCTTTCTTATATTCATCTTTTAATTCTAATGTACTAGGAATTTTTAATCCATCCGACTTAGCACATCCGAACATCATTATCGTCAACATCATAATTCCTATAACAACTATTACCTTTCGCATATATTGTAATCCTCCATTTATTATTTATTTAATATAATATGATTATACACCAAATTTTGTGAATTATACAATATATGAGAAAAATAATAAGTAGTGTTAATAATAAAACAGCGATTTTATAAGATAGGTCTAAAAAAAATAGAGGAACACCGAAGATTTAATTTCGTATGCTCCTCTATTGGTGTTTTATTTTTTCTTTTCATTATCCTGTGATAATGCTATCATCATATCTTTTGTAACTCTTGGCAGATTAGATTTAACTCTACCTTTAGAATCTACTTCTTTATGATTTAGTGGATTTATCTCCTTAAGCATTTTTGACGCATCAGTTGCATATGAGTTTCCAATTATACCCTTATATGATTCAAAAGCAATATGTATATCTATTTCTTTTATACAATCTTGAAAATCTATATAAGCAAATTCTCGGACTTCTTCTGGTGTTTTTTTATAATGAAGACCTACTAAAAATACTCCCCTCCTTAGAGTTATTCCTGTATTGGAGGTTGATTGTTTTTTATTTCAAAATTATCCTTCAATTCATTAAGACGTTTTGTTATTTCTAATATTCTAGTCATATCTTTTGCTAATAGTTCCGGTAAAACTTCCGTTGCTATTTCTTCAGAATCAAAAGATGCTATTAAGAAATCGGTAGCTATTTGGGGGCCATCGCCACATCCCATTAATTTTACAAAACCATTTTCCTTAACATTTATATACTGACCATAAAATCCAGTAAGCATATATTTTACTTTTATGGGACAAATACAGTAAACTCTTCCATTTGAAAGTTCTATTTGATTTTCTGTTAATTTATTTGCCATTATCCTTATCTCCTTTATAATTTATTATTTATGTAAATAAAAAGAAGCCATGGTTAAATAGCTTCTTGTAAAACCAAATTATTATTTAATTGTTGTTTTAATATTTGTTCAATTTTATTATCTATTAATAATTTATATGTTTCCCTTTTATTATCTGCTTTATAAGATATTTCTAAATAATTATATCCTTTAGATTTAGAATATATCCGTTTATATCTATCTTTTAATTTTGTATAATGTAACTCTTGCTTTGGTGTAGTGTTTTTAGTTTTTGCTTGCATTATATGATACCCATTTATTCTATAATGTTGCTGTCCCATTACTTCACATAAAAGTTTTAACTCTAATACTTCATTATCAAAAGGCAAGGTATTATTAGTGCCCTTTCTTTTAGGATTTATAGGAACAATAGTACACCTATGTTCATGCAATATTGTATAATCAAATGTATTTAAATATAGTCGCACCTTTTCTTGAAGAAGACTTTCATTTCGTTCTTGTGTACATTCTGGACATCGGAAATCACATTTATTAGCATCATATATTTTCGTGAAATGTTCCCCATGTTTTCCGCAAGGGCACTTCCAATAAATTTTATTATTATTCATTGGTGAATATTCATATGGTGATTTCTTATTTCTATCTGACCATAATTCTAATACTTGAGGAAATAAAGTCCCAAGTGAATCTAAAATATGCAAATGACCAACTTTATGTGAACAACCGGGACATCGACATCCTTTATTAAATATACAAGGGGAAGATTTATAATCATCATGATAATCCTTATCTTGACATTTAATATATATCGGATTATTTGAACCACAATAATCAATTTCCCAAGGACTGATTGTATTTTTAATACTCCAATACTTATCAAGGAAATCTTCACATATATTATCAATTCCCCATTGAGCAAAACTGTTACATGCTTTACAATTCATACTACCTTTATCAAATGTAAAGCTAGCAATATGTTTCTTTTCACTGGGATGGATACCCATAGGACATTTAAAATAATACTTTTTTGCTGTTCTGCAATTAATTTCACTAATTTTATATTTATTAAGTTTTTCATCCCATCTATCAATTAAATCTTTTCTTCCGTTTTCATTGCACCAATCTTCTAGACTCTTGCCACCATTTTCTAATTTGGATTTCATTGCTCTTTTACCAGCATATAACTTAGTTGCACAAACATTACAATAATAGGTATTGTCTTTGTGGACTTGCTTTGTATAATCACTCCATGCTATATTTTTAAGAATATCTCCGCATCCATCACATTTTACGTTAACTTTTACACCGGATGCCTTAGATAAATCTTTTATATTCACCATTAATGTTGTCCCTTTAGGACAAACTAATTTTCCTTTAGAACCCACTATTTTATTTATTCTATATCCTAGATTTTCATAATACTCAACATTTCTAGGACTTATATTTATTTCAACGTGCTCTGTTATTATCATCTATTATTCCTCCTACAGAATATTATTATTTAATTGTCCTAATTATTTAAAAAGGAGAAATTGGCTTAGGATTGCCAACTTATCAATAAGGTCTATAAGTTCCTTATTTATCTCCCTTATATATATTATACTAAATATGGTTATATGTGTCAAGTATTTTGAAAATTATTATTCAGTTGTAATTAAGCTGTTAAATATTTAAATTCCCACATTTTACCATCTGGACGTCTAGGATCTAGACCTTTTAGGGAAATCTCATTATTCGAAAGTGACTTATAACTCCCTCCTAGCTTGGATGTTTGAAGTATTTTTGCCTTGAAAATTTCAATCTGCCCATATCCTTCTACTATTGAATCTGTAGAGTCAGCCCCAGAATAAATTGGGAAGGTCATTACCACAGCGCCGGCACCTGGGAAGTCTGTAGTCTTAACTGAAAGGATAGGAGCACTAGCTATTGCTACTGAATATGAAGGGTAAACTGTTTTGCCAGCATCTCCAACTACAAACTGAACCTCTGTGGAACTTGCAGAAACAGTTGTTTTAAATTCATTAGTTAAAGGTGCTGTTGTTTTTTCAACATATCCATTAATTCTAACCGAATTCACTTGGCATACGTAAGGAATAGTTATTTTGCCTGCAACATCAATAAGATATGGATCTCCGAAGTATTTGAAATTAGTTGCTCCAGTTGATAATGTACCACCACTGGAAAGAGCTTGTGCATTGATGTCATATTGTGTATCTGATATTTTAATTTCTAGTGTCTTTTTTTTGTCGATTTCCGCAAGAGAATAGAATGACCAACCTCCGTCTATGGTAAGAGAATCTCCTCCAAATGAAACTTCAGCCGAAGATCCAGTTACCATATGGTAATCTCCCTTAGCAGTTGTAACTAAAACCTTAGGTACATCTATGATGAAACCCTGGATTGATTTATTTGCCATTGTTAAATTCCTCCTAAAATTATATTATTTCTATTTTTATATAAAATAAAAAGACTATCTCTAGTCTCTATTTTTTTAACTGTAAACTCTTTTGTAACTAAACATTACATATGCTCGTTTATACCCTACAACAGAAGATGTTAATTCATTACTTGCCTCTAAACTAAATCTTCTATCATTTATCAATTGTCTATTAAACATTTTAATCAATTTATCTATAATCTGATTAGTTCTTCTTTCAAAATTACCTAATCTGTCTTGCTCATTTGGAACAAAAACTTCAATGATTATGTTATTCTCTTTGACTAGAAAGTTATTTGTAGAATTCATAGGTGCACTCTTAATCAAAAGCCTGCACGTATTTGGCACAACCACAACATCTGATATGAATGCCTCTACAAAATATTTAATCCTAAGTTCTGCAAGATTCGTAAATACTCCTGAAGGTACAAGCATCAAAGTTTTCAATTCATTGTCATTTAATAACAGTTTCATAAAAGCACCATAGTCGGATGCAATTCCACCCATATAATCACCTACTTTACTATTAAATAATTACTAAAATCAATTTTTGAGATAGCATTATCTATCCCTCTGTTAAAATATGTTTCTGCCATAATTGCTGAGTTGCCGAATATATTTGTCCAATACAAACTTGGATCTTGTGACATAAAATCCATACTAGTTCTGCTTGTAGCTTTAGATTCAGCCCATGTGCCACTGAGAGGATCAAAAACTTCTTCCCCGGGTAATGTGTACATAGAACTTCCATTTCGACTATCATGATAATATTCACTAGATATAAATTCACCATACCAAGGGTTAGCAGCACTATTCATTAGATTTCCAGTACCAAATTCCAAACTTAAAGCTTGTGCCATAAGTCCTTCATCGTCCTGTTGTAATATACCTATTTCTCTAACAAGTTGCCCTGCGGATGCTACAGACCTGAATTTTAATGCTTCTATGACGTTTAATTTCCACTCTTCCATTTCTTTATTGTTGGAGTTTATATGAGTTTGAGATAATTCGCCAATCATAAATTCAATTAAAACTTTTGCCACAATATCGAGTTCAATATTTAACTGTTTGATAATATCATTTATTAATCTCTTTTCGTCAAACATTAGTTTCAATTATATTACCTTCTTCGCATGAAAAGTTAAAATACCATCAATTCCATCCAAATCCATCTGACTATAATCCAAACTAATAACTTCATATTTATCATTTACCCAAAGAAAAGTATCTCCTTCAATAATAGACTTAGTTAAAGTACTAATCTGGCAACTGCACGCCATTACATCGCTCGGAATGATTCCAACTGAGCCATTACTCGTATTAAACTCAAAACTTCCAATTACAGATATACAGTACAAACTACTTACTACAGGATAATTGCCTGCAACTTTAGTTATTACTCCACTAGAGTTATATTCTTCTGCGAAATATCTTGTAATGTTGAATTTTGAATTACATGTTCCAACGGAAATTTCATAACAAGCTGGAAATTGATTAGTCTTAACCTGATTTATCAGAAGTATTTCTTCCTTATATTGGATATAATCTCCCATCTTTAGATTAGAGGAAAGTTCAGCAAAAATAACTTCATCGCTAGAAACTATATTATTGACGGTTCTGTAATTAACTTTATCCATTCTAACTCTAACTTTTGCAGTTAAACTGAAGTTGAGAATACAATCTATTCCAAGTGGAGAAGCAATACTGTCTGCAAAATCTTTTTGTAAATTAGGTGGAATATAAAATCTCATCTAATCCACATCCTTGGGAAATTGAATTGTCATTGGTAATCTTCTAATATCTCCTGCAACATCTAAAATATTATTTCTAATATCTTTCTGTGTAACAGGGGAGAGGGGATCTAAACAATCATCAATTAAATATAAACAACTCGTAATTCTTCTTGACAATAAATCACAAAATTCTACAAACTCATATTCCTTTACATCAACTAATTCTAAATCCTTATCACGAATATTAATTATCACTTTCATAATTAAACACTCTTATGTGTAAATTTAAATGCTAATTTTGATAGACGAGATTCTAAATCCACTACATTCCCATTGATTGACTTAAAAATGTTTCCAGTACCTGTTACTGAGATTGCATTAGTTGTATAACTTGCTATCGTATCCCAATAGTTTTTAATCTGATTGAAGAAAGCAATCTGTGAAGCAACTAAAATGTACTCTCTTTCAGTTAGGCTAAAAGTTTTATTTAATTGTGATAAAGTTTTATTATAATCAATGTCCCAAGTATCTAATCCTTCATCAACATAGAGTCTCTGAGCACCTTCCAAAGTAAAGGTGGCATAATCTGTATCATTAAGAACAATTGGAGTTTCTTGAAATTTAATTTTAGCTATTAATTGTGTTTTAATCTCAGATAGCAATAACATGATTAACTGCCTCCTTTATTTGTAAAATGTCCCTATCTAGAATAGATTTTATATTGTCAAAATCCCAATATGGAATTCTAATTAATGGAATATTATTATCCATGCAATATTTGTCTTTAATTCTGTCTCTCTTTTGTTGCAACAATAATCTTTTTTCTCCACCAAAAAATTCAGTAGTAGTATAATGTAATGAACCATCATATTCAATGAGATAAATTATTATTGAGTTGTCATCATAAATAGCAAAATCATATTGTAAACTAATAAGATGCTTACAATCTGGAAAAGAATGTTGCTCTGTGAAAATAATATTATTATCTTCTAAATATTGTTTTACTGCAATTTCTCCTTTAGATGATTTAAGTCTGCTACATGCTGGACAACATTTACCTCCTGAAACAAAAGATGAAAATTGTTCAGAAAATAGTTTCCCACACTTGCATTCAAATGTAATTTGTTCTTTATACTCACCTAAGATAGCAGTAACTAATTTGCAATCACTATTTTCTTTAACATAGATATCCATTTCCTCAATAGTCCATCTATGTTTAAAGCCACCGTTTGCATATCCACAAGCTTTACATTGTTTCTGATTCGTTGTGTTAAAATCATTTATAGTACATTCGTATATTTCCCCACAAGCACATTGTATTTTCAACTTTGTATGAGCGTTAACATATTCTGTACTGAGAAGCTTGCATCCGTTCCCATTTTCCCCTTCAATCTCTTCTTTAACTGTTTCATATGTAAGTTTTGCCCCTTCAGATCTCTCTGTAAAAGAACATTCATTACATTTCCTTTTATTTCTAGCTTTGAAGTCTTGAAAAGCTGTTTGAAAGTGATTGCCACAACTACATTGTAATTCAAGCTTTTGTCTTTTAGTTTTATAATCCTCTTTTTTAGTTAGTAGAATACAATTACTTTTACTAGTAGCTTCAATATACTTTTTTACATCTTCATAAGTTTCTCTTACTTTTGGAAGTTTGCTAATTACTTCTGTGCATTCCTTACATCTTCTTACATTACAATTTCTAAAAGCATCATAACCTACATTAAAAGTATTACCACAAGAACATTGAACATCTAAGAAAGTGTGATTATTAACATATTCTGTGCTTATTAATTTGCAACCACTTCCACTTTCTATTTCAATAAAGTTTTTTACAAATTCATAAGTTAGAGTTCTGCTCACATCAGATCACTCTCCCTTATTTACCTTTACTGATTTTTACTTTTGCTACTTTTGGAGTTACTTCTTCAACTGGTGTTACATCATCCAATTCGATTTTTTTTCCAACTATTTCTTCAACAGCTTTTAATCTAGAAACACTTAAATCACTTTTCTTAGCAACTTCAAAAATTCTATTTAATGCAAACATTTCTGTAACACCAGATAGACTTTCTTTTATTTCACTAGCAGATAATTTAAATATATCTTCAACTTCCTTATCTGTTAATATATTAGGATTCTTTTCTTCGTAACCCAAGGATATATTTACTTCTGAGTCATCAATTACGAGCTCTCCGGAACTAAATAAATCATAGTCAGAATCTAGTTCTCTAACTTCTTCCTCATTCAAATAAATAAATGAATTAGGTTTAACTTGCCTATGTTTATTCCACTTTTGACATAATAAACCTACATTATATTGATTATTATTTAATACCTTTATACTTTCTTTCATAGCACCTTATCTCCTTTTCAATTAAAATTTAAGAGGGACGAATCCCTCCTATAATTATTGTGCTCTGTAAACGCCCATGTACAATTCTGAACCTACAACTTTTGCTCCCACGATACAACCCATCATAAGGTCATAATCCCCTGTGAAAAAGTCTTCTTGCTCTCTCATATAAACGTCACCCTCAAATTGAACTTTAAGACCTCTTTGAGAAGCATCTCCACCTGAAAGTATATATAGAAGATCTTTTCTTAATAATTTAGTAGTTAAACTATTTCTAAGGAGAGGATTTACTAATTTAACAACATTAGCAGTATTGAATGTACCTATGAATCCATTAGCATTATGCTCTAAAGCAAGTGCTTCTGGTAATTTAGCATTCCAACCTGAAATATTGTCAAGTAAAGATAATTTAGAAATATCTCCTAGTAAACTAACTTGACCAAATTCTGCAAAAGTATTGATTTGATTCTTCAAAAGAGTTTGATCAATACCAACAGCAGTTTCATAATTAGGACTTGCAAGAACTGAGAAAGCATTAAATAGAACTGTTTCTAATTCTTTAGTTATAGCTTGATCCATTTTTTCAGCAGAAAGTAGAGCTATTCTATCAAAGTTTATTCTATTAGACGCCAAATCCATAAATGAAATGCTTGGTCTGGTAGTTATGTGCTTAGTATCCATGCCAACATATTTCTTAGTAAGTGTCCCTCTGTCTCCAGCAACACCCTTAGCAGTCCACTCAGCAGAAGTTAAATCTACTTCAATCTCAAACTGTTGTTTAACATTTATTCCAGTTCTAGCAACGTCAGCAAATGATTCAAGATAATTAGTTTTACCTCTTAGTATTTGATTAGTTACGAGAGTTGTTATTTCTGCTAATTCTGTTCTTATTCCTTTGTCTTTTGTAGCGATATATTTTGCAGATAGATCCTTCATTGCACTTCTTGCTTCTGCTAATTCAGGTGATTTGGAATCCACCTCTCCTTTAGCTTGTGCTAAAAATATGTCCACTTCTTTATAAATTGTTGCCATTTTTATATTCCTCCTAAATTTTAATAAATTATTATTTAATTGTTAATATTTTAATTAAACTGCTGTTACTATACAAACTAGAGCTTCTTCTCCGTCATAACTTGTAACTTTTTCTATTATTGTTGCTTGAAATAATCCTGCTACGTTAGCTTTAAGTTTTCCAAGAGCAGAAACCATTACTACTCCACCAACTGCATATGTACTAAGAGTAGCTTCTAATGAAGTTGTAACAAACTTACAACCTAATTGTAGTTTATCCATTTTAACAGCAACACCAATTGCAAGTACAAAATCTTTGTCAGCTTTACCTAGTTCTATTGGAGTGTCAATATCACATTGTACAAAATACACATCTCTTGTAGCATCTACTCCTGGAACTGCTACAGTTTTATCTGTATAAGTAGGTGTTACAAACATGCCTCTACCAAGTCCTGCTACTTTGGCAGTAAAACCACCTTGAGTTGAATATAAACCATTTTTAACTAATCCGTTCATTTAATATTCCTCCTGTATAAATTATTATTTAATTATTATATTGAATATTTCTCTCTTAGAGAACCGGGTTCTGCTCCTGATATTTTTAAATTGTCAACTAATCTACTTGCCAGTGTTACTATTGGTTTTACATCTGGAACTACTGAAGCTAAAGTAATATACTTTTCAGCAAGAACTTTATTCACAGCAACTTCATCTAAAGATTCTATTGAAGCATTTATTTCTTCAACTTCCTTTTCTGAAAGCACTTTTAAACATCTTACTTTCAGAGCAGATACTTTTTCTAGTTTTTCAGCAACCTCCTTTTCAAGTTTAAGGTTATCTGATTCTGCCTTGAATACTTGTAACTCAGATACCTCAACAGTTTTAGCTTCCAACTGTTCGCCAATTTTTACTAAATCAGCATCTTTACTTGCAATTAAAGTATCTTTTTCTACAAGAAGATTCTCTTTCTCAGCTATAACAACATCTTTAGAAGCAATTTCTGATTTTAAAGTATCTGCTAAAGCTTGTGCTTGTTCTAATTCTTTTTGTAATTCTTCCATCTTTTCTTTTTCCTCCTCTTCTAAATTAATATTATTTATACGAGCATAAGATTTTGAAACCTTATACATTTCGCCAAGGGTTAATGTGTCTTGAAAAATTGAGTAGTCGACTCTATATAAATCACCTTCACAATGAAGTAAAATTATATAGTTTACGGAAAACTCGATAATATCATATTCATAATAATTTTCTAATTCTCTAAATTGTGCATAAACCTTTCTTTGAATTTGAGTTAAATCTAATTCACTAGTTTCCACAACTACTTTAGTATTTTGAAATACTTCTTCAAAAGTTTTATCCAAATTATCACTTCCTAAATCTATATTTAATGCTTCAGCAACCATCATAAACGCTTTACTTTTAGTCTCGGCCGGATGAGAAACACAACATTGTCCGAAGAGTTGCCCATTTCCTTTATCTACAACTTTATTCCCATTTTCATCCTTGGTATATTCAGAAACAAAAACCTCACAACTGAAGTTTAAATCTTCGTTTAGGTATAATTCACCAAGAGCTTCACAAACTTTAGGATATCGTTTGAAAATTTTAGCAGTTCCTAATAGCTCCCATGAACCATCCTCAGCTTGATTTTCAGAGAAATCTGAAAAAGAACCTATTACGTCAGAAATTAATTCTCCACTTTTAGTAAGTCCATGTCCCAAATTCTTTTTACCAGACTCCAACTTACTTCTTTCAGCAGTTAAACTAACTCCACCAATATAAAAGTCTTTATTTTCAACTATTTCGTGAATGAAATTTTCAGTAAAAATACATTTATTTAAATTAGGATTACTTGTTATAAGCAATAATTTAAGAGTCATATAAATATCATTTTCATTAGATAACTCTAGAACTTTTAATTTGATTTGTTCTACTTGCTTGTTCATAATTCACCTCCTTTACATAACAAAAGAAGTCATGATTAGATGACTTCTTGAATAGATAACATATTTAATTTTTTATCTAGAATTATTTCAATATTCTCAAAGTCCCAATATGGAATTACTATGAGTTCTATATTATTAACTTTACAGTATTCTCTTTTAATTCTATCATTATTTTGTACATATAATAGATTTTCTTCTCCACCCCAATATTCAATTGCTTCATAATGTTGGAGGCCTTGATACTCTATCAAATATAATATATCTGAATTGTTTTCTAAAATAACAAAATCAAAAGGCAATGTATTTATATGTCTGCAATCATCAATTCTATGTTGTGACTTATAATTTATATCTTGATTTTCTAGATAAGTCCTTATCCTAATTTCTCCCAATGATTTTCCACTACAAACAGAACATTTCCTTTGATAATTATTTTTAAAACAATAAAAGGAAACTTCATATTCTTTACCACATTCACATCTAAGTGATAATTTAGTATCAATATTAATGTATTTATTGCTCAATAGTTTACAGTCTGTATTGGATTCGATATATTCTTTAACATATTCATAAGCGTATGCACGATATTCAAGATTTTTACGTCTCAATATTTCACCGCATGTATTACATTGATTTTTACCATTTTTCTGAAAGTTTGCCAAAGTAGTATGAAACATTTCTCCACAAATACATTGTATATCTAATATTGCATTATTTTTATCATATTTTTTACTAATTAGCTTACATCCATTACTGTAGGGACTATTTTCAATAATATCTTTCACTTGTTTATATGAAAATCCTCTAATTTCTTTCATGTGTTTCATCGAACATACATCACACTGATGTTTATTTTTATCCTTAAAAATCTTGAAATTTGTAGTAAACTTATTACCACAATTACATTCTATTTCTAATGGCTTAAAAATACCTTTATAATCCAGACTAATTAATTTGCATCCAGCATCTTCAATTGTAGTTTTAACAAATTCATAACTTAAACTCATATTTATTACCTCCGAAGTAATTATTATTTAATTCCGATTGATTTTAAAATAGGAAGCGTAAACTCGGAAGGTTCCGTTTATCAGAATAACTGAGTGTCGACTCTCAATTCATTCCTATCCCATTTATTATAATATGCAAAGCTTATAGAGTTGTTACAAAATATTTCTCTATAGTTATATTATATTAAATTATTATTTAATTGTCAATATATATTTTAACATTATTTAACTATTTACTTGTGGAAGGTTTAGGATTATTTTGTGAATTACTCTTATCTTGCTTGCTATTTTTAATATCTTTAATAGGAGCTCCACCACCATTTTCTCCAGCAGCTTGCGTATTGAAAGAAGCTGGCACAACAAATATTTCTGCATCACCATCAGCTTTCTCTTTAGTTTTTCTAGCTTTTTCTTGCTCATAGTCATAGCCAAGAGTAGTAATTGTGGTAGCATATGAAGTAAGTCCACTTTGAAATAATTTTAAGACTTCATCTTTCATTGCTTGATCATCCTGTATTGAAACTTTATCAAATACGAATGTTGGGACTTTATTTTCTGCTATTCTCCATTCTATTGCTCTTTTTTTCATAATCTTTTTTAAGAATTCTGCAACATTTTTTTGATTAGCTGATATTTTTTTCTCGGCCACAGACACGTTCACTGTTGCAGAGGCGAAATTAGAACTAGTAGAATCACCTGTTACTAAAATAGCACTTAATCCACAACTAGATAAAATTGAACTATTAACTTCATCATACTTGGCCTTGTCAAACATATTCTTCGTATCAATTCCTATCCAAGAAGCTTCGACTACATGCGAAGTCACAGCAAGGGGATAACCATTGATTGCATTCTTAAATATTAAAGCAACATCTTTAAGAATATCTGGAGAAGGAGATGATATAAACTTTTCTGAACCTACCTTAACATGAAGAAATGGTTTCATTCCTGCAAAAAGTTGGCTATTTTCAAACTCTCCAATTAGATTCTTTTTTGAGAAAGCCTTCAGACAAGAACTTATAAAGGGGATACAATTCTTCTCCCAACGGGATTTTACACCTTGTAAAGAATAACAGCTATCTGGTGATAATTGAACCCACAAAGTACCTGTTTTTATACCTTCTAATATCTCAGGTGGATACCCTTCATATTGTTTAAGCAGAGTATTTATAAATCCTTCCTTTGCAATTGTATAGTTTCTATTACCAAATTCTTGAATTTTGTACTCCAGTACCGGTTCACCACCAATACCTATAGAGCTAATCCTTATTCTGTGAGGAGGGAATATGTCGAACCAATCTCCTCTGTCATAAACATAACAATTTTCATATAAATTTAAATCATAGAAAATATCTCTAAGTAAATCAAAAAGTCCTATTGATTCAAAATAAGCAATATATTTTTCCTTTATCTTTTCAGACGCACCCATAAGTTTCCATTTAGATAATGAAAACGGAGTTAATATCTTTTTTATCGCATTTCCATATATTGGATCTGCGTCAACATAGTAGTTACAAAGTTCAAATATTTTATAGATATTATCTTGCTTATTTTTTAGAATCTTATCAATATCATAACCCTTAACATCTCCATTGGAATTAAATCTGTTTTCATATACTGTAATAGGTTTATCACCATCTCCTGTATATGATTTCATATCAAATCCTACCGAGACTTCTGGAGTTATTTTTATTATAGGTTGTGTTTGAGCTATATATGGTTTCTTTTTATTTCTTGACATATATTACACCTCCTCCTTTTGTAAGTTATTTAAGTATTAGTTGAAACTCATTGCAATTCCCATGCACATTCCTTGCGTATTATTATTATAGTTTTCCCTGTTTTCATCCTCTAACTTGGAAATATAATCCATTGCCATCCAAAGTGATGAGCAACGATCTTTGTGTTGAGTTGTCAACGCAGTATCATAAAAACTATTTCCTTTTGCTGTAAATTTAGGAACTATAGTTGACAATTCAAACTGTAATTTATCAGCTTCAAAATATATCGCCATTTCTTCAATTAACAATTCTCTTGGCTTTGATTTATCTGCTTTTTTTGAATCATCGAAAGAATCTTGTTGATATCTCCTTGCTTCAGAAGATGGAATAGGTAAATGTAATGTTTTATTTTCAAAATATATTTTAGTTTTTACAACCATGTTATTATTAATAGTATTGCTTCCACGAAAAACCCTAACTATTGGAATAGCATTATTTCCGGTGTATCCAATATCATCTCTTACAAATGGCTTATATTCTACACCTTCACTTACATAAGGAAAGTTTAATAAACTTACAACTCCTTCCCCAATAGCATTTCCGTCAATAATTGTGGATTCTATATTAGGGAATCTAAGACAAACTTTTCTAACCTCTTCTGCGAGTTTTTCTGGAGGATATCCATGAAATGTTCTTATAAAGACAACATATTTATGAAAGGTTCCATCATTTTTTTCAATAAATTTAATTACTATTAAACTTGCATTATCTGCTCCATCTGCTTCAGAAGTAGCCACATCTAAACTTAATATGTACCTAGATTTTGAATGAGAGGGCTGTTTCAATTCTATAGAAGGCATATCTCTAGAGGGTTCTGTAATATCATATGGGAAAAATGAACCATTTTGATTTCCAATAAACTTTGCTCCCCATTCCATATCAAATATACTTTCAAGCATATTTCCCTTTTCTTCTTCTACAAACCCTTTCTCTATAATACCCGTTCTAATTCCTGCTTCATAACTTAAAGCACATGCGAACTTATTCATGTTCCCCTTTTTCATTTCATCAATAGTATCTGTAAATCTTTTGTATAAATCACATGTCTTGAGATAGGCACTAGATGTTTCAAAAAGTTTGCTGGGGAAATCTTCAAAGTTCTGTTCTCTTGCAACATCTCTTGTATATGATAGCATTGGTCTTAATGCCTTTTGAATTACAGTCGACTTTATTAGCCAACTTTCGTCAATATATATAATTTTCTCTCTCAAACCGACTATGTTTTTCCCATCTTTTTCCATAGCTTTGCATATTATAGTAGAGTTATTTTTAAACTTAATTGTAGCTCCATCCTTACTGATTCGTACAGGCAAGATTATTTCTCTCGCAAAATTTTCATTCTTAGCTGCGATATCTCTAATATAATTTGCCACCAACATTGCTTGATTTACGTTACCGGAGACCACGAGACAACGGTTGTCTGAATATAAAATTGACAATGCGCTTAATATCCATGCCATTTTCCATGTCTTACCAAATGAACGTGCCTCAATGTCTATTACATTTGTACATGTCCCGCAATTTCTCACGACAATCTTTTGAACATCTTTAAACGAAACTGGCTTACCTGGAGATGAGAAATATTCCTCGATAAAAATATCTAAGTGCTGACGATAAAATGATACCAACTTTTCCCAAATTTCTGGATTTTCAACGCCACCTTGTTTTACTACGCAATGACTATCTGGACTATCTCCATTTATTTGAGTTTGATTTTGACTTGCATTTTTTTTATGTGAAAAGTTTGTTGCCATATTATCCTCCTAATCCAAACTGCTTAAAACATGACGTAAGTCTTTATTTATTTTACTAATATCGTCATCTTCAAACACAATTTTTTTCTGTAGGAAACCATTTTGTTCTAACCATGCTGTTATCTCAGAGAGGGAGCCTAAGCCAGCAGTATCATTTTGTCCGCGTGTCTTCTCACTTAGCTTGGCACTTTGGGATAAACTATCAAAAATCGCTTTATTTTCTTTGTATCTTTTATCTCCACCAGCATTTCCATTCATCATATCGTTGTACGCAATATCCATAGCTAAACTAGCTTTTGCAATTTTTCGGACATAATCCTTATGATTACGATTAACTACAACGAAATCATTACAGGTATCAAAATAATATGTATCTAACCATTGAATATTTGATTTACTATAGTTTCCTTGCCAAATTTCCGACCAAATTTTCTTCTCTTTACCTTGTTTAATGGGCTCTAAATCCTCATCAGTATCATTGTCTAAGTCTTCTTCGATAAGAGATACTGGTTCATTACTTCCAATAAACTCATAATGAGGGGATATACCCATCCTTTGAAAATATATATTTCTTATCTTTTCAAATAAAAAAGACTCCCTTTTATCTTCAGAGAGAGAATTGTAATCTATATTATCACCATATTTTTTAGTTGCTTCTAATGTAGCTATATCTACCAATTCCTGTTGAAATTTTCTATCATTTAAACTACAATACTCTTTTAAGCCTGATAAATCTTTACTTATTTTACGAGAATCTTCCTTACAAGTGTTATCATAAGAATATCCTTGTTTATTATCTCTATTTGTATAATAGTTACTCATTTTTTTAGTTTTGTGGCAACATATACATTGCTTTGAACTGATCAATATATCTCACATCCTTTCATTACAAATTTATTTTCTCCCACAAATTAATAAAAACAGAAGAGGCGAGGAGGGATCTCGCACTAATCCATAGGAGCTACCCATGAATCTCTTCTATCCTGTGAATAAGAATACTCACAATTCAATTTACTATAAAATAAACTGAATTCTAAATATTATTTAATTGTTAAATATTAAACAGAGAGAATACCAGAATCGACACCCTACGTTAAGATTCATATTCTCTCTAAAATTTGATTAGCACCAGTTAGTCCATACTAATCTTCACACTCTGTACAAAGTGTATTATACTGTCTACAGTGAGCATCACATGAAAGGTGAGAGGCTTTAGAGGACTCATTGGGGATCGAACCCTCGATTAGAATCGTGAAGGTCATCTTGCCTTACCACTTGGCTACTCTACTACAATTAAATCTAGTTTACTTTTCTATTATTCCACAGGAAGAAACTAGGAAAGAAACCGTTGGAGCTTTCGATAGGATTTGAACCTACGCAAAACTGATTACAAAACAGACACTCTACCAACTGAGTTACGAAAGCATAGAAATGGAAGGTTCCTTATGCCAAAGTCACCTACAACCCGATTAGAACGGAATGAGATTTGAACTCATATCTTATAATCTTATAGGAAAATGCTTTATCCAATTAAGCTATCCATTCATAAATGATCCATTATTGCGAACCTGCCATGAATCAAGGCGACTCTGATTTTTCCGTTGTCAGGCAACTGCCATCCCATTCGTATGGTATTAATATTCTTATAAAAGCATACTTTTAAAACATTGTGGGTAAAGGACTTACACCTTTTCTTTATCTCCGTTATATAGGAGTGTCTCGATTCTTATGACATACCCACACTCTTAAATCATCCATTAAGGCAGGAATTCTCCGTTACTTTAATTTTTCGCCAAAGTAATAAATGCTAGTAAGTCTTAATCTTACGCTCCTGTTGTATAAATATTACATGATAAACCCTCCTATTACGTAGCATGAATCTGGTCGCAAGCGGGGCAGATTTTTGATTCTTATTACATAACTATTAATCCATTTTTATTAAAATCCATATACATAATGTCTAATTCTTTCTCTAGTTTCCTGAGATGTGTATAGTCAATTCGAATTAATCTAATACCATTTTTATTACAATATTCATTTTTTAAAATATCATGAGCTTGTGTAATTATGAATCTTTCATCCCCACCTAATCTTGTTGATGCTACAAAATGTTGTAATCCATCAAATTCAAGAATGTGGTTAAGTTTTGTTTGTTCTTTATCATCGAATATTGCAAAATCAAATCTTAGAAAACCACCTTTAGAACCTTTTAAATCTCTAAATATATATTCTTGTTTAAAATTAATTCCACCAGCAGTTAAAAACTTTCTTATTTTCTTTTCGCCTTTAGATTTATTACATAAAGGACATCCTGTTTCGCTTCTAACACCTTGATAATTCTTTTCTTGAATTACATTAGGATGATTTTCACATATATATTTTATATGTTGTGAATCACTAGTATAAGTTTGCCCCTCTATTATATGTAACCCCACCTTCTCAAATTCGCTAAATACAAATTCTTGAGATAGTCTTGTTGCTAATTGACTATTTGTTATGCATTTTTTAGCAATATCTTTATTTCGTATTCTTTTTATTCTTCTGTTTTTATCACACTCAGGGCATCTTGTTCCAGATAAAAAACTAGTTGGCAATATCTCATATTCATAATTATTACATTTTTTACAGTTATGTCTTATTTTTATCTTATTAGAATAACCTTTATATTCTTCTAATAAGGTATATTCGTCTTGAACTAATTCATAAACTCTATCTATTAGATTTTGAGTTGTCATAGTATTTTTTTCTATATATATCTTTGTTCCACATTCATTACATTGGCGTTTATTCGCATTTTTAAATGTATCAAATGTTGTTTTAAATATATTGCCACATTCACATTGAATCTCTATTTTTACTTTTGTAGAAATATAATCTTCTTTCTTAGTAATTAAAGTACATCCATTCCCTAATTCACCATTAATATATTCTTTTATATTTTCATAAGGGATACTCATAATTTTTTTAAAGTTATTTTGACTACAGATATCACATTGTTTTTTAGGATTTTTCTTAGTATAAAAGTTATCCAGTTGAACTTCAAACTCAGTTTTATCAGAGCATCCACATCTTAATCGTAAAATTATTCTATTTCTTTTTCCTCTTTCTTCTACTCTATAATCTAAAAATTCACAAGAACTTTCCTTTTCTACATAAATTTTTAAACTATCACTATTCCATTTAGCCATTTTAATTCTAATCTCCTCTGTTTTTTATTTAAACAAAAGAGGGTAGGAATACAGCCTACCACTCAACTCCAAAATCGAATCACAGTCGAAAGGAGTTATTATTTAATTGTTATACTTCTTCTAAAATATCTTCTGAAATTCTTTTATATAATTCTGCTATATCTTTCTCAGCTTCTCTATATCCAATCTCGTACATTTCCAAAAGTGTACATCCTAAACATCCACCTTCAGATATATTCTCAATAGCGGAATTTACTAAATCCTCTTTAGTCATTACTTCTTCCTCACAATTTTCACCACATATACATTCTTTAGAATCACACATATAAATACATCTCCTCAATTCCTTATTTTTAGAAAGTCCTCAGTTAAGGTAGAGGACAACCACCTTGCGTTAGATTTACGCATTAGACGTTAATAGAAAATGACCACCTACACTTTCTCCATATATCATGGGCTATTGGGCAGCAGTAATTTAAAATCTTTAGTAAACTAGACATAATTTTTAGTCACTAGCAATGGATTTTAACTCATTGGTAAATTATTATTTAATTATATAATGTCATCCAATGAACAATCTTCCCCTATTATAAAATCTACAAATCCATTTGCTTTAGCTTCTTTTGCAAACATATACCATTCGGAGCCATATTTTTTATCATATACTTTTGAAGTTAATGTACTATGAGCTAATACAAATTCTTTAGTTCTCTTTTCTAAATCTTTATAGAAGTTTGCTGTGTCAGCTAGCTTTGACATTGAATTATACATAACCGAGGAACCATCATGCAAAAGAAAGGTTGAAAAGCTTTGAGTATATCTTTTATGACCAGCTATTCCAATTAAGAATCCCATAGAATATTCAATTCCAAGGTTAACTGTATATACAGGAGTTTTAGAAGTTAAAATTGTATCAATGAGGGAAAATCCCGTTGTCACCATGCCTCCTGGAGAATTGACATATATGATTATTGGTTTTCTATCTTCTACTGCAAAACCCTTGTCTTCTTGATTCCATGCCATGATTCTTAAAACTGCATCCTCAATTAAATTATCATCTATCTCATTATTTATTATAATTTTCCTCTGTTTTAGGTGGTCTAAATAAATTATGTCATCATAGTAATAACTCACCGATGCTTTCATTTCTTGAACTTCTTTTTCCATAATATATCTCCTTTATTCCTTGAATTATTATTTAATTGTTAAATTTAATTTAATAAAATCTTAAAACTTCCTTTTCTACATTTGCCATCCTCATAAATATCTAACTTAGCAGAAGCTTTTGCTCCACCAAAATAGTTATCATCAGAGAATTCATCGCTTCCCATTATAGAGGGAATAAACACAACTTCACAATCATGAGTTGATGCTTCATTAGTTGTAGCTTGAAAATCATGATGTAAATGTCCAAAGTAGGCAACATCATAAAACTTTCTATGTAACTGGCTAGCGTTAGCAATTGCAGTTTTAGAGCTCTTAATTTTCTGTCCATGTTGAGCAAATATATTATAATTAAATATTTTAAAATCTAAGAATTTACCATTATATTCAGGAATTTTAATCCTTGGATTATCTAATAATACATCATGTATATATGCAACTATTATTCGTTCCATATTCTCAAATGTAAATGATTTATCGCCGAAAGCTCTAATTTCTGAATGATTTCCACAAAGTACATGATGATAAGTAATCGGCATAAACTTACTAATCTCTGTTAGAAACTTAACCATATATCTTGCAACTTTTATAGATTGATCTGTTAATCCATATTGTAAACTAGCTAATTGAGATATCCTTAGAGTCATTCCCTCAACATCGTCTCCGCAATTTAATATATGTAATTGAGATATATTCTGCTCAATGCAAGCTTGTTTAGTTTCTGAAATTAATTTATTCATACGTTCATAGAATATGTCTTCAGAGTAAGAATTATTAACTGAGAAAAATATCTTGCCGAAATGAAAATCTGAAATCCCAAGTAGTCCTATCTTTGTTGCTCCTTGAGTTACTTGAAGAGGTTCAAAGTCCGGAACTTCTATTTTAATTATAGATTCCTTAACTTCATCAAAGAACATTTCTAATCTGGAATCCTGTCTCATCCATTTGTTATATTCAAGTTTAGTTGTACTAAATTTAATTCTTTCTTTTTTAAGCTCTTGTAATTTTAATTCAACTTCATCTAATATGGTATTGTCAGAAATACTATTTATTTTTTCTTCATCGAGTAATTGCAAAGTATATTTAGATCCGTACATCTCCCTGCGACATACATCTGAAGACAATTTCTGTTTATATACGAGCTCTGATAAATCTACATAATCCTCATCAGACAATGTTTTATCAACCAATTTACCAAATACAAGGCGTTTGTGAAACTCAAATTCAGTTTCATTTTCATGCTTAATCAAATCTTCCACTAAATCCCCTCCATTCCTTATTTGAATAAGACAGAGGAGATTATCTCACGATAGCTCTTGTCTTTATTTCCTAAACTTCTTCTTTATTCTGAATTGCGATAGTTATTTCTTTGCCTAATAATTCTTTTAGATCACTGTAAAACAATGTATCTAAACTTCCTTCTTTTAGATCTTTTACGGTTATACCAGTTTCATTTATAGAAACGAGCTCACCCTTTAGTGTAATTTTGAGTAATTCATTTCGTTCAGTTTTTATCATTTTGATAATTCCTCCCTTATTTCCTAATTTAATTTATATTTTAAATATTTCTTCACTGTCCGGTATTATTGCTTCAACATGTAAATTTTCACCAATCAACTTTTGTAAATTTAAACTTCCAGAAAGATTCCCATGATTTATAAATACTTTCTTAAGCTTTCCTTTTTTACTCGTCTTAAGTAATTCAACTAATTGATTACAATCTGCGTGAGAACTGAATTCCATAAGTTCTATATTTGCATTTATTTTTACTGGTTTGCCTTCTATTCTGATAGTTTTTTGAGTAGTTTCTAATAATCTACGTCCCAAAGTTGAAGCACCTTGAAATCCCGTTAACAACAATTTACAATTCTTAGTTGGTAGAAAGTTAGCAAGATGTTTTAGAATTCTTCCACCATTACACATTCCACTACTAGAGATAATTATTTTTGTATCTCCATTAGCAAGTAATTTACTTGATTTAGCATCACTAGTATATAAAACCTGTTTCCATCTGAATAAATCTCCTAATTCAGCATCCCTTTGAATATCTCTTTCATTCCAAAATTCTCTATTATCATCAACAACTTTTTGACTTTTACATGCCATAGGACTATCTAAATAAATAGGGATATTATTAAATTTACCTTCAGCTTTTAGACATACTTCTCTCAGTAACCATAATAATTCTGAACTTCTCTGAATTGAGAAACTAGCAATTAATAAAGTCTTCTTATGAGAAATACAAGTATCTTCAATAGCTTTAGTCATTATTTCTAATGGATTATTCTTAGGATGTAATCTATCACCATAAGTACTTTCACAGATAACATAATTTACTTCGCCTATATCTGCTGCTATTGGAACAAATGCATGTTCACCATCTTTACCACTTGTATCTCCTGTAAATAATATCGTTTTAAATTTGTATTCATCAATTCTATATTTAATTAAAACCATTGAAGCACCGAGCATATGACCTGCCGGGATAAATGTAATTGTAGTGAATTTATCTAAAGGAATTTCTTTATTAAAGTCATATCCTTGTAACATACTTACACATTCCTGAGCTTCACCCATTGTATATAATGGTTCTATTTCAATTCCATCTTTATTTTTAATTCTCTTATCTTTTGATTTTTTATCATTCTCATATTTACATTGGGCTCCATTTAAATAAGCGGCGTCTAGCATATTAATAGCACAGAACTCTACTGTAGGAACCGTAGCCAGTAGTTTACCTTTGAATGATACATTTTTAGTCAGCATAGGTAATCTCCCTACATGGTCTAAATGAGCATGAGTAAGGATTGCATAGGATATATCTTTTACTTCAAATTCAAAAGGTCTAGCATTTATGCTTTGTATAGTTTCAAAACTTTTTGCTGAATCTTGAAGTAATCCACAATCAATTATGATTTTTAAACCATTTGGAAACGTTAATAATGTGCATGATCCGGTAACTACATTATTAGCTCCTAAAAATTGTATTTTTATATCAGTATCCCGTTTCTCCATGAAACTTGACCTCTCTTCCTTGAATTTATAATTATTGTTTAATTGTTGTTTAAAAAAATATAATGGTAGAGCAGATATTACTCTGCCCTATTAAACCACTTTTCGTTAAAGGAGCCTATTTAATGCCGAGGCACGAAGGCTTATTAAAGGTAAGTCGAATTGCTATAATTGACTTCAACCTCAAATTATTATTTAGTTGTATAATAAAAATTAATTCAATTATATACTATATACGGAACAGATACAAAGTTGTGAGCACGTTGATACATCTAGTTTAGAAGGGTGCTAAAATTATTTTGCCTTGCAATTTCAGCAATTTTACAATAAATCACCTCTTTTTACCTTTTGATATTTATCCCCAAATATGTTAAAATCATAATTGTTTTTAATTTTTATTAACACTTCATCACTATTCATATTATCATTTTTAAAGCATTTTAATGTTTGAGGTTTTTTAGAAATATATAAAAGGTTTAAAACTAACATACTATATTTTTTAAATCCAAATTTATCATCTTTTGCATTACCGAAACTTTGTTTAAAAATAGAAAGAATAGTAGAATCATTTGGTTTTAACTTTTTTAAATTATCAACCGAGTCTTGTTTTGCTTTTCTTTCTACTGTTTTTTTAGCCTTATCATTTAAGGTACATGTTTTTGTTTTTAAGCCATTTATTTTCTTACCACATTTTTCTATAATACTAAATATAGCTAAGGCACTATTTATTTGATATATTCCATCTAAATCTTTTGTTTTAACTAATAAATCAATAAGTTGTTTGTGCTTCTCTCCTTTATTATAGTTTGCATTTTTAAATATTAATACTTCCTGAAGGATATCCAAGGGTGTGTTAAATTTTTCATATAGCCTATATTCACTAAAGTCAGAAATCATATTGAAAAAATTAGGCACAACCATTTTATTAGCCATCTGATCATAGGTATCTAATTCTTGTTTATATCTTATATAAGGTATTTGTTTAATTCTATTTAACTCTTTACTCATGCTTATATTATCAAATACCTTTTTACTTTTATCAATTTCTATTTGAGACATACTTGAAAGTCTACTACTCGCCTGATATAATTCGTCAATTACTTCCTTTGATTCTCCTTTTGAGATAGCATCATTTAAATAGGAGTTAATTATTTGAGAAGTATTTACTATTTTACCTATATAATTATTACTCAACAGGATATCTAATTTTTGTAATTCTATCATGTTATTTTTCCTTGGTTTAGAACTTCCTTCAACCCTATTAATTGGAGTTGCAAAATTCTCTTCACAATATTTAGCCTTTTCAACTAATATTGGATGTGGAACGAGTAAATTTGTATCAGAATCTGTATCTTCTCCCTGGAGTCTATCTGGCATATCATTATCAAAAAAATTAACAGCCATGATATTTTTAGTTAAGTTAAACCATTTATATTCATCATGATTTTTATTTTTAGAGTACATGACATTTCCCGAATTGATGTGGGGATTTCGGGACACACAAAATTCCTGTCCATCGTTATAATAATCGCAAAATACTTCTCTACCTTGCATTATCGATTCCCCTTTATATTTACCTATACATGCAAGTAACATTTCATATGGATTAGACATTATAGTTACATATTTAGTATCTTTGAGTCTAATTTTACCTTCTCTTAAGTGACTTATATAATTAAAGATTAGTTTCTTTTTCATATCTTTAAATTTTGTAGTATATTGCATATCAGAATTTACTAGTAGCAAAGCGTTCATAAGTTCTGTATTCTCATATAAGCTAATGTCACCTTCCTCCATATTTTTCTCGAATTTTAAACTTAATTTAGCATCACAGCCTAGATAATTCCTAAATACTGCAAAGTCATTCTTAAGTAGCATAACGTATTCTCTTTCAAGTTCTGTGATAGTCATGAGCTCATCAAATGTTAAATTAGGTATACTATTAAGGAGTTGATATGTAGTTCGGTTATAGCTTCCATAGTTACCTTCCTTATCACATTTAACTACCCCAAATATATTATCTACATTTTCTTTCCAGTAATCAAAACATTCTGTAGGATTTCCATTTCCTATCTTATATGCAAATTTTAATATCTTCAGAGAATTAGGAGTAGTAACTAATTTTATTTTACTTGCATCATAGGTATTTCCAAACATATCATTAATAGTTTCTACTCCATTTTCTTCAAACCATTTAGTCAATTTAGTGTTAAATCCACAGCATTTAACAAAATCACTTCGTAGCAACATAAATCCTTTGTCTTTTTTATCATACTTTTCAAATACTGACTCATCAAGTAATCCCTGACCATCTGTTAGACAATTCTGTATTTTAACCATTTGATTACTAGTTGTTATTACTTTATTTTTTTCTTCTGTTACGCTGGCTAAACTATCAAACTCTAAGCCATATATATCTTCAATTATTAATATTTCTGTTTTTGGATCTAACTCAATTGTAAAATCTATTCCTGAAGATATTAAACTTTCATAAGCAAGTAGAGAAGTAAGGTCAAGCAATTCATCCTTCTCAAATATTAGTCCTAATCTACTTCTGTTTATTAGTTTATCTCGCATATCGTCTTGGATAAATAAAGCAAATCCATTTTTAGCTTTTCCAGCTCCTCTTTTATAGAAAACATATTTAATATCGTCCATAATAAATCCATTTTCATATATATATCTTCTGATTTTCTTTTTATTAGCTTTTAGTGTTCTTTTACCTTTTTTTGTTTCTCCTTCTTTATCTAACCATTCTTCTTCGGCATTCCAAATACTATAATTTTGATCAAAAGTTAAGTTTATTATTTTTTTAGTATATTGTTTATTATTAACAGTATAAAAAGTATCTGGAAACATCTTAGACATTCGTATAGACTCTAAACTGTAGGGGATAGTGGCCGAGAATAATTTAGCCAAATCCCTATTCTTATATGTTATTTTTTTATTTTCCAGAATGTCTTTATATATGTAGCAAGCTTCTAAATTCATAACAAAAGTATTTTCTTTTTTCAAAGCCATTCCCCCTAAAATTATCATTTAGTTGTTAGATGTATTTAAAAATAAATCCTTTATAAATATCTTTAGTACCATCACATACACCTATTATTCCAGGATGAGACAACTTAACTTTAAATAAATTTTCTGATTGCCTCCTTAATTCGGTTATGGATTTAAATACACCTAATGATTTTTCATTTTTAAATATCTCAATTTGATGACCTATGCTGCCATTATTTGAGGACGACATTGACTTTTCTTCAATGGGATTATAATAGCAAAGACCTAACTCTGTACCTTGCTTTAAATATCTTATAATAGTACCCACTGATAAATTCATGATTTTCCCTATTTTAGGGGCAGACAAAGTTGGATTATCTTTTTTATATTTACAAACAGCTTTCATAAGATTTCTTAGGGTAAACTCTTCACATTTTATCCAATCAATATTTAGTAAATTAAATATAGTCGATAAACTACTATCTAATATATTTTGCTTTATAAAGTCAAGATTGCCTTTTATACAGTCTATACGAATTACTTCTATACCATTTTCACTAGCTTTTAAATCTTTATAATCATCAACTTGTTTTGACTCCTCATATGTCACACCGCTTCTACTATTATCTTTGAAATGAAATCCTCCGTCCATTTCAATAATAATATTTTTAGAAGGTATATAAAAATCATATCTTTTAAGGTGTATCCATTTTGGTGAATATTCAGTTTTGTATTCTACATCTAGTTGATTTAAAATAGCAGCCATAAGTTTAGTTGAATAACTTTGACCATCTGAACAGGAGCAAGTTACGTAACCACTACAATTTATATGATCTATTGTCGAGCCATTGTGTTTAATTTGCCCACATTCAGGACATATTGGATATATTCTTTTACCACTATTTTTAACATATAGTTTTGCTTCATCATATCCTCCTTGAAAATATTTAACCATCCAAGGGGCTGTAGTTGGTATATCATTAATTCCTTCTACTACTACTCTTGGAGTAGGGCAACAACACGAACATCCTTTACCACTTACCAAGTTATTTTCTCTAACCCATCCCTCAGTCCATCCACATTTATTGCAAGTATATTTATACCATTTCCAATTTTGAGTCTTATCTTGTTGATGCTCTCTTTCTGTAATTGTTAAATTCCTTTTATCATCAATAAGAGTTTCTCCTATTTTATATCTAAATCCTGAATCAGGATATACCTTACTCATTATCCTACCTAATTTACATGATATAAAACCACCGGATGACATCATAAACTCATTTCCATTGTAATTTAGGGTTAGAATTTTATTATTATATTCTATTATTTTAATTTCTCCTTTAAAAGAATCATATATAAATTGGACACTATATCCTATTGAATTTTTCCAATCTGTCTTTGTTCCTAATTTTGGTAAATAATCTAAAAATACTTTTTTCATAGAATACCTCCTTTAATTATTGTTTAATTGTTGGATTTAATATCTAATTAATATTTCCTTTAAATCCTCCAAACCCTCAATTTCAATATAATCCTCAAAGTCCTCCATATAACTTTCTTCATAATGATTAACTTCTCCTAATTCAACCTCAACTTCTTGCTCATAAAAATTAATTCTCCTCATCTGCTTTTACCTCGATTTTAAGTATTCCAGTAAAATTGTTTATAGTACATTGTAGCTCATTTAATTTTGCCTTAATAACTTTTAAATCATCATTATCTAATAAAATTTTATTTGCTACATGATTCAAAACTTGTTCTAAACTAGAACAATAAGCAGTCGTGACCCACACAATATTTCCAACGTTCTTTTCTAAAGTTTTCTTTTTCTTACTTCCTTCTGGTGTTGCCTGTACGATACTCATTTTTTGTAACATAAATTGAAATTCATCCGTTGTGATTCTTAAATCGTTCCCTAATAATAATTCCATTAATAATTCCTCCTCAAATTTTACTATTATTTCCCTTTAATACAGCTCTTTTACACTCTACCCTAACACTTACATCAAATAACTATTACAATACTCCTATGGCTCCATTAGCACACTTAAAATATCATTGTAATCATTAGTTATCCTTTAGTTCTTATAATCAGTTTTATAATTCAATATACACCATGCTAACCAGATTGTTGCCATTATATAGTTTTTATCTGCTAGACTAAAAACAAGCATCATAATACAAAATATTATCCAAGCCACATCTATCACATTTTGCCAATTGAGTTTTTTCACATAATCACTTCCTTCCATCAATTTCTTTCTTTCCTATATCATATCAAATTATTATTTAGTTGTCAATAGTATTTGGAAAATATTATTTAATTATCTTAACTCTAAATTAATTTTTTTAATCTCATCACTTTGCCAAAGATTTGAGAAACTCCTACAATAAAACAATACATGACTTTCCTTATAATCTCTTAATAAATGTTCCCATTCTCTAATTATAATTTCGTCAGTCATATGCAAAGTATATCCAAATGTCAATTCAGTGTCATGACTCATAAAATACGTAACCATTTTAGATTTATCTGTACAATCTTTATCTGAGAGGACATTCATAACTTTAGTATATTCATCTAACAGTTCTCTGCTGCAATCTAGACATTCTCCATAGTTAAACATGTCCTGAAATCCACCAAATACTCTCTCAAAGAAATCTGAACCTTCTGAGCTTAAACTGTAGTGTTTCATCATATCTAAACGAAAAGATCCAACTCCACATTCCCTTAACTCTGTTAGAAACTTCACATATATATCCTGGAGCTCATGATTATTATAGTTCAGCATGGGCATTCCACAAGCATAATTCGTTGTCATAAATCTTGAATTGAAATCAGTACAATTAGGCGCATTAGTTAAAAAATTAGGATTACATGTTAAACTTTTATCAACGTCTTGATGAGGAATTAGGTTTCCATAATCATCTCCAGCTACATGTCTAAGGACAATATCAACCGATATAATAATACCTAGTTTATTAGCTTTGCTGCATAATTCTATCAAATCTGCCTTACTACCATGTCTATTACCTATTTTAAAAGACTCAGGTTGATAATCACACCACCACGCATCACCTTTCTTAATTTCATTTATTGTAGAAATTAATATTACATCATAACCCTGAGCTTTTATTTTACTTAGATTTTTAATTATAGCCTGTAGTTGCCAAAGAAAGCAATGAAGTATAATGTGGCGCATATTTCTTTCTCCTTTATTATTATTTAGTTGTTAAACAAGATAAGCTAACTTTTTAGTTTTTACTCCAGAATAGTTATAAATATCACAAGATAAATGTTTCTCGTCAGATATAAAATTTTCAATCTTTGAACTTCTAGGAACTGAATTACCATACAGGCATCCTATAATAGAAGTCCTCATAACAAATCTTGCATTTTTAATCTCCTCAATAAAACTTTCCCATGATTCTACTTCAATAACTCTTGATTGATGATCTTTAATAATATCTCCGGCCATAGACAAATTTGTTTCTATTACTTTTAACATAAAATTACCTCCTTCCATAATGCTCTAATTTCTTCCTCTAAATGTCTTATACAAATTCCCATAGTGCAGCTTACATAATATCCATTCATATGCTTTTTATAATCCTCAAGCACATCTTTAACCGTATAAGTATATCCACTATCTTTTATAAACTTTTCAATTTTAAAATAATTCTCATTTCTTATATCCTCAATTTTCATCGGACTTACTCCTCCTTATAATCATTATAATAAGCGCAATTTTCACAATCTTTTGTTGGATTATCACATTTACTTTCATCAAAACACCATTTTACATTGTAATATTTAATAGGATATATGATTTTAATTATTATCCAATTCCTGAGTCTTATTAATAAAGGTTTCTTTACCATAATACAAAACCTCCTTTCTTCAGAATATTTTTTGTATTATGACTATTTAGATTCTTTAGTAAGTTGTTTCAGTATATTATCGGTACATTGATAGTTGTCAGAAGTTTTACACAAACCATTCATTTCAAATTCACAACCATCGCATTCATCAAAATTATTTAAATAAATTACCATTTCTTCTATGGTCATACTTTTTATTTTTTCATATAAATTCGTAACTAAAACCTCCTTTCTCTTTACAATTATTATTTAATTGTCATATATAAATAATTTTTCAGTATCTTTCTTAGTTTGCTTATTATCGAATGAAGTAATTAATTGTTTTTCAAAAATGCATTTAAAATCCTCTGGAGCACTATATTCGCTAACTAAAACTATATTATTTTTGCTTTGTTCTCTTACCCATTTCCAAAACTTGCAATGTTCAAATTTCTCTTGATACATTTCATAGGCACTACTTTTATAAGGTATATCACAATAAATTAATGAATTATTTGGAATTTGTAATTCTCTATAATCTTTAGATATAAATTCTATACCCATGATGAGAGGGACTTGTTTTTTAATATTCCTTACTGCCTCATCATAATAATTCCTGACCTTTCCAAACTTATTAATTGCCTGCCCTCCATATCTACGGAACCACCCAGCATTATATGTAGCACAAAACCCAACTATAGCAACATATTCTTTAGAATAGCTTTCGATATTATTTTTAACTTCTAAATATTCTTCTTTAGTAATATTCTCTGGTGGTTCATATCCGTCTTGTAATGCACTCCATAGAGAAATTAAATATTCATTAATATCTGAACCTATTCTGTTGTCACATTTTATATTTTGAATCATATTGGCTCCACCTACAAAAGGTTCTATATAATTAGTGATTCCATTATCCGAAATCATTTTATTAATTATAGGAGCTATTTCTTTTGACAGCCTAGCCTTACTACCTACATATTTCATTACCACCTCACCAATCTTTTTCTATAAATTGTTGAAATTATTTTACCAATGATATAAACTACATACTCATGTTTAGAGCTTATAATTTCAGTATCTTCATATCCATCACTTGCAGTCTGAAGGTAATAATATTCATCCCCATTTTCTTCTATGTCTATTCCATATGAAAAATATTCTACATTTTTATATTTCATTTAATAAAGACCTCCTTATAGATTATTATTTAATTGTTACCTTCTTCTTGATTCTTAATATAATTAGCATATAATTCATCGTAGTTATCAAATATATACATCTGTACTTCTATTTCTTCCTCTGACAATTTTCCTATATATCTTAAATACATAGAATATGCTTGCCTGTAATCTGGCTCATTATTTTTTACTTTTTTCATATATCTAAACCTCCTTTCTTATTACGATTATTCCCTATATCTATATTCTACTAAATTATTGTTTAATTGTCAAGTGTAACCTGAAAATATATTATTGTTGTTTATTTCTTTCATTATGTGCCGATTTCAAGCTATTTTTCTGTCAATATGTGCCGATATGAATAGGGTAATTAATAGGGTTATATGTACTTTGCCTTATTGATATAACTAGAACTGTACACATAGAGTAGAAAGTACAATAATATAAATTATAAAACTGAACTGCCACGGTGGCAGGGCATGATAAGTATTTTAGTAAACTCTTTGGATTACGACCGAGAGGGAAGTAAGCCATTTAGAGTTTCAATATACTTATGAACTTATGTTAGGATTTATTAACTTTAAATAGATTTTCTAAACCTTTTACGTCTAATTTTTCTACTCCTTTGTAATATACCCTCGGATTAATTGTTATAAACTTAGCTATATCGGTTTCATTATACATTACGACTAACTCCCTATTAACTCTCAAGGATAATAACTCTTTCTTTAATCTGGTACTATTGTTATAATCACATTCTGTTACCTCACATATGCGTTTCATATCCATTGGAATTACTAAATCAATATCTTCACAAGCAGAATCCTCACAAATAATATTGAATTTTAAGTTTATATGTGGGAGCAATTGTACTAGTAGAGCTAATTTTTTATGTTCTTTAGGAGTTGATTTTTCATATAACTCTTTAAAGCCATCTTCAAATATTCTAACCCTCGAAGCCTTTCTATTAATAGGAATTTTACCTTTTAAACAATATACTTCATTAACAGATAACCTATTTTTACTATCTATTTTAATAAGTTCTTTATTAATCAGTATATTCTTAGTATTTCTAGTTTCTCTTTCACTTAGGTTTAGTACTTCCTGAAGATCACTTTCAAGCATATATTTATCTTCTCTTTTAGCATTCCCAAATAATAAGCTGTTTGAATAATCCATGTGGCTGCACAAATATAGAAATCTTATTATATATTGTTTTTCTATATTGAAACTCAGCAATTCATAAAATAGAAAATAGAAATTACCATAAGTTTCTCTGATATAAACTTTAAATTCATTATCCGATTTCTTTTTATCTGCAAACTTTTTGTTCCTTTGCATATCTTCAAGACTTAATATTGTTATAGGATTACCTATTTCCATAGTTTTTAAATTATATGTTCCTACTTGCATACTTTTACCAATCTCCTTTATAATTATTATTTAATTGTTAAAATCAATCTTGCTAACCATATCCTATAATCCTTTGCATAACTATCCCTCCTATACTAAATATTTCCTTACCTAAATTATAGCAAATTATTATCTAGTCGTCAATACATATTCAAAAAATAAATAAAAGAAATTTTCCTATGCTATTAACATAGGATTGATCTAAATAAACTAAATAATTTCTTCGCCTGTAGATTTAAATTTTTCACACTACTTGTATTCATTTTTAATACCTCGATAATATTGTTTAATTGTAATTTCATAATAATACCTCCTCTGATAATTTATTCCTTTGTCTATAGTATACTAAATTATAGTTTAGTTGTCAATAGGGATATGAAAATAAATTAAATATATTTAAAGCCCCATAGAAGTTATTATAATCCATTAGGTGTTAGACTACCTAAGTTTAATTACAATAGGTCTATGAGGCTCTAAACGTGATGAAATTAACTTGCATTTAATGTTCTTAACATTATTTTACTTATTTGACTAGAATCCAAATCTAATATCATTTTTTCTATATCGGTTATATCCATAAGCTGAAGATTATTAACTCTACCAGCACATTCATAAGCATTCTTGTGATAAGTTCCTGTTGTAATTATTATAGCTTTCTCTACATTAAACATATTACACGATCCTAAGAGTTTTTGACATATTTCTCGGCCTATCATATTATTTTTAGCATAATGCTTAACTTCCACAAAAGTAATTTCTTCAAATCCATTAATTTTAGATGTTAAAATAATATCTCTTCCATAATCACACGTTGCAGCAGTAATTTCTACTTTAGTATATTTCCCTGTACTTTGGAATAATCCAGCGCATAATATTTCAAATTGTCTTGGAGTAACTTTATTTATTATATTCATAAGTTCTGGATAAGTATAGCCTAATCCTTTTAATGACTTATTCATCTTTATCATTTTCTTTATATAATTAATTATCTCAGGAATTGCTTTTAATATTGCTACTATTATATTAACAAGAGTTTTTACTATATTAATTACTTCATAAAAGACTCTTTTCTCATTTCTACTAAATAAATGTACGCTACTGTATCGTCTACTCATAAAATCACCTCAGCATATATTATGTCTAAATATTTATTTATTATTCTTAATAATTTGTGGTAACACTTCGAGGTATTATTCCATACTATGTATTAAAATATAAATTGGAGTTGATTAAATGGATGTATTGATAATTATAGGAATTACAATAGGTGCAAGCGCAATAAGGATACTACTAAAAAAGAGAAGTGGTAATTCTGAGAAATTAAATTATTACAATTATAGTAAATTTACAATTAGACATAAAAAAATAGGTCAATCCTTAAATGATCAATCAAAAACTACTTTATAGAGAGGTGAAATAAAATGTTGACTATTCCAAAAGCTAAATATAAAACAGAATTAGCATTACAGGCAATCCAATCAATTGCGCCAGAAGTATTTGTAGATAAAAATGCCATAGAAGAAAAACATAAACAAGATTTAAGAGATATAAAAGAATTGGTAAACAATTTTATGAATACATTCGGAGCTAATGAAATTTATAATAAAGATCAGATAGGATTTACCCTACACAGTTTAAAATCTCATGATTTTGGAATTACATGTCGTATATACGCTCCTTTTGGAATGGTATTGGATGATTTAGAAAAATATACACCATTACTTGAAACAGGATGCAAATGTCAATTTTTATATGACATTCCTGAACATAGACAATTTGCAATGGCCACGTTTATACATCCTGAGAAAGTTCAAATAAACAATTGGATATTTACTCCTGTAAAGGTTAGGCCTTGGGAGTTCTTTCCTGGATATTCTATTAAAGGGGATCCATTAATATTTGATTTAAATAAAATGCCACAGATATTATTAGCTGGCCAACAGAGAAGGGGTAAAAACGGAGCAGTAGACCATGCAATAGTGTCTTGGATAAATAGCTGCGATGAAAAAGAAATTATGTTCTATATGCTGCAATGTGCTAGGAATGATTTAATTAAATATAGAGATTGTAAGCAAGTATATTGTTATGCAGACTCATTTCAAAAGATATTGATAGCTCTTGACCATATAAAAGAGGAAATGGATAGAAGGGTAGAATTATTTGAATTAATGGTAAGTAAAGGTGAAAGCAAGGATAATATATTCCATTATAATTTATCACATCCGGGCAATCAAATTCCTTATATTGTAGTTGTAATAGACGAATTTATAGAGCTTATGCCAGATACATCTATTGATGATAAGGATATGAAAAGACTTAAAGCTAGAATACTTAAATGTGTTCAGCAAATAGGACAGTTCGGAGGATCTTTAGGTGTGAATTATATAATTTTGCACCAGAAGCCTTCAGCCGCTTTAATGCCGATCTTCATAAAAAATCAGAGCTCTGTGAGATTGTGTTTTGGATTTGACGATTTAACATGTTGTGCAATTGTATTAGGCGATGAATTAGCCAAACATTCTCATAAATTACCTCCAAGGAAAGCTTTTTATGGAAGTAGTGATAGTAATGGATTTTTATATACTTCAAATTTAACCAATAGAATTAGAATGTTTATTGAGTCATCAGTACAAGTAAAACACAGGGATTTGTTCAAAGATTTAGAAAAACTTAATGCTGTTCCAGAAATACAAAACCTTAATATTGAAGAGGGATCCATTAAATCAACTAAAGACTTAGGTACAGCACCAATTCCAGAGAATAAGAAAACCACTCCAGTAACACCCCCGGTGGAAGATGAACCTATAATAAATCCTAATTCTGAATATACCCCGCCTGAAGAAGAAACTATTGTTGATGTAGAATGTGAAAATGTAACCGACATTAAACCAACAATAATTCAACAATCTAAAATTATACCGACATTAGCCTTTGACAGAGTTGATCCTACTAAATCAACATGTGGTGAGAAAAATCTTATTAGAAATATTGCATTAATACCTAATTTTGTGCCATATAATCCTGTAATACCAAAAATAGATATTAAGGAGTGAAGGTAAATGACTTGCAAATTATTTTTAACAAACGAAGATAGAGAAATATTATTATTTGTAGAACTATACGGTTCCATATCTATAACTCAGTGTCAGAATATGTTTTACAACAGACAGGGTAGGGGATATGAAATGAGTAGGTTGCATTTATCTAAAATGGTTAAGTATTCTAAATTAAGTGTATTCAAAGAGAAATTTACTAATAAAAATGTATATTATATGACTAAACAACCAACGTATCATGGGATATTAGCCTTAGATTATCTATCAAATCTAATTAAGAATGGAGCTACTATAAATTATTTTAAACAGGAGCAGCCTTGGATAAATAAGAAATATAAATCTGATGCTTATTGTATGTATACACTTGGAGATAGAGTATTATTTGATATCGTAGAAGTAGTCCGTACAAAATCTGTAGAAATTGATAAGTACATTGCAATATTTGATTCCGGCGAAGCGCATGAGTTAAATAGTAACCTATATAGACAACTTAGTGGAAAGGGTATAAATGTATTCCCCAGATTGATAATAATTGATGATGTGCAGCATAAAAACGAAGTCTTTGTAAATGAAGAAGTTAAGGTAATACAACTAGATTTTCAACTAAATAATTTTACTAGAGTATTCTTATAAATAATAGTAACACTTTAGGGTAATACCTCATAGTATAAAGTAACACATAGAACAAATCTTAAAACTATAATCTGGTAACTAGAAATAGTTGCTAGGTACATAGCTCTCGCACAGCTATAACACAAAAGTACAATTTTATTTACTAGATATTTAAAAATTGTAATAGTATTTAATAAACTTTCTAATTGCCTGATAAACTAAAGATGATTCTACTTTCTATAATAGTTCTCTTATTTATTATAGAGTAGATGCTAGGCAAGTCCAGTCATAGTAGACTATACTACTTGGTATTTATTTTATAATAAATAGGAGGGATTATTATAGAAAGTTAGAATTTATCTTTTAGTTTAGACAAGGATATTTAGAAATACTTTATTAAATATGATTTTACAGTTAATAAATATTAGAGTGGATAAAAATTTCACAAAGGTATTTATAATCTCAAAAGTATACTAAATATTTACACAAAGGAGGAAAATTATGAAATTATCTAAATTACTATTTGCAAAAGGTTTGAAGATCAAAAATGTTAGTCCTAGGAAAGTAACTAAATCGTTCAAACATGAGGTTAAACTTCCAGTTATAATAATTACAAGTTTTATACAAATGATTTACTTAATTTTTAAGTATGTATTTACTAAATTAACTGCAATTACTAAGAAAGAAGTACATCAGGAAGTAATTGCAGAAGTTAAGGATGAAAGTGTAATTGATTTTACTGAATATAAACTTAAGAAAGCTAAATAGTGGATTGAGCTCCGGCTCTTTCTACTTAAATAAAATACTAAGGAGAGGATTAATATGAAAATTGATTTAAGAAGAACCGAAAATGAAAGAGAATTAGAAATTGGAGACATTGTAATAACACAATGCAAAAGTGGAATAGTTAAACATTATTTGCTTATTGATAATATTGTAAATAATGATGAAGATGAAAATGAACACTTATTAATTGATTTAGAATTTAGCGAAGTAAGATGTTATATACCTAATGATATGATTGAAGATTATATAAAAAATAATCTTGAAGAGACTATATTAGAAATAATTCCAAGTGATAATTTAACGATAATAAGAAAATATAAGGATTAAAAACTAAGGAGGAATAACATGAAATACCTAACACCAACAAAATTAATAAATTACACTAAAGATTATGATTATGATATTACAATTGAACAAGCAAAAGTTATATTAGAATTATTAGAAGATACATTAGGTTCATTTACAGCAAATGACATAGTAAGAGCAACAGATTATATTATGAATGGTGAAAAATCAAGATATGCAGATTATTTCTAAAAAGCATTCTAAAGGATATAAATTTATGATAAAATAAACTTAAGATGACTAAAATCAAAGGAGCTGTAATGATGGAAAATGATAAATTATTTGAATTAATGGAAAAAATGTATGGAGAAATGAAACAAGGATTTTCAGATAATAAGCAAGAGTTTAAGGAAATTAAACAGAATCAAGCAAGATTTGAAAGTGGAGTAAATGACAAATTAGATTCTTTATTTGACGGATATGTTCAAAATACAGAAGCATTCAATAGAACAGAATTAAATATTAGAAAAATAGAAAGAAGAATGGATAATTTAGAATCTGACATGATAAAATATAGATTTAAAAACGTTTCACATGTATAGGGATAAAATCCTATACTTTCTTTAAAACATTAATTGGAATAGTGTCTTAAGGAAAGTATAGGAAACTCCTTATACAAATTAAAATATGAGGAGGCAAATTATATGGCAATATCTTTAACTTTAATCGTATCAATGGCAGCTTTAACAGTAGGTGGAGCTTTAACTGAGAAGATATTAGGTAAAATGGGTAAAATAGAAGAGGCTGGCCATGTAGGAACTGTAGTATCAACAATGTTAATTACAACTGTAGTAACGTGTGTAGGTAAAGCTCTATTAGAAATAAAGAAATTGAGTAAATAATATGAGTATTATATTGTATGGACTATTAATGGCTCATTTGGTGGCATATAAGGAGCAGTACACGAATATAGGTATTATGTTTGCAGCAACAGTTATAGCTAAGATATTGGTTAAGAAAACAGGAGATTTAGATAATGCTACTTTAGTAAATCTAGGCGGATCTGCTTTAACTGTTCAACAGGTTGCAGTATTACTTAAAAAAGTAACAACATCTAGTTTTGATGGAGTAGGTGGAACCGGAACTACAAAAGGAATTGTACCTGAATTAATTGAATCTATAAAAAACACATTAATTAAGTAGGAGAGATAAATATGATTGCAGTTATAAAACTTCCTAAGCTATTTCAGAAAAAAGAGGATAAATGTTATCCAGCTACAGATTTAGGATATGTTAAAATGATGTGGGATTTAAAACAAGAGAAATTAAGCAAGATAAATGGAACGATTAGTATTGCAATTGTATTAGGAATGTTTGCTGCTGGTTTCCTGGGAAAAGAATTTGTAATAATGATATTAGCAGGTAAAGGAATGGGAAAAGTTGCAAGCTGGATGGTAGGATAATTAGTATAAAATCAATAGAATAGGTTAAACTAGAGTGGTAGAGATACTGCTCTTTTTATTTGTAGTGATATAATATGATTATGACATTATTCTAGCCTTCTAATAGAGCCACAGAGCAATGCAAATAGTAATTAGGTATAATTGTATTGGATAGAGTATGATAGCTTAAAACAGGCTTTAAATAAGGTTAATATGATATGAGATATTTAGAGTTGAAGTTATGAGGTTAGATCGGGATTATGGTATATTTTATAGAATACTATAGAGTGTGACCGTAGATATGGCCGTTGAGACTTAACTCTGATACCACAGTACCACACATACCATAGTCTAGATTGAGTTATATAGCCAATCGTAGAAATCGTATAGTAGGTCGTGAGGTGGATACCGAACATTGACCTTCTTGGTGGCGGTTGATTTCTCATGATTGGACAAGTAATATAATTGGGATAATATACATATATAATTATATTATGGTAAAAAAAGAAGTCCAGCCTAAGCTAAACTTCTGAGAAATCTACGCTATAATTGTTACTTTGTTTCTTTTCTGGAATAATTTTATTTTGCATATCCTTTTGAATTAATCCTTTTATATAAATTGAAATACTTAATTGAGAGTTAACATGATTTAACATTTCTTGTTCGGTATCCTTGAATGATACACTTACTTTTATTGCCATAAACTTAGCCCCCATTTCTTAAATCCTTCGGCATTTGCAAAAATAGAGTTAGGAATTAATTGAGCTTGAGGTATCCTATTCTTAAAAGCTTTATACAAGAGCTCTGATCCTCCCCCTACTAACATAATGTCAAGTGTCTTTATGCTGTAGGATACTTGAAGTTCTCTGACTATTGAATCTATATAAGCCTTGAAAACATCTAATGCAAATGAGATTTCTTTCTGTTCTCCATATATTTTTAATCCATATTGTAAAATTCTAGCAGCATCTTCTGATTTAAGATCTAGGGAATATTTACTGTTGATAGATTTTATAAAGTCTGAATAAAGATTAAGAGTTCCTGTAGATATGGAATATGGTTTCTTAACTTTATTATTCTCTAGGATAGATACGTCAGTGGTACGACCACCTATATCCACGATTACTCCATTGAATTCTGTTCCAATTAATGCCCCCACTCCCTCCGGATATACTTCTATATCTTCCAGGATAAGTTTTCTTTCTTTACCATTGAGATTTATTATTTGTATTCTATCTTTTAGGAGAAGTTGTTTTAGATTATCTTTATCTTCTCTGAATTGTGATAAGGGGAGTCCTATTACTATAGAATTTGCTATATCATTTGTAGAAAGTAATATTGATGTATAAAATAATTCTTTAATATATTCTTTTTTAACTTTTCTATATTCCGTATCAAATTCTCCTTCTTCAATATAGAAAGTTCCTGAAGATGTTTGTAAAGTTGTAGAGTTATTTAAGATATTGCTCTGTCTTGAGCATTTAGATAGAATATTGATACTTTCTGATGTCTTTGTAGAATAATTACCCAAATCTACTCCCATGATTGACATTATTTATGCTCCTTTTTATTACTTCTTGATGTATATTATGGAGAATGTGGTAGAAGGGTTACAAGTTTGTAATTATTATAGAATAGGTTTATACTAACCTTGAAAGAGGTGATATTAATGAGTGATAAAATTAATAGTGCTAAAGAGATACATGAATTTACAGTAAAACTAGTTGATAAATTATATGAGGAAGGTTTAATAGATAACAAAGAAGTTATTCCAGATGAGATGAGAGAGTTAATTGTAGAAGCTATTAAGGTAGAACTTATAGAAAATAAAGATAATAATGATGTTGATCAGATTGAGCTTATAAAAGATTAACAAAATAAGTACACATTTTTATTTGTGTAGAAGAATTGTTAAAATTTAAGGTAAATGAGATTGAATGAGTTATAGGGAATATGAGGATATAATAGGGGAGAATTGTTGAGAATATAATGAGTTTAGGTAAGATTGGGAGAGAATTGAATATGGTAATTTAGTAACTCTTGTAGAACTCAGGCGACGTTCGCCTAATGCCAAATATAAAAAAAATAAGATAGAAATTAATCTACCTTAGAAAGTTATTATTTAGTTGTTGATTAGTCTGTAATTTCTACTTTGTAATCAATAAGAGCATTGTAGAGTTTTTCTGGAATAGAATATTTATATTCTTCTGCCACAGATTTGATTAAGGACTCTTTAAAATCTTTATATTTATAAAATGCTTCTTCAGGAGTTTTGTATTGTCCTATTTTAATTCTCTTACCTAGTCCAGTTCTACAATATGCAACATATCTAATTTTTCTATGTTCTCTTATTATAGCCGATACTCCTATAGGGTATTCTCCTCGTTTAGCATCTCTGTTTAGTATTAGTGTATTTATTCTTCTTGGAGCAAACACACAAGTTAATGGTGAATATATCTTATTTCCTTTAAATAATAAATCCTTATCTAAATGCATTTGTTCATTATTAACTTGATAAAAATTGTTGTCATACCACTCTGCAAAGACTTGATAGTTATGCCATTTGGAATCCACTGTACATCCAATATAGCTAGGATATTTCTTTTGAATTTTCTCATCATAACATCTGGATAACATACCCCTCCATATAGAGTATTGCTTTGAATGTAAATAATGTTCTTTAGTTTTATACTTTCCTTCACCATGATATCCAACTCCACATTCAGTTATATCATATGGGTTGCTAATTTCACCTTTTTTAAATACACTATAAAAACTATTCACAGTATATCCATTCTCAAATTTAACAGTTATATCACAAACTCCTCCATATCTGATTATTTCCATTTCAGATCCTAAACTATTATTGTTTAGTTCTCCAACCCTTTCTACTTTTATTCTTGTCATTTCATAAATTCCTCCTTTATAAAATTATTATTTAATTGTTATCTATATCATATCATGTTATTATTTAGTTGTAAAGCATTATTATGGAAATAGCTATACTTTATTTTACAGGAGGGTAGGGTACAATAGTAGAGAATATTATTCTAACCAGAAAGTACTCCCCCTGTATTAGTTTAAGTTAATTATTAGAGTGATACAGAGACAATTTTATTAACTAGGTATAATTAGTGGTATAAAATTAGTGAATGCTGTAGGAGTTTATAGTATACGTTACGGAGAGGGGTAGTTTCTATTACGAGTGACGGTTACGAGGATTGCATATTTTAGGTACAAATAAGGGTAATTTTTGAATAAGTAAAAAACATCATATATAAAGTGTTGGAAATAGGCGAGTTAGTCGTGTTATTTACGGTTGAAATTTAGGGCAAAATGTGCTATAATTTATTAATGAAAAGTACTGTAATAAGTATCAATTTTACCTTTACCCACGGGAGTATGTCAGGCACGGCCTTTTGTGCCGAACCTCGCAGCCAAGCAAACGTAATACATCCGGGGGTACATGATCCTTGTAATTTTAATGGCTTATAGCTTTATTCTATCATTTATTGATGTATTGTTAGCCTTTACAGTGTCAAGGATTGAACTATATTACATAAAAACATGCTATTAAATACATATTTAATTGTATCTTTACCTATTATGGTAATATAATCAATAATAATTGTCAATTAATAGGAAATACTTATGTTTTACTGATTTATAAAAGTATCAAATATTTGTCATTCTCATAATGAGAATATTCGTTTTATAGAAGAATGCAATTTTCAATATTGACT